AAGGTTCAGGAGTAATCTTACATGAAATGTTTTTTGAAAATATGAAGCCTGCATCAGAAATAACAAGACTTGATTGCAGATTAGCACAAAAGATAATAGAAGGCTTTGGTAGTTTTGATATGTTTAAAAAACAATTTGCAGAGGCATCAGCTACAGTAGAAGCATCAGGTTGGTGTTTGTTGGTGTGGGTTCCTAACTTTAGAAAATTAGAAATATTACAATGTGAAAAACATCAAAATTTAACATTATGGGGATGCAAACCACTTTTAGTATTAGATATGTGGGAACATTCATATTATTTACAGTATAAAACCAAAAGACCAGATTACATATCTTCATTTTGGAATATAATTAATTGGAATGAAGTAAATAAAAGATTTTTAGAAATTGATTTTTGTAGTATATAAAGAAAAATAGATAAAAACAACCTACTTCAAATAGATTGTTTTTATGCTTAGTTTTGTAAACTATTCTTTTACAAACAAATCTCCAATTTCACAGTCAAATATTTTGCATAATTTGTCAATTGTTCTAAATTCTATACTTACAGTTTCATTGCGAATAATTTTTTTGACATTTGATCTAGAGCCTTCCATTTGTTTGATAAGCCAATAATTACTTTTTTGTCTTTCTTTAAGCAATTCGTCAACACGTAAATATACCATATTAATCACTCCCTTCTGTAATTAAGAAATTTGTTTAAAAAATTATATAAACATATAATAAGTATGTCAATTTTTATTTACTCTATTTTGTCGAAAAAGATAAAAAACATAAATTGATAATTTATAACTTTTGTGATATATAAAAAATATAAATAATATTTTGGGGGGATAATATATGGAATTAAATGAAGAAAATGAGGAACCAATAAAAAGTGGAACTACAAAACAAAGTAAATCAAAAGAGAAAAAGTCATTTTGGAAAGATAAAAAGAATATTGCAATAGTAGTTTTAATCTTTTTACTTTTTTGTGTTTGTGCTACTGATGACAAAGAGCAAATAAATAGTTTAACACAAGAAAAAGAAAATCTAAAAAATCAAGTTGCAACATTAGAAAATGAAAAAGCAGAATTATCTAATAAATTTAATAGCTCTAAAGACGAAGAAAAAACTCAATTAAGAAGTGAAATAGAAAAAGAATATAAAGAACAAATTGAAAAATTAACAAATTCAAACACAGAAAAAGATGATAAAATTAATATGCTTGAAGCTAGAATCAACGAATTGGAACAGATGATGAATATTTAAACTAAACATCCTCCAGGCTGAATTAAAAGTTAAACTTTCAGTCTGGAGGATATGGGATATTACAAAACAATTAATGGTCGGTATTTTCACTATCTTCTGTTAAGTCAACAAATGGTATTTTATTGCTTGATGCATAAGAATTAGCACGTGTCCCTTTGTAACCGTAAATAGTTAAATTAGGGCAATCCTTAAAAGCGTCAGTACTTATTCGCGTTACATTGGGAGGAATCACTGCTTTTGTCAAATTGGTGCAACCTGAAAATGTATATATAAATATTTCTGTTAAACTAGTCGGTATATTCACATTCCTTAAACTAATGCACTGTACAAATGCACAATTTCCTATCTGAGTTACACTATTGGGTATATCTATGCTTACCAAGTTAGTACATCTCCAAAATGCATACTGCCTTATTACTGTTACTCCTTCTGGTATCTTAACCTCTGTTAAGGTCGTACACTCTGAAAATGCTTTCGCTCCAATTGCCCTAACCGGCAACCCATTTATCATTGACGGTATAGTTGCAACTTTATCCTGACCATTATATTTCGAAATTACAATGGCTCCTTTTTCCACCTGTCCGGTTTCATCTACCCAATAAGAAAAATCACCATATGTTGGGTATTCAGGCTCACTGGGAATAGGCTGCGGTTGCGGTGTCGGTTCCGGCACAGGTCGTGGAACCGGCTTCGGTTTTGTCACCTTAACCTTACAAACATACTTCTTCTTCCCTATTTTCGCAGTAATCTTGGCATTACCCGCTTTTTTCCCTACGACCTTGCCTTTCTTACTGACCGTAGCGATTTTCTTATTGCTTGTAGACCATTTGGGTTTTTTCTTCGTGCCTTTTAGCTTGAGAGTGACAGATTTGCCTTTTGTGATGGTAACAGACTTTTTACTGAGCTTGATTTTCGCTGCGGATGCTCGTGAGGGCGAGGAAATTGCTCCGGCTATGACGAGACATAGGGTTAGGAACAACAGCGTTAGTTTATGAATGTGCTTTTGCATAGATACATCTCCTTTACTATTTATTTTACCGCTTTTGTTGATTTAATTATACATTGGTATTTTCTGTTAGTAAAGTAATATCATATGCGACATAAGAGGTAGAATTGCTACAATTACACTTCAGGTGAGAGCTACGTCTCCACCGGACTTAATAACGCCGAGCTTTTCAAGAACGCACAGAAATACCTTGAGGTCGTGCAGGGCAGAATCCGCAAGGCATGTATGCCCTCCCCTAATATCTCTGCGACGCTCAGGAACCTGCTGGTGATGCCGGAGTTCGCCCCGATTGTTGACAAGTTCTCTGTCGGGAACTGGATTCGCGTCAGGGTTGATGGGATACTCTACCGTGTGCGGCTCCGCTCCTACACTATCCATTTCAACGAGCTGGACAACATCCAAATCGAGTTCTCGAATGCGATGAAATCCACCGACAGCGGAAGCAACATACACCGGACGCTTGTCAAAGCCAGGGCTATGGCCTCAAACTACAGCACTGTCGTAAAACAGGCGGAAAAGGGCGAGGAAAGCAAGGCTCTCCTGAACACCTGGGTCGAGAAAGGGCTTGACGCGACGAATACGAAGATTATCGGAGGGGTTGATAACCAGACGCAGACCTGGGATTCGCACGGGATGCTGTTTAGGAAGTATGATGCCGTCACGGATTCGTATGCTGACGAGCAGTTAAAGATTATTAACTCCACTCTTGCAATGACCGACGATAACTGGAAGACTTCGAAAGCCGCGATAGGCAGGATTATCTACCTTGACCCGAAGACTAACACCATGAAAGAAGTGCCTGGTATAAACGGCGAGGTTGTGGTAGGGAAGATGATTCTCAGCCAGAATATGGGAATCTATAATAATGCGAACACGATGCAGTTCGACGAAGACGGTCTGAAAATCACCAACGGGATAACTACGGTCGCGATAAACCCCAATAACCCGAAAGAGGTTATAATGATAAGCCATGATGGCGTGCCTAAATTCTTCACCGATGAAAACGGATATGTTCATATCTGGGAAGATGACGTTGTTTTGACTGAGGAAGGATTGGACTTCTTTAGCGACCAGGTTCCTATCGGGCGCATGGTTTCGACGGGGTTAAAAAGCTACCCTGACGAGAAGGGGCTGCACTTTACTTTGCAGGAAGATGGCTCTTACATGTGTTGGGCGGCGATTGATGAAGCTGGAGAAAATAATATCAAACTTGCGTATTACCGCGATGGGGTTGTTCCTGGTAAAAACGAAGGGTTACACTTAGGGGATGATTTGTATTGCGACAATTACCCAGTGCATTTTAGTAACGGTGTGGAGGCTAGAGCAAACGAAAGCGGAACAACTGTTACGATTGCTGATGGTAATAACTTCGCATTTATGGATAAAAATAGTAATCCTGTATGTATTTTTACACCTACTAAGGCTGAGATACGAAAAGTTCTTCATCTTTATCAGAATATAGACATGCATGGATTCAATATCTTAAACCCGTCCGATGCCCGACTCAAAACAAACATCGAAACTACAGAAGTAAATGCATTGGATACTTTAAACCAGATTGAATTAAAACAATTTGACTGGATTGAAAATGATAATCATGAGGATATCGCTATGATTGCTCAGCAGTTACAAAATGTCCTTCCTGATTTAGTGCATGAGGATGAATCAAACGGGAAACTTTCAATTAAGACAGATAAATTTATTCCTTACTTGATTAAAGCAATTCAGGAATTATCAAATAAAATCAACAGCTTAAATGGTTCCGAACCTTCAACACCGAAATCACGTCACGCAAGTCATAATTCATGGGAGGATATTTCTCTTGAAGAAAAGAATGAGTTTGTTGAAAAGATAAAAGAAAAAACGGTTGTCCCAGAAGCTACTACACCTGAACCTGTTTCTATTCCTGTAGGGCGATAATTAAAAAGATAGGCTATGCTTACATCATTGAAGCGTAGCCCATCTAATAATTTTTATAATGGTTTAAAAGATATTCCTTGTTTATTTGCAAATTCTTCGGCAAATGAACCCGGCTTACCATAAATAGTTAAATTGGGGTGGTCTGAAGGAACAAATATACTGCCATAAGGCACGGGGGCGGGTAAAGGAATCGGTCTGCCATACTCGTCAAGTATATAATTGCCATTTTCATCATATTGTGATGTATAATATCCTGGTTTTTTACCCATTATCTTTATCACACTACTAGGAATTGTTATTTTAATTAAATTTGGACACATGAGAAATGCCTCATCGGTTATTTCCGTTATCCCTTCAGATATTACAACTTCGACTAATTTCTTATGATGTATAATGTCGTCTACAACTTTTACTGGACGTCCCCCTAACGTAGCCGGAATAATAATAGATGTCCATTCTTTATCCTGCGGGAAATCTTTAACTGTAACAGTCCCATCCTTTTCCACGACATACTCGCAATTCGTTTCATTCAAAACAACCGGAGCACTCGGGTCTGGCTGCGGCGTCGGTTCCGGCACTGGCCGTGGAACCGGCTTCGGCTTCGTCACCTTAACCTTGCAAACATACTTCTTCTTCCCTATTTTCGCAGTAATCTTGGCATTACCTGCCTTTTTCCCTACGACCTTGCCTTTCTTACTGACCGTAGCGACTTTCTTATTGCTTGTAGACCATTTGGGTTTTTTCTTCGTGCCTTTTAGCTTGAGAGTGACAGATTTGCCTTTTGTGATGGTAACAGACTTTTTACTGAGCTTGATTTTCGCTGCGGATGCTCGTGAGGGCGAGGAAATTGCTCCGGCTATGACGAGACATAGGGTTAGGAACAACAGCGTTAGTTTATGAATGTGCTTTTGCATAGATACATCTCCTTTACTATTTATTTTACCGCTTTTGTTGATTTAATTATACATTAGTGTTTTTTATTGGTAAAGTAAGATTTGGGATATTATATGCGATATTACAAACGTAAAATACACATCGCAAAGAACGAATCCCAAAATTCTACGTTACTAGAGTTTGGAGGCTTTTCTTTAGCTATTTTTACTGGTAAAAAGTATCTTGAAATCCAAAACTGCATATGCTATAATGCCAGTAGGCAAAAAGAGGAAACGAGTCCATCTGGACGAAGAACGAATCCCCAAACTGTACTGCAATTACAGTTCGGGGATTCTTCTTTTCTTTTAGAGTGGCAAAGCACCCACTAGGCTATTAATTGTCCGTATGTTTTCTGTCAAGCCATTTGATGATGAGGTGGCAAACCACACCGCCCATGACAGTAACTAAAAAAGAGGAAACGATTTCCATCCAAACACCTCCTCCCGTTGCCGGGTATTGGTTGGACAACGAAATTATTATAACATGCATTTTGACAAACTTCTACTTTCTTTTATGAATGTTGAAAAGTATTTAGCCCGCAATCCCATTAGCTTTAGCTGATGGGTTAAGGGTGTAATTTATAAAATAAAAATAGAATATATAGCCAGAAGGGTGGTGACAAGTAAATGCTAAAAGCCTACAAATACCGTATTTATCCAAACGGACAACAGGAGGAACAAATACAAAAGACGTTCGGGTGTTGTAGATTTGTATATAACAATACTCTTTCATACAGGAAAGAAAAATATGTGAAACAGAAAGAATCCATGAATAAAGTTGCTTGTAACAACTATGTCAATCAAACATTAAAGAAAGAATACGAATGGCTGAAGGAAGTTGATAAGTTTGCATTGACAAATGCAGTTTACAACATGGATTCTGCATATCAGAAGTTTTTCAAGGAACATGCGGGATATCCGAAATTTAAAAGTAAGCACGACAGTCATAAATCATACACAACAAATTTTACAAACGGAAATATTGCTGTATTGTTTGATTCAAACAAAATCAAACTTCCAAAACTTAAATTGGTAAAAGCAAAACTGCATAGAAAATTTGACGGTAAAATAAAATCTGCTACTATCTCACAGGTTTCATCTGGAAAATATTTTGTATCTATCCTTGTGGAAACAGGACATATACAAATGGAACCCGCTGATTGTATAGTTGGTATTGATTTAGGTATTAAGGATTTACTTGTTACCTCCAATGGACAGAAATTTGATAACAAGAGACTAACTAAGAAATATGAAGATAAATTGGCAAAGGAACAGAGAAATTATCTCATAAAGTAAAAGGTAGTAAAAATTGGAACAAACAGAGAATTAAAGTAGCGAAAATACACGAAAAGGTTTCAAACACCAGAAAAGATTACTTACATAAAATATCCAGTCAGCTAGTAAGCGAAAACCAAGCGATAGTGACTGAGGATTTGGCTGTAAGTAATATAGTAAAGAATCATACTCTTGCAAAAGCAATTTCTGATTGTGGCTGGCATGAACTGACACGACAATTACAGTATAAATCTGATTGGAATAATCGCCAGTATGTGAAAATTGGACGATTTGTTAAATCAAGCCAAACGTGTAATATTTGTGGGTATGTTAATGAGGAAACGAAAAATTTATTTGTCAGGGAATGGACGTGCCCTCAATGTGGAAATGTACATGACCGTGATATTAATGCCGCTATCAATATTCTTAATGAAGGGTTAAGACTACTCGATGTAGCTTAGATATATTGAGTACGGTAGGAACTATCGGAATTAACGCCTGTGGAGATAGTAGGTTGCGAGGTCGATGAAGCAGGAAGCCCATCGAGCTTTAGCTCGTGGGTAGTTCACAATAAGCAGACAAACGTGGAGTCTGAAGATAACCACTTAAAAATAAACCGAATCATAACACCAGTGTCTTTGTTAAGCTGAGTGTACCGCATTTTCCCAAAGACATTGCTCACAATATCAGCGAATCGAAGTCGACTGAGTTTTCCAGTATTATGTCATAAACTCACACAGCCACGAAAATATGTCTAATGTTGACAAACTTACACTTTTTTAGTACTATATTAGTGTCAAATGTAATATTTTTAAGATTGCTGCCTAGTCTTGGCATCTGCAAACATGAATCATGGCATGACTTGCGTTAACTGGGGTATTTATCATTTTGTACAAGCCTTGTATAATAGTGTTATCAAGTATGCAGGGAGTTTTAATGCGATGATTTATGATTTACATATATATAAGCATTTTAAATTAACCAAAGAGAGTTATGGTGGTAGCATGACGGGCATTACAATTGAGGGGAAAAAGAAGATGAGAAAAAGCATACAAAGTATTACTGATAAAATCAAGCAAGAACGCCAATACAACAATAAGATTTATTATGCTTCTGATATGGAATATCTGGCATCAGAAATCCTATCTGCCATGCCAGACACCACTGATGATAGAAATTCTTGTATTACACCAGTAGTGTCTATCGCAAAAGCGATGGGATTTGATACATTCCAGCAAGATTTGCTGTGGTTTTTATCCGGTTGTATTGGTATCAATAAAAAGTACATAAAAAAGTTTAAGACAGACCACATTATTTTTACAAACAGAAAAGTACATCCGTACCAACAAAGATTTGTTATTGCCCATGAATTGGCGCATTATCTGTTTGATTATGACCATACGTCTGAAGTGTACTATAATACATATAAGAAAAATAGTCATAGTGCAGAAGCAGAAAAGCGTGCAAATGCCTTTGCAGCCAGCTTACTTATGCCAAAGGATGCCTTCTTAAAAGAATATAATAAGGCAAGAGCTAAGAGTAACAACCCTATATTCATTCTGGATTATCTTTCAGATACATTTAAAGCTCCTAGAAAATCTGTTTTGAAAAGAATGTACGAGGTGGGTTGTTATGCTTAGGTCGTTGGCTGGAACGAGTGGTGTTAGCGAAATCCCAATCAGAGATGACGCTCTGACGCAACCGGAAGATGCTTACTGCGAACTTCCCAAGCACAATGCGGTATATACGAACTTACTAAAAATATATGAAAATACTACAAGAATAAACATATATTTGAAAGTCCTTTTTAAATTTACATTTTTTATAGTTGCAATATACATATGGTTGAAAATGGTTTTTATATTTAACGATTCTTTTTATAGCGTTTTGAATATAATTAAAACCAACAAGACATTAGATAGTCAAGCTGTCTTGGATTTAATAGCGACTTTTATTCCTCCACTTGTATCGCTCACTACTTCATTTATTATAATACCAAAAATTATTGCGAAATATCTATTCAACATAAAGGAAGAAAAAAGTATGGTTGAAATAATAAATAATCTGCAAAGGTATGACACAGCCCTCTATGGACATAGATACAAAGAACGGTTAACGCATAACCCTAGCGGCACTGCTCCTGATGAAACTACCTCTGCAGAACCTATTCCTAGTGAAGCCGTTCCTGATGAAGTTACTTCTACAGAAGCAAGTTAGATATGTTGTCTACGCGACCCAAAGAGCATAAGTACCACATAGTGCTGATGCTCTCTATTAATTACTGCAACTATACCCGAATCACCCGCTATATCAACGAATGGAAGTCGACTGAATTTTGAAACAAAAATTGAGCCATAGCTTAAATGCTATGGCTCAACCACCTTTCATTCCACTCTTGTTACCGTATTCGGTAACGAAGAATCCTACTTTTCGTAGAATGTACTATTGATTTCAAGTCCGTTCTGGTTAACGGAAACGTGAAATTCTATAGTATCCTTAGAGAAGATACTGTAGACCAGGTAGTATCCTAAATCCCAGCACTACGAGCATGTTGCACTTGCATCCCTAAATAACTATCGCAAGACAAAGAACAAATGCTGCCGCTTCGTCAGTTTATTTCACGCTTGAAATAGTCACATTTTTAACATATTTATACTGATATTTGAATAAGCATATACTAACCATATTGATTAAATGATGTGTCAAAATATATTCAATTTTTTAATAAACTTTATGACTAAGGATTAGGAAAAGGATTTTTATATTGTTGACTAATGCTATTCTTTGTTATATAATGTAAAAAAATATATGGTAGGTGAACGTATTTATGACAGAGAAAAACCAAAGAAAAATGCTTTTTCTATACCCCAATGAACTAAAAACTGATGATTTAAAAAATATACGCTCTATAATGAGGTTATCCCCAGATTTGAAGGAAATAGTAAATAGTGTTAACCATTTTATCAAGCAGATAAGCGAAAAAATAGGCGAAACTCAATGTCCTTCTAAGATTCAATGTACTTCTGTTTCTAATTATGAAAAAGTAGTTACTGAATATCATAATATCCGATTATGTTTGGTGCAACATAACGATATAAAATACAATAATATTTACAACAAAATAATTGACGCATACAAACACAACAGCAGTGATATAAGTCATTTAATTTCATTATCAATTACATCTCATAAATATAAACTCGGAGAAAAAACCAAATGGAAATATGACCCACAGAAGGATTTTGATATCAACATTGAAACGCATTTAAATTACTTAGAGTACATTCTATCATCTATTATGTTAGATATCATCTTTTATAGATACTTTAAGTTAAGCAATAATTTATCCGAAAGGAAGAAGTTTTCTAAAGAAAAAAAAGATTATATTTTAAACCTCAAGTATAATGATAATAAAATTATCCAAAAATATTATGGAAGTAATATTACAGAATTGAATAAAACAAGCTATCTATCATTATCCTATCCTCTAGTTTTAGAACACTGTTGCAATAACAGCATAAGCTTGGATGATTTAATTCATTTTCTACTAGAGGATTACTGGAATTTAATTATTAAAACACTCTTCGTTGAAATAGAATTACTAGAAAATTATACAATGTTTGACCCAAACAATCAATATAGCAAATTTGATAAAACTGTACGGATGCAAATCAGTGATGTAATTCCAGCTTTCTGTAAGCAAAACAATGTCGACTTCCCCTCATTGGTAGCTATAAAGAAGGGCTCCGTTGAACTCTCTGATTGCTATTTCGTAGAAGACAGCAGTGTGTTTTTAGCATTAAACGGCTCATTTAACTATTTTAAATTAATTTCTAAGTAAACAGAGGTGTTGATATGGGATATATTTCATATTTTGATTTATTAGGAACAAAAAATTTTAAAGACGATGCTTGTGAATATGAAGAAAATATTAACATCTTTTATTCAGAAGTCGAAAAAGGAACTATTTTTTTAAGCGGGCTTGGCGAAGTAGGCTTGTTTAGTGACTCCGTTTACGCTTTTTCCAGGGACTTAGAGCGGCTTCTGGATTATTTAATTTATTTGAGGGAGTCCTTATGCGCACATGGCTTATTTTTTAATGCTGTAGTTTCAAGAGGCGATTTGGGTTCATTTAATCTCCAATCATCGGGACAAGAACTTCCTGTTTTTGGAGTAGGATTTACGGACAAATCAATAATAGACCTATATTTAGAGCAGACCTTGTTTAAAGGAATTGGCATAAAAATTAATAACCAACTTATTAATGAGGTAAATGAAATCTCGAGCTTAAAAATAGCCAACAGCTTCTACTACACATCTTATCCATATAATCTAAAGCCATATTACGATATTGCATATGACGTAACGAATATGTCATATGACAAAAAAATGAAAAATATCCTCTCATTAATAATCAAAAGTGCACTTAAAGCGTATTCTGTAAATATTAATCACGGAAGATACTATACTTCTTTGTTTTTTACTATCATGGATAGTTATGATTCAAAACAAATCAATTGGGATTGGGAACAAGATGATAAAACATTTAAAGGTCTGCCCGAAATATTTAATATTATAATAAATATTTCTACAGGAAGATACGATGAATGCAAGGACTGGATTGGAATAGACGCCCTCTGTCTTAGAATCATAGATATGATACTTTGTAGTGAAAAAGTTGACAACCGAATATTAAGAGATATTATTAGTGTTTTTATTAATTTCCCTTGCCTAAAAAAATATATAAATTCATTAGACAGTATTCCTGATGTCTTTTCGACTCCAGTTAACAAAAAGAAATTTATTAATTGCGTTCAAGATTATTTTGCACACGATTTAGTTCAAAAATTAATAGGTGATACGTCCTACAATTAGCTTTAATTAGGAGCCGATAAAATACTTGTGTCAGTAATAATTGCCATACCTATCTCAATTACCAAATATCTCTTCAGTGCAAAAGAAGATAAAAATACTACTGACATTATCTTACATACGCAGGAACATGACACAACAGGAAGACAATGGACTCTGGATTTCAAAAAGACAGAGCACGAATCTGCAAATGAACCTGAAGACACATCAAATAATAATGAAAGTGCATAGACAGAATCTAAAGAGCAGGGCTTACTCTCCTGCTCTTTCTCAATTATATAATACTATGATTGGCTTCAATGAATGCACATCTATCCCCTGCTAAGCAAACTCGACAACAAATTGTCGTTAAGTTTAGTAATCCTAAAGCGAATTAGGCATGTTGCCCGCACATTACAGGGGCTAATTCTTCATGTCTGACCAGTCGCTCCTCCCGCAAGGATTTCAAGTCAATATCCGGAAGGATGTCTTTTAGTATCTCTCGTATGGAATCTACAGCAGAAACTCAGGGACTTGCACCCTTTGCAATCGCTTCCCACCACTGGCAATAAAGATATCTTCTTTAGCAGTCAAGTAGTCAAGTCAAAAATTGGCTAAAGATAAAATTGCTCAGACGGGTGATGTCACAGGAACTACCACTGCTGTAATTTCTTCATTTGTTACTATATTGGCGTCTCTTTTTAACCTCCCCAAAATAATCGCGGAATATTTGTTTAACCCGAAAGAGGATAAGAATATATCTACAATTGTTGGCAGATACAACAGTATGACATTGGTATGTATTCTGTGGAAAGAGGTTTAGAACTGGAAATGATGAGACAGAGGGGTAGCGTATCAGGAAGCGATTCTGCTCCTGTATCTGACGAATATCCTGGGAACCCTGATGATATGGTCATAAACGCAAATGCTGTATCTGTATCAGCATCAGAATGATAAACTAAACACGTTCTTCGGATACAAAGAACTCCTTTCTTTTTGAAGTGTATAGAAGCGGCAGGTATGTCATAACAATTCCCGCCGCCATTTTAATTATGTTTCATTTCCTGCTATTATTAAATAGATGCATTAAATATTGTATCTTTAAACATTATATCTAGTCAAAATATATCCTCTGCATATTGTAATTTATAAACTTATGTTCTATCTACTCAATTGTCGAATATTGTTATATAATGTAGATAATATAGATTAAAATAAAATTGGAGGGGGTAAAAATGAAACAACCAACTTGTGAAATGTGTGGCGGAACTGACCTCATGAAGCAGGATGGCGTCTTTGTATGCCAAAACTGTGGTATGAAATATTCCGTTGAAGAAGCAAAGAAAATGATGATTGAGGGTAATGTTGATATCCAAGGTACCGTTCAAATTGATAATTCATCTTTTGTACAAAAATATCTTTTAAATGCACGTCGTGCATTTGATAAAGAAGATTGGGAAGAAGTAGAAAAATATTATAATATGGTCGAGCAAAATTCTCCCGATAATATAGAAGCCGTATTCTTTAGCGCATATGGCAAAGCTATGTTAGCTCTTACTGATTCTGATTACTATAAAAGGCAGCAGAAGTTTACAGTACTCAATAATTCAATTTCTGTTATCAATGATTACTATGAAGTAACGGACGAGGATAAAGAGGCCGTCCTTACTAAAATCAGTGATGCAATACTTAAAATGTCCTCAATAAATTATGTTTATGATACAAAAGCTGGTTATTCAGTCGGTGGAAACAATTGGCAGATAAATTTGTTCACCGCCACAAAAAACGCCTTTGTGACACAACTCAGACAACTCGGCGCAAAGCATAATGACATTTACATTCAAGAACTTATAAAGAAAATGTCAACAGCTCAAACAACCAATAATGGATGTTACGTAGCTACTGCTGTCTATGGTTCTTATGATTGTCCTCAGGTTTGGACGCTTCGTCGTTATCGTGACTACACCCTTGCTGAAACATGGCATGGAAGAGCATTTATTAAAACTTATTACGCAATTAGCCCTACTCTTGTAAAATGGTTTGGACACACGGAATGGTTCAAGAAAATGTGGAGAGGGAAACTTGACCGTATGGTTGAAAATTTACAATCTAATGGTATTGAGTCTACACCTTATGAAGATAGAAGATGGTAAAAAATCACGCTGAAGCACTCTGCTTTGGCGTGATTTTTATAAAGGAAGATAGCACAATTCCACTGGCTTTAAACAACCGATAGTTCACAGGTATTAGAACAATGATTATACAAGTCTATGTATTTTAGAACCAAATTATTACTATTTTATTGTTTGTAATTATTTTTATAGTATGCGTTACACTTATTTCACAATACTTAAAATTTTCTTCCTACTTAATAGCTTTTTATTAACTCAAACGGAATCCCTTTTTAACAAATACATGATAATATCATTTTTGAATAAAATATTAAATGAGTTATGAAAATTAGAACTAAAGGAAAGTGCTAAAATGACACAGGAAGAACTGCAAGATATGCTTCAGACATCGCTCGCAGAAAGAGCCGGTCTTGAAGAACTGTTGGCAAAGCAAGATAAAAAAGATAAAAAAGTAATTAGCGTTTATTGCGCAAACAACAATCCAGCAGATATTTATCGAACTTTAAAATTGTTAAATCAACATAAAGGAATGCCTATTCACGATAAAGAAATAGTTACCAAATTTAAAAACAACTATCCCAATAGCCTAACGATTAAATCCATTTGTGAGTTTGAGGATTTAAGAGACATATATAGTACTTATTTAGAATCTGGAGGAAACGATAATGAGTAATTCTTATGTTTTTCGTATTCTCACAGAAGCCAAAAAATCGCAACTAATACATACGTTTAATTTGAGCAATATACTGATTAACGAAAGAACCGCTATTTATGAAAATACTAATATGCGATTAAGCATAGATAAAAAAGTTATACGTGTTTTGCTATTCCGTGAGGATAAAATACTTTTAGAAGAATTGAGGAATTTTTTTTATGACTAACCATATTGACGACTTTGATAAGACAGTGACTATTTTTGAAGATATCTTGCGCTCTTTAAACTATTCTTATAAATCTATTAATTTAAATGATGACGATATTAACTACATTGTTTGTATCCCTGCAACGGGTAATCTGAAAAAATTAGATATAATTCCTGTGCTAATGTATCTCAACATTAAAGATTATTCTCTTACTATTTTGGCTGGAAATATATATCGTTTTAAAAAAGGAGAAGACGTAAATCCTTTTTACAAACTTGTTAATTCAGTTAATGAACTAATCAAAAGCGGAACCTTTACTGTAAACGAAAAATCAAATCAAATTTTATACTTGGATTCTATGTATTGCGGAAGCGACTTCAAAGAATTATCAAGAAACAAAATAAGATTGTTAATCGATTCATTTATTGACGGATTGTCTGTTTTATTAACATCAATAGCCAGAATGGAAAATAAATAGTATGAGCCAACTCCCAAAAAATCAACAGCACAACTCTCTATTAACACTTACAATTGGTATTATGGTAGCTGTCGGACGGGCATACTTATCTGATAACAACCCCGACGATTTAACTACCATAATGTCTATTGTCAATATAGTCGCATTTGGATTCGTAATCACATTAATGCTTAACGATATCTATAATGCCGTAAACATACGGATTTCTGATTCTGGAAAGTCAACAAAAAGCAAACAAAAATTAAAATTTCTACTGGAAGTCTTTTTCTTATGCACTTTCACTCTTTTCTCTATTATAGGCATCAATTACATAATAAATCACCGAAACACTACATCTAACGATATAATCTCAATCATTGCTTTATCATTTTCCATAGCAAATGATGGCTTTGTACAATTGGTCGAAAATCCATTATATAAACTCATATGTGCTTCTGAGAGATGTGGCAAAAATAATGGCCGGCATAATAAATAAGAAACATACAGGGCTGATTCAAAAAAGTCTGGCATAGCTTGGGCAGTTGAAAGATATAACAGTGAAATAGCTTAAGATAAAAGAGCGCATTATTAATAAACACCTGTCCGCTATTTAACCATATATCATTCCAAAACGATATATGGTGTATTTATTGATATTATTTATTTTTCTATGCTATACTGTTTATACCAAAAAATAGGAGGTATTTACAATGAGAAAAACTAATATTATCAACACTGCACGAGACATGACTGCCAAAGAAAAACACAATCAACCGAAAACAAATCATATATTCTCCAGAAGGCCTGCGCATCCTGCACCTAAATCCGGAGAAAATACTAATGAAGGAGGAACTGCTCAATCGAATCACTAATTAAATATTTGCCTGAGATAATCACCTATATTGTTATTGGGTATCTATTTTGCAAAACCTTTCACTCTGTCGCGTTAAAGCAAAATTCATCCGATGTTGAACATATACTAGTGGAATCTCTAGTCGTTGGATACATCATATTGCATATTGCACGTATGATACCTTTTAGCATTTCCTATGAGGTTGATATGGTCGGGATTGCTCTATGTTCAGTCGTCATGGCTTACCTTTTAGGGCTTTTGGCTACAGGTAACCGCAGAATCCCTCTATTAGATAAGCTTCATATAATGGAAACTGGTAACCTATACCTTTGGGACGACTTGATGGATAACACTGGGAAACCAATGCGTATTAAAGTAGAATACGACAGTATCACATATGATGGGATGTTACATCTTTTCGAGAGTTATTCAAATACACCTCTCATTGCATTAGTGGCATATCATATCATCAAATATGATAATAATCGCAATCGCATAGATGAGATAAATTATCAGCATGATGCAACAAAAGTTATTGTGTTAGATACATCAAAAGCTAATTCTGTAGAAATTACATATGAAACAGGAAGCAGCATGTGCAAAGATATACAAGGACTTTGTGACTATATCACTACCCCATAAGTGCTAACACTACCCCCCTCACCACAAAACTCTATATTAAATCATACGTAAGATGAAAGCCCCAAAGTAACCAACCAAAGGTGGCTTTCATTTTACAATTGCATCCATAGAACTATAATGGTATAATTATATAAACCAACAAGATACTATCTCTTCTACCCTCAGTATTGGGATGAAAAAATCAGGAGCAATAAGATGCCTAAAACAAATTACAACAGCAAATCAGACTTAGAACATGAAAAAGACTTACAGAGAATCCAGAAGCTCCGCCTCATGGATGACGATTTCATGAGCGTAGTCTTCGAAGACAAGGCTTGCTCACAGTTTTTACTACAGACTATTTTAAACAGAAATGATTTAATTATAAAAGATGTGAAAACACAGCATAATTTTAAAAATCTTCATGGGCATTCCATTTGCCTGGATATATACGCCCGAAGCATATCAGGCGAAGAATATGATATCGAAATTCAAAGAGCCGACAAAGGAGCTTGCCCCAGAAGAGCCAGATACAACAGCAGCATCTTAGATGCGAATATATTAAGCCCTGGAGATGATTATCAGAACCTGCGTGAGACTTATGTGATTTTTATTACAGAAAAAGATATTTTAGGATATAATAAACCTATCTATCATATTGATAGAATGGTCAGAGAAATTGATATGCCTTTCAACGACGATTCACATATTATCTATGTGAATGGCGAACTAAAAAATGAAGATACCGATTTGAGCAGATTAATGCATGACTTTTCTTGTAGCAATATCGCGAACATTAACAGCCCTATCCTGAAGGATAGAATAAAATATTTCAAAGAAGAAGAGAAAGGAGTGGCTTCTATGTGTAGAATATTAGAGGAAATGAGAGAAGAAACAGCTAAAGAAGTTGCCAAGGAAGTTGCCAAGGAAGTTGCCAAGGAAGTTGCCAAGGAAACAACTATCAATAATGCTGTAGTTTTTATAGGTAACCTTTTATCCGAAGGATTCTCATTGGAAAAAGCATTAATTCTGGCAAATGTACCAAATGATTATAAAGGAGCCGTAATTCAGCAGGTCATGAACCGATAAATCGAACGAGTTATTTCCATCGGAACAATAATTCCTTTTCTACCTATACTACTACAGATAGACACAGTATACCATAAATCTCACTATTTTGAAGCCCTAAAACCATAAGAGCTGGCATATCCGCCAGCTCCTTTTTAATGCCAAAGAAAGGATAATAATAAATGCAAGAAATAACCGTATATGATACTGAGAACAGCCCGCTGTCCGATTTAGTCCAATGGGATAGCGACGTACACATACGCCTAATCGAAGATATCATCGACAAAGCTTATCCCGTACATTTCTTCAACCAGACATTGAATGAAGCCCTTGTCGTCAAAGACTCTTCTTATGAAAATGGCCGTCTCAAGGTAAAAATCCCCAATTTCTTATTAACGCAGCCTTATCCCATCATTGGATATGTAAACGTTGAAAAAGACGGCGAAAGCCGATGCCTGTGCCGCTTCCGAATAAATGTGCGTAGAAAACCAAAACCTTCTAACTTCGTCTATACAGAATCATATGATTACATATCTATTACCAAAGTCCTCGAAGAATGCCGCGACTTCTCCTCTGCTGCTTCCGAGTCCGCTAACGCTGCCTCTGATTCCGCCATAAAAGCCCAAAGCTACACGGAAGGCGGCACCGGGACAAGAGATGGAGAGGATGCTGACAACGCAAAGTATTACTATCAGCAGGCATCAATTAAGGCGAATGCCGCCAATACGTCCGCCCTCAATGCAAAAGCTTCTGAAGTCTTGTCATCCACGAAAGCAAACGAAGCTTCTGAGAGTGTTGAAGAGGCTGAACGCTATATGACGCTATCAGAAAGTTTTGCCCGCGGAGGGACTGAGGCACGGCCAAATGAAAATGTCGATAACTCGAAATATTACTACGAACAGGCGAAGAGGATATCCCAAGGGCTTCAAGGTGCGTTAATCCCAATGGGTACAATTGCATTCTATCAGTTATCTACTGTGGCGAAGCAAGCTGGATATATGTACAACATTACGGATTGGTTTGTTACCGACAATACATTCAAAGAGGGGGCTGGGCACAAATGCCCCGCCGGTACAAACGTATACTACACCGCTGACGGCTACTGGGATTGTCTAGCGGGAACACAAGTAACCGGTGTTAAAGGCGAAGCGGAAGAAGATTATAGAAATGGTGATGTCAATATTACAAAAGAAAATATTGGGCTGGGGGATGTACCTGACCGGATAGAAAGTTTGGAAGCAATGGTAAAGCAGTTAGCAAAAGAGGTGCTTTATGCGAAGCCCGTGGAGTTCAAGCTGCTGTCCAAGCCACCAATTACTGGCCTAGTAGGGCAGACAATAACATTTATAGCCAGACTGACGCTGGACTCCTCAAAAATGACATCTAAAGAAATCTTGGAAGAAAATGTAAACGATATCACCTGGGTAAGTAGTAACACCACAATAGCTAGCGTAACAGGCTGCTCCGTTCGGACAAGAGACAACATAACAGGTAGCGTATACGTAAACGTCTTAGGGCATAAAAGCGGTAATGTGACAGTTACAGGAACCACTTCGAACGGCATGAGTACAAGCTGTTCGGCAGTAATTACTTAATCAACAAATATCAGGGAGGAAGAAAAATGGAAACCGTTTTATTACAGACATACACCATTACTCTGCCCATCATATTGGGTTATATCGTATGGATTCTGAAAAGGCAGAAACGGGACAGAGACGCAAATAGTATGGGCACTATGCTCCTGCTGCGTGTGCAGCTCATTGAATACCACGATAAATATATGGCGAAAGGTGATATTCCATCTTATGCCTACCAAAATTTCGTGGAGATGTACGAGGCGTACCATGAGTTGGGCGGCAACGGGATGATAACAAAAATGTACAAAGAAATCCAGGATTTACACCTGGCAAACAAGAAAGGAGACTATTATGAAGAATAGGAATTTTGAAAAATGGGTAAAGGCAGCAGGAATTAGAGCAGTGAAGACCGTAGCACAGGCGGCGGTTGCGGGAATAGGAACGGCCGCAGCTATGGGGGCGGTTGACTGGAAGTATGTGTTATCTGCTTCTGTACTGGCTGGCGTAGTGTCGATGCTTACATCGGTAGCGGGGCTTCCGGAGCTGGAAGAGTAGGGACGGGAATTTCACATCCGGGAAAGCAGCAAAAAGCATATTGCAAACGTGAAATGCATATGCTATAATGCCAATAGGCAAAAGGAAATGACAGTAATCTGTCATGGATACACAAAGCAAAAACCCCGGAAAGGCACTTCCGGGGTTTTCTTTATCCCTTTACGGAGGGACAAGACCGAGGTTAGTTGTCATTATTACCGTTGTCTAACCATTTGATAATGTAGTGGCAGGCTACATTAACCATGACAGCGGATAAAAAGGAAATAACAAACTCTGTCAATGGACACACCCCCTTTCCGTTGCCGGATTGGGTATGACAACGGAAACAGTATAGCATAAATGTATATGATACGACAAGAGTATCTGCAAAACAGCACCGCTCAGAAATGGGCGGTGTTTTTTTAGTGCTGCAAAAATGCAGCAAGAAGGGAGAATCGTATGACATTAAATATTAAAAAGAACTATCTTACAAGGAACAGGTGCTATCAAACAGGGACGCGCTGTAAAAAAATCGGTATTCAGCTCCACACTATCGGCACAGGTCAGGGAACAGCCCAGTCCGTAGCAGATTACTGGAACCAGGGGGCAGTATCAGCATGTGTGCATTACGTCGTAGACTGCGACACCCCCGGAAAAGTTTTGCAGCTTCTTCCGGAAGATTACCGCAGTTGGGCGGATGCCGGATGGGGGAACAATAACCTGATTACATTTGAAATCTGCGAATCCGATTATATCCGGTATACAGGCGGGGCAAACTACAATGTTCTGGATGCAGGGAAATTTAAAGCGGATATCCTGCGTGGCTATCAGACGGCGGTGGAACTGTGTGCATCCATCTGTGAGAGATACGGCTGGAATCCACGGGCGAAGCTGCCAAACGGGATGTATTTGATTTCCTCCCACTACGAGGGGAATCTGGCGGGGTTATCTTCAAACCACGGTGACCCCGACCATGTTTGGAGACGCTTCGGCCTGACTATGGACGGGTTTAGGAAAGACGTAGAAAAAGCAATGAAAAAACCGGAGCTGAAACCCGGCATGAAGGTAACGCTGACACAGGATATCGCCATCCGGGACGGCGTTTCAACCAAATCCCAGCAGGCGGGGTATGTGAAGTATACACAGCTTTCCGCGTCGGCAAAGAAAAAGTGCTGCCGCCTGTCTGGGAATAAAGCCAAGCTCAAAAAAGGAAGTGTGGTGGAGGTTAAGAAAGTCACCACCGCTTGGGACGGAAGTATCTGGATTCAAATTAAATCCGGTTGGCTTCCGGTTGTAATTAAAGATAAATACCGGATAAAAGCAGTATGAGGAGAAGGGGCGGCATTACCGCCCCTGCCATTCCTTTTATGAATTACGTTCTGTATTTTTATGTTCATTCAGCTCTTTGATATACTTCTTTAGAACCAGATTAATGTACTGGCTAAGAGGACGGTCGTCCTCTTCTGCGAGGTCTCTTAGTATTAAAATTATATCTGAATCTATAGTGATGCTAATTTTGCTTTTCAATGGTTTCATAAATATCTACCTCCAATGTACAGTTTTAGAAAATTTGATTACGACATCGTGGGATTGCCAAAACAAGGTTACAACAAAAACGGCCTTGTGGAAACAGCTATAATAGTAAGAAAATCATTGGAATGAATTGCAGTTTACTACACCAACGCTATAATCGCCTCATTTACGCGTATTTGTATGTAGATAATGGGAATTGTATCAGAGGCATAAAAATGCCTATATAGGCTTATAAAACCTCTCAGAACGGCTCTCTGTGGTAGAATCAGGAATATTATTTCACGTATTGACAGCGTTAAAGTATACGCATATACTAAAAGCAGAACAGATATACGATATCAATTCTGAAAGGAGTCGAGAATCATGGCATGTGTATTTGATGTAGCAAAATACATCCTTTGTCAATGTGGGAAAATGAGCACATGGAAACTCCAAAAGTTGTGTTACTATGCACAGGCGTGGCATCTTGCGTGGACAGGTAATCCCATCTTCGCAGAAGATTTTCAGGCGTGGTCAAATGGCCCGGTATGCCCTGAATTATTCCATGCGCATCAGGGGAAATTCTCTGTTGATATACAAGATATCATTAAAGGAGACGATAACAGCCTGAACGACGACGAAAAAGAATCAATTGATATCGTCCTTAATGGATACGCAGGCAGAGAACCTTATGACTTAAGGGAACAGACTCATGAAGAATCGCCCTGGAAAGATGCAAGAGGTGATTTACCGGATGGTGCACGATGCCAGAACGTAATCACTAAATCTTCTATGGGGGAATACTATGGAAGCTTATAATCTATGGCAAAGAAAATTTTAAAACAAAACAGAAAGCGCCATGAAAAGAAGATATCAGGCGAAATCAAAAACACTGATAGAGAGTGTCCCGTATGGGTATTTACAGATATAGACCGTTCAGGTAAGTTTGCATTTGATTTATCCCGGGATGATTTTGAACATAAAGAAGTTCTTGAAAAGATGATTCATTATTCAAATATGACTTGGGCTGACATCAAAAAACAAACACATGATAATGGGAAATCAAAGCATCATTTAATAGATTACGAGAAAATGTCTAAAGATGCGCAAGACAGACTAAAAGCAAAACATATGGAAGATGACAGCGACAGCATGTTCTCATTTGCTTTTAGAAACCTTTTGCGCATTATTGGAATTCGCAGAGGAAGAATGTTTCATATTCTCTGGTATGACCCTCTTCATGAGATATGCCCTTCTCAGAAGAAACACACATAAGTTCCATAAATAATAGCATACAATCATCCGGTATCTACAATAGGTGGCGGATGTTTTTTGTTTCACCTTTGTACCTATTCACATTCCAGTAATCCATGCGTACAAATTTCATTGTTTGCTGGACACACTTTTCACCAGGAGGAATAATATGTATAGAATTATGATTGTAACTTCTCACCGGAACAACTATGAGTCTTTGTATAAGTATTTGACAACTACTGTCGACGGGGTTGTTACTCCGGTCGAAATCGAGACAAAAGAACAGCTTGATGCAAGAATCGAAAAAATGCTGAATGAGGACGGATATGCAAAAAAAGATTTCATCGTAGTACAGGTCGTTGATTATTCTATCGACGCTACAAACTATACGGACGACGAACCTGCTCCAGACGATTCTACTACGGATACCCAAGAGACTGAATAATACAGACCGTGCTAGAAATATAGCGTCGGGGCAAATAAGAAGGCAGATTAGCGTATAAGGCTAGTCTGCCTTTTTTTTAGCGAATTAGCAAAGTGCTTCCTTTTTCCCAAATCGTACCTCACAGTCTTTCCGGAAAAACGACACCCCATAACAGTCTATGTTCCGATACCCCTCTGTGCGAAGCTCTTCCCTATATCTTTTTTCATATATCTGCTGCAATGCCTTTTCTGCATCGCTCTCCAAATCATCAATAGAATCTGATACCTTGACTTCCAGAACAAATGACCTGCCCCGCAAAGAAGGGCTTCTCACCATAATATCAGACCTCCCGTACCCCGATTCCCGGTTGGATTTAACCAGATAATTTTCACTCTGACTTAAAATGCCAGTAAGAAATCCATGATAAAAATTTTCTGCGCTATCGTAAAAGCTAATGGTATAAGCAAGCTGCTCAGTCAGTATATTTGTCATCCTCTTCGCATTTCCATCTTCCAGTGCCTGGTACAAATCATGAAAGTTTTGTTTCTTTATTGTATTCTTAAACCAATTAAGAATCGTGTTCTGATAGACCGTCTTCACTTCTATATTCGGAATTCGTGCCCGTAAAAAAACTGATGTCTCTTCGAAATATTCGCTTTCCTTCGTCAGATACCCCGTAAAGTAAAGAAAATTCCACAAATTCTCATCACTGCTGTACATGTCCCCATAAGTGACTTCCTCATGAACCTGGATATCAAGAGTCTTTCCGCTCAAGAGCGCTTCAATCTGCCCCTTCGTTTCCCTATCAGCCTTGGCTATCATATCTTTAATAATATCATTTGAACTGGTATTAATCCAATATGGACGCGGAAATGCGTTGACGTCCGAATATAAATCATATAAAAACTTAATAACACTCCACGGGTTGTAAACCTCTGTATCTCCAAATAAATATCCGTCATACCATTCTTTCATTGTCGAAAAGCGGCTTTCTACTTCATAATAGGACATCATTTGGCTCACTTCTGATTCTGTAAATCCAAAATGCTCACTGTACTTTTTATCAAGCACAGAAATAATGTTCAGATGATTCAACCCGGTAAATATACTCTCTTTTGAAATCCTCAGGCACCCAGTAATAACCGCAAACTGCAAATACTGATTTGTCTTTAAGGCAGCTTCAAACAACGAACGGATAAAGCTGACCATCTTTTCATAAAAGCCTCTAAAATATGCATTTTCTAATGGCACGTCGTACTCGTCAATTAGAATAACTGTATTCTTGCCAGTAATTTTGTACATACATTGGCAGAAAAGCCGCAAAGAATTTCTTATTGCTTTTTCCTCACCCTGCCCCTCCGCAATATCAGTATACTCTTTATATTCTTTGTTGGATAGACATTCTTTCCCGACTTCTATAATGCTCCTGTGCCTTTCAAACTCCGTGCTAACTGCATTTTGTATCATGTAATAAGCCATATCGTAGTTTTCCTGTTTCGCCGATTTCAAAGTCAGCTCAAACACAGAATACATTCCCATCTGGTTTGTGTAGCTTTCCCCGGCTTCCATAATCTTCATCCCCTGAAAAAGTTCTCTATTTTGCTCATTTCTTTTTTCGTTCCCGGTATCCTCAAAAAAATATCGGAGCATACTCATATTTAATGTTTTTCCAAAACGTCTTGGACGTGTAAATAGGTTCACTTCCCCTTTCAAATCAAGTAATTCCTTAATCAGCATAGTCTTATCGACATAACAATAGCCATCTCTTATTATCTTCTCGAAATTGTCAACACCTACCGGCAATGGCTTCCTCATCATCCTACCTCCATTTCATACCGTTTTCTATACCACATCCTACATCTCTTCGTTTTGCAAATGCGCTTGTTTCTATACAGCCTCATACTGACCGCCCCCAATCAATACCTGTTTCCCTTGGAACGCAAACCCATACTTCCGAATTTTCTCTTTAGGGATTCCCTTCTCTATCAACGATACCTCATACTGTTTCCTGTCTATCTGTTTTAAAGCTTCCTGCACAGTATCAGAAAGTTCCTTCTCATCCTCTGAATCCCGCACCTTAAACTCCAGAATGATTGCATCATCGCCTTTTTCCCTAGGCTCCAGCATCACATCATACCGTCCGAAACCACTTTCACGGTTCGAAGTCAGGATATATCGGTCAGTCAAATCCACCATCAACCCTAGGACAAAACCATGATAGAAACGCTCAGGCTCTTCCTCTGAGGGCTTTTTCCCAGTATCAAAATAACTAAACGTTGCCAATGCTACTTTGTTCATATATACATTCATTGCCTTCAAATCATTTACTAAAAGTGCATTAATGAAATCATTGTAACTATCACTGTATTCTGTAAACCAGTCTTGAATCATCCCTTCAAACATAATCTTCACTTCTTTATTTGTTAATGCTAGATAATAATAAACCCTCCCTGTGCGCTCTACAAATTCCGTCCTAACCGCTTTCAGATAGCCGCTTGCCAGCAGGAGGCTCCAGATAGTACTTTCTTTTCCTGTAAGCTGGTCATATAGAATTTGTTCGTCTATCTGCGCCTTTAGGATTCCCCCTTGCAACATCCGTTCAAATTCCTGCTTTACTTTTTTATTCCCCTCACGCAAAAGCTTCCCGGCCAGACTGTTAGAACTGGTATTTGCCCAGTATGGCCGAAATTGTCTCGTATCCAGCAAATTGATAATAGACCACGGATTGTAAATGTCTGTCAGACTGCCAAAAGTAAACCCGTCATACCAGCTTTTTACATCCTGTTTCTTATTCGACAAACCATATTCATCCAGTGCCGCAAATACTTCCTCCTCTGTAAATCCGAAACTGTCTACATATTCCTCCGAAGTGGTAGTCACCACTTTCAGGTTATTTAAGTCAGAAAAGATTGACTCTTTACTAACTCTTGTTATCCCCGTCATCACTGCACGTTCCAAGTATGGGTTCGTCTTAAATGTAGAATTAAACAAACTCCTTGTAAACTCGGCAAGCTCGTTCCAATACCCATTCACATAGGCTTCCTGCATAGGCGTATCATACTCGTCTAAAAGAATAATCACTTTCTCCCCGTAATAGCGGTACAGATAATCAGAAAGCATTTTTAAAGAAAGAGTCGCCATATAATCTTCCATCTCAGCAGAAATTCTGCAGAAATCTTCTTTTTCTCTGCTGTTGAGCATATCTCCCTCAAGCAAAAAATCAAACTTGTTATATAATAACTGGATAATCTTACAAATCTTTTTCCGCGCTCCCAAAAATGTTGTTTCCTTCACATCAGAAAAACTAAGTGCTATAACTGGATACTTCCCCTGCAATTCCCTGTACTTCCCCTCTTGCCATATAAACAGCCCCTCAAACAAGTCACCCCGGCCTACATATTTTACAGAAAAGAATTGTTCCAACATGCTCATATTCAATGTCTTCCCAAATCTTCTCGGTCGGGTAATTAGAGTTACACTATCCCCTCTTTCCCACCATTCATGAATGAATGCTGTTTTATCTACATAAAAATAATTTTCTTTCCGAATCGTCTCAAAATCCTGATGTCCTATTCCTACTGTCCTTAGCATATAAACCACCTCTTTCCCTGCTCCTTTAAAACTTATACCCATTTTACAGTATCCCCAAACAAAATGCAATTAGATAAAGCCCTGAGGATTTTCCGCCTCAGAGCTTATATATTTACTGCCTATTTGATTCTCCATATTAACCGTTCTATTTTGTTACTCCTGTATGTACAGGAGTCACTAATCAGAACGTTCTTGCTCAGCCCTAAGTCGCCTAACACCCGCATATAAATATCAATATTCCCTTCCTTATCCACTTCTATCTTTTGAATAATCTGCTTTAGCTGTTCATTAGTCATATCACGGACTGAAGTAATATCTTCCATATTTTTAAACGTTTTCTGTATAATGTTCTCCAACTGGCTGCCCTTGTCCAGATTGTGCTCCACTAGCTTCAAGTCATTTTCCAGCCGCTCTATCTCTTTTTTCGTCCCGCCAATTCTCTTATTCAGCTCTTCACGGCTAATCAGGTCATCCATATACATATCCATATACTTCTGGCGGGTTTTCCTCAACTTCGTCAGGCTATCCTCTAACTCTTTTCTGTAGTTTACATTTTCATCCTTCTCTTTATAAATTTTTGAAAACTCCTTCACCAAATACTCGGTAACTTTCTTCTTCGATTTCAGCATTTGGGCGAAGTAGCACTCCAGCTCCAGAATCAACTCCTCTTCATCCAGCGTTACAGCATTTGGACAGCTATCTACCCCCTTACCATTACGCCCGGAACATACCCAGCGGACATAGGTATTTTTATATGTACGAGCTGTTCGCCGGAATGACCATCCGCATTCCTTACATTTAATTAATGTACTAAATAGGTATTTATTGCTCTGCCTCTCCCTATTCATACGGAAAGCCCTATGCCTGCCCGTTAAAATTTCCTGCGCTTTGTCAAACTGTTCTTGTTGGATAATGCACAAATCCGGCCTGTCTGTCACCAGCCACTCTGCCTCATCCTTATCCTTTCTTTCTCCTGTTAGAAAATCTGCCACTTCCTGCTTCCCATTGATGATTTTCCCTGTATAAAGCTCGTTTGTCAAAATCCTACATATGGCGTTCTGGCTCCAGCGGCTATTCCGCTTTGTCCTAGACCCTCTTTCATTTAACATGCTTGCAATTTTTGACGCGCCATAACCGCCTTCCGTATACCAGTCGTAAATCTGGTGGATAATCCTTTCCTCTTCTTTGTTGATTTTCATGTCGAAATATTCTCCGGAAATTTTATCATAGCCGTAGACAATATTCGGGACTCTGCCTTTTTCCGCATTCATTTTCTTTCCAAACTTAATACGCTTTGAAGTATTTGCGCTTTCCTCCTGCGCCAGCGCCCCAAAAATAGTCAGAACAAACTCCGACTGCCCTAACACGGTCATATTGGCTGTAAGAAACGTCATCTCAATCCCCAATGCCTTTAATGTACGGACGCTCTGTAGCAAATCCACCGTGTTTCGTGCAAATCTGGAGATATCCTTGACTACTACCATATCAAACATGCCACGCTTCGAGTCCTCCATGAGCTGTTGGAATTCTTTTCGATTCTTGATTTTTGTACCGGAAATCCCTTCATCCGCATATACTCTTACGAGCTTGTGGCCATTTTTTTCTGTATACTCCTGGAAAAATTTCTTCTGCGTTTCAAGGCTGTTTATCTGGTCACTTTTATCCGTAGACACCCTACAGTAAGCAGCTATATTCATATCTGTATACCTTTCTATTTATTTTGTCGCACTCTGTCACTGCTTGTATTGTAAGCTACGTAAACAAAAAAAGCAAGAGAGAATTGGATAAACGCTCTCTCCTGCTCTGTAAGCTAACCTTTTATCTCCTAAAATCTATTCACTTCCTTTAAATATTCTGTAGCCTTTTCATTAGCAGATTTGAAATCAACTTGGGGCAATACTTCTTCAATGTAATCTTTTAGGGAAATTTTTTTACTATTAATCTTTATCTCGATATCTGTCTTTTTCGTTAAGTTTCCGTTACTTAATTTGTCCAACACAATTATACACTGTGCCTTCTCTTCATCACCAATTCTATCAAATATATTAAGTAACTCCAGTGATTCTTTAGCTCTTTCGCTACTTCTTTCTTCGATTTCCTTTTTGTACTCTTCTTCACTTTTAAATTTTTTACCTTCTTGTTTAATCAAATTCTTTTGAGATTGCTTTAAACATAGTTCATACGCTTTCCCCATTAATTCTTTTTGATAATCATCATCCAATTTTGAAAACAGCATTATCAATTCTTTTACTTTATCAGGATTAATATTCATCTCATTCCCCATTATAAAAAAACAACACTTTACTAATTTATTTTTCTTGATTTACGAAGGCTTCCCAATCATTAAACTTTATACGATTATAAAATACCATACCAAAATATGCAGACAGAAATGCAATAAATGTTATTATACAAACATATACCATATTAAAAATGTTCATTTTATACCATACTAAAATAGAAGCTGAAAAAATGAAAGCAATTCCAGAAGTTAATTTGACTCTAGGTATATTATTTACAATCCTTTGTTTTACTCTAAATATATGTGTATAATTTATAGTTCGCTTTTCTCTGTCGTTTATTATTTCTACATTATACTCATATGTTCCTCTTGCTATATCAAGTGAATGTCCATCTAATATGTTTTTATATTCTAACAAATCTGGAAATTTTCGTTTTAAACTCTCATAATTTTTTTTATTATACGACGCCGAAATGTATACCCCCATGTCATTAATTTTTTTATCCATTATATTTCCAAAAATCAAGCTAATAACATATAAAATAATTGTAGTGATAGCAAATATCACTGGAATTATTTTAGGCGAATCTTTAAGTCCAAACCAGTATTTTATTTTCTCATTATCCCCCTCAATAATAATTGTAATAATAATTGATAATATATTTGTCGTAATGGTAGAGATTTTCAAAGTTAATAAATAATTCTCATATCTATCGCGATGCATATATAAAATTTTCTGTAAATATCTCATGTCTTCTAACCGCTTTACTTTATCAAAAGAAATTTTACTTTTATGCCTTTCCGAAAAAACGTTGGAACCACTCTTATTTACAATTATTTGATAAGCAAAAAAATCTAACATTATAAAAAAATAAAGAATCAATGATTCCCACGCTAATAATATGGGAAAATTCAAATTGCATATAAACAAAATAATAACAGCAACGCTAACCATAACTAGTGCCCCAATAAATAATATATAACTTCTAATGACCTCTCTTTTATTATGAAGGGTAACCCTCTTTCCTCTTTTGATATTATCTTTGTATATATCCAGCGGAGATATTAATTGCTCTGCCTTAATTTTATATCCATTTACAATTTCTGAAGGTGATTCATCATTTAATGCAGACAAATAATCTTTAACTATGTTCTTTTTTTTCCTAGTACTTTCAGAATTAATTAAAGCCATGATAACTGACAGCATAAATACAACTAATTCAATCATTGAAGGTGTTATATTCCAAAAACAAATTTTTTCATTAGAACTAAATGTACTCATAAAAACATATATGGTACAAACACCCATAGCAATAATTTCCAATAAAACTAAAAGCACCTCATGTATTCTCAACTTTTTTAATTTAGCAACGTAAACCGTTAAACTCTTTTCTTCCACTTTAACCCCCTTCATCTAAAAGCAACATTTTAAAGCTATAAAATCTTTTCCATAATATTATAATATCACTAAGATGATAGTAAATCAACAGGCTTCTGGTTTTTATATTACTAACACAACATTCATAAAACTTAATATCTTTGTCTTCTTTTCTATTCCTTCAGAAACGCATATTACACCGAAAGCCGCTACACTCCTGCAGCGGCTTCCTATCTTTTCATTTATTCATTACAGGCGCACTTCAATACCTCTTCTTTCAAGGCCTGTTCAAGCTTCTTTTTATTCGCCTCCATCAGTACCTTGATTATGTAATCAGCCGTGACTTCTGGCGTATTTGGATTATGAAAACGATAATTCAACTTTTTCTTTTTAGAAATAGCGGCCACCTCCCTTTTACTGCCCCTTTGCGTTTCTCTAACTTATGAAGCGAAATCCTGAAATAGTCCTAAAGTTCGTCCGAAAAGTGATTCAATTCATTTTACAGCCATGCTTGTCAGGAATGGACACTTTCCCACCTATTCCCGTCCTCCCATAATATAATCCTGCCAGCCTTTCTAGTCTTATCCATATTAATTATCCTCTGATTTGATGACCCCCGGAACTTCAACATAATATCCGCCAGCTCATCTATATATTTTCCTTCCACAAGCACGTCTATCATCCCCAGGAAGTCATCTGTAGTCCCGCATCGGCAGTGTTCTTTATCATCCAGCAACTTTTCAAGTGTATATCCTGTATAGCACCATACATCTTTATCCGGGTATGTACTCCTGATGCGGCGAAGCAGCCGCAGGAGCACGGGCTGGTTCTCTGGCTCCATTGGCTCTCCTCCCAGTAAAGTTATCCCTTGGATATATGGTCTGGATAACAGTTCCATAATATGTTCTTGCGTTTCCTTCGTAAACAATGTCCCATACTGAAAATTCCATGTCTCCGGCTGAAAACAATTCTTACAATGATTCCTGCATCCTGATACAAAAAGTGATACCCGGATGCCCGCCCCATTTGCAATGTCAAGGTCTGCTATCTTCCCATAATACAATTTACTCACCGCCCCCAAGATGCACGTAACGTTCTTTGATTTCCTGCGTCCTTCCCTGGTTCCAGTCATTCGTGCCGATATACCCGCAAGTCCTGCGTGCGATATTCATTTTACTTTTGTCTCTATTCCGGCAATAGGGACACTCCCATATAAGTTTCCCATCCTCATTCTCAACAATGGAAATCTCCCCGTCATACCCGCATACCTGGCAATAATCAGACTTTGTATTCAGTTCTGCATACATGATATGCTCATATATGTACTGCATAACCGCGAGTACAGCATCAACATTTCCATTCAAATTCGATGTTTCAATATAAGAGATTGCTCCTCCAGGGCTTAACAACTGAAACTCTGCCTCAAATGCCAACTTTTCAAAAGCATTGATATGCTCCGCCACATGCACATGGTAAGAATTCGTGATATATCCTTTATCCGTAATACCCTCAATTACCCCAAAACGTTTCTGCAGGCTCTTTGCAAACTTATATGTTGTGGACTCCAGCGGAGTCCCATACAGAGAATAGTCGATATTCTCTGCCGCTTTCCATTCCCGGCATTTATCATTCATATACTGCATAACACGCAACGCAAACGGTTTTGCCTCTTCGTCCGTGTGACTCTTCCCGGTCATAGCCTTTACGCATTCGTACAGTCCGGCATATCCAAGAGAAATGGTAGAATATCCGCCGTAGAGCAGCCTGTCAATCGTCTCTCCCTTTTTCAGCCTTGCCAACGCACCATTCTGCCAATGGATTGGCGATGCATCTGATAACGTCCCAAGCAGCCTTTCATGCCTAAGGCGCAATGCCCTGTGGCACAGCTCCAGCCTTTCCTCAAAAATCCTCCAGAAAATTTCTTCCCTCGCATCCGCCCACTGTTCATCGTCCACATATGCACCCCCGTCTGTAGCCATCCTCTGTATGGCAGACAGCGCTACATCCGGAAGGTTGATTGTTACAACGCCCTGATTAAAGCGGCCATAATATTTAGGTTTCCCATTTTCATCTACATACGGGGTCAGGAATGACCTGCATCCCATACAGGTATAACAATGCCCCTCACCATTCTTGTCAACTTTATTCTGGAGCATGATTTTCTCTGAAATGTAATCCGGCACTAGCCTCTTTGCAGAACACTTTGCACACAACTGGGTCAGATACCAATACTTGCTGTCCGGCGTAATATTATCTTCTTCCAAAACATAAATCAGCTTCGGAAATGCCGGGGTAATCCATACACCCTTCTCATTCTTTACGCCCTCATACCGCTGTCTTACCACTTCCTCAATAATCATAGCGAGGTCATTTTTCGTCTGCTCATCCCGGACTTCATTAAGATACATAAATACCGTAATGAATGGTGCCTGCCCATTTGTGGTCATCAGCGTGACAACCTGGTACTGTATAGTCTGTACCCCTTTGCGTATTTCCTCCCGCAGCCTTGCATCAACTATATTCATGTATTCCGATAGTTCAGCCTCACCCTGAGGTTCGCACCCAGTGAACGCAATGTATTCTTCCATTACCTGTTGCTTAATTTTCTGGCGGCTTATATCAACAAACGGCGCTAAGTGCGCAAGGCTGATGGACTGCCCGCCATACTGGTTCGATGCCACCTGTGCCACAATCTGCGTAGCCACATTGCAGGCGGTGCTGAAACTGTGGGGCTTTTCAATCATCGTATCTGAGATGACTGTCCCATTCTGGAGCATATCCTCAAGATTAATCAGGCAGCAGTTAAACATGCGCTGCACAAAGTAATCTGAGTCGTGGAAGTGGATGATTCCCTCATCATCCGCATGGCGGATATCCTTTGGGAGCAAAAGGCGGGCTGTCATATCACGGCTTACCTCCCCAGCGATATAGTCCCTCTGTGTCGACTGGATGGCTGGATTTTTGTTGGAATTCTCCTGAATGGCAACCTCATTCACACCATCAACCAATGTCAGAATCTTCCCGTCTATCGTACTGCTGTTCCTCATCATTTCATGTTCGTGCCTGTACCGGATGTACGCCTTCGCGATATCATACGCCTGTTCCACCATAAGTTCCATCTCAACATCATCCTGGATTTCCTCAACAGACAGTGCCTGGCTCCTTTCCCTGTACCGCGCATCCAGCCTATCGGACACTAATACGGCAATATTTTGATACCCGCTGTCGCCAGTCACTTCTTTTACCGCCTTCTCAACTGCAGTTTGTATTTTACATTTCTTATACCGCTCTTCCTGGCCATTTCTTTTAATTACAATCATCCTGTATCTCCTTTTCTATGCTCTTCAAAATACTGTAAACATCATCCCATGATTTTGCCCTGATAATTCCATATTTCTCTTCCTCGAACTTGCGGTTATGCGGGACATCAAACAAAATTCCCCTGTAACTGCCACCGATAAGATTCCCCGGATAGTCGTCAACCAGGACGTCCCCCATGACCATTTGCTTTCTCGAAGTTATTATCACATTTTCATATGGAACAAATGGGAAATGCCTCAGCAACACGTTCCTCATTTTCATCCTGATGCTGTCATAATGCGATGCGGTCACAATCACTATATCGTGCCCTTCATCCATTAATTTCTTAATGTAATGTGCCGCGCCGGGCAGAGGCTCCACACTTTCCCACAAAGATTCTTCTAACAGCGGGGCATATATCTGCTCTTTCGATAATTCAGGGTAAGCTTTCTGCATGTCCCAGTCTTTAATATCATCCCGGCATACACCTATACCATACCTGCCTTTAAGGCATCCTGTCCATGCATCCAAAAGCCCGCTGATTGTCTCGTCCATATCTACAAGAATTGTCAATCCAACACCCCCTAATCCAACAAATCAGCCATCTCCGCTGTCTCGCTACGTTCTGTCTTGAGCAGCTTCACATATCCGAAACGTGGATGTCCCTTCAATCTGTCTACTGCTTCCATAAGCCCGCTGTTCTTCCTGAATACATCCGCATCGCACTGTCTGAAATCACCATTAAGCCATAAGGCCGAACCATCCCCAACACGACCAAGCAGCAACTGGATATGTTCTTTCGTCATATTCTCACATTCCGAGCAGATGATAATGGAGTTCTTAATATCGCGCCCCCGGATAAATCCGAGATGCACAATGTCAATTTTCCCCTGGCTTATCATGAAGCTTAACCCGTCAACCCCGCCCAGATGGTCAGCAAGCGGCATGGCAAAAGGAAGAAGTTTCTCATTATATGACCCCGGCAGAAATCCGATGGGTTTTGAATCTTTCACCTCAATATTGTTCCTCACATATACGATTTTCTCAAATCTCTCCTGCTCTATGAGGTCAATTGCTGCTGCGCACATCAGAAAATCCTTGCCTGTGCCAAATTTCCCCGCAATAATCTTGACAGTCATATAGTCGTCATACAGCATGTCGATGGCAAGATGCTGCTGAAGGTTCCTGGGTTTGACCTTCCCCATGAAATGCGTCTGGATTGTTTTGTAAGGAATCCTCCTCATCCCATACCCATCGCATTTGAACATATCAATTAAGTTTTCATTTTCATCCACGGCTATCATGTATTCGTTCTGGATACAGCCAAATGTGTTGTTTGATTCCGGGAGGTAGAGGTCATTGACCTCATCCCCGGATACTTTCATATTTTTAAAGCCAAGATACTCGCCCATAAAAGCCTCCTTAAACTATGTCATCCATGTCGCAGTCTACACCCAAAATGTAATCGCAGAAACCTTTCTCCTTTGCCTCATCCGCAAAGAGATACCACTCCACACGAAGTTTGCTGTCGTATTCCTCTTCTGTAATATGGCTACGCTCAACCACGTACTGCCGGATGCGGGCTTCTACTTTCTTCTGGAATTCCATCTTGTCCTGTGCTTTCGCCCCTGAATCCCAAATGAAGTTCGAACCATCATGCATAAGGAACTTCGCATTCGGAACTGCAAACCGCTTATGCCCTGCAAGCCCGATAAGGAATCCCATGCTATACTGATATCCGAGATTGACCGTGTACACCGGGGTCTTGCTCCCTCTAATAACATCAATCAGCTCAAACCCTGCGTCTATTTCTCCGCCATTGGATGCGACATAAAGGATAATCGGTTTGCGCTCTTCTATAGATTTCCCTTTGTCCTCTGCATTGTACTGCATAATATGCTTCGCGATATTCCCGGCGGAAATCTGTTCAACGTCCGTATCCAGGAACAATTTCCTCTGCTTCAGGTCTTTTAAGTAAAACAGTTCCTCGACCATCCCTCCCGAAGTAAGAATCTCATCCAATGTAATATCAATGTCATAATAGCCCCTGTTATCTCTTTTCATAATTTTCATCCTCCTATTCGTGCCCGCATCCATATTCATAGTGCGGCATATCATCCAGTTCAAGCTGCCCAAGTTCCTGATGGTGCATAATCGCAAAGATATTCCACGCCGTAGCAGCCAAGTGGTCTTCATCTGTCATGCCCATTACATATTTGTCGAGATGCCGTTTCGCTGAATCTACATACCTTGAAAATGGCATACCCTTTTCCCAGTTACGGTCGGCATATTTTTTTGCACCCTCTTCGTAATGCTGCGCCAGACGCCTCATTGCAAAAGGCGACACAAGGTCATATCTTCCCTTACCTGCATTTGGTTCCCTGACTGCCATCCCTTCCCCATACGACATACGTTCTCCGCTGTCATCGAGGTTTGTCTGTCCCCCCATTTTCTACACCCCCTTTTCATTTTGGGCTACAGATTTCTCTCCGCTGACGCCACAATATGCACGGTTCATCCCACAGCAGTTAAACTCATCACATAAACCGCCCCGGTATACACAGTTAGGAACAAGCAGTCCCTCAAATTCAGGACTCGCTTTAACCACCTCGTCACATATCATCTGCACGATTTCTCTTGTTTCTTCTGAAGCCTGCATACACAGTCTTTTATGCGCGACTGTAATAAGCTCCTCTGCATTCATATACCAGCACATCGTTACCGGGGCGTTTTGCGGCGCGGTGTTCCTGTCATATTTATCCTGCCTGTCCACCCTCTGGGTAGAAACAAACGGAGTCGCATGTACATGCCGTGCAAGATGGACAGAAACCCAATATGGGATGTCCGTCAGCTTAAAGCAGAACTGCAGGACACGAATCGGTGAATGGCCGGATTTTAACAGTTTCACTTTCCAGTCATGGCTCGGCGGAGCCACCCCCGTTTTTGACACCGTAACTAATGTACATGTCTTGCATAATGCCCAATCTTCTTCTGTTGGATGTTTTAATATCTCAAGTTTCATCTCTTTCTCCTTTTGAATTATTTAATTATCTTTATTTCACGTTTGAAACATCTTTGCGTAACTCGTCATGCGGAAATATTGCCCATCTATTTCATAGTTTTTACAATATATGATATCGCCTTTTTTCACCGGCTCTTTGTCATATACCCTGTTCAATACAGTAAATCTGCTCTCTATTCCGCTTCCGATGGATTTTGTAACTACCGAAAAACCAAACTGCTTTTTATCTTTCTTACGTACAAGCACATACACATCAAGTACATATAGCTTCGGCCTGTCCTCCTCTTTGCCAGAAACATACCCCGCATATCCCATAACTTCTTCAAAATTCTGTACCTTGAGCAAAAGGCTTAAATCTTCCATATGCATAGCTTTTATAGCATCCTCTGTCTCACGTAGTATAGATTCGACATCCAACAGTGTATAACTTTTCGCTACACCTCCAGATTTCGTCATACCGACAGCATACTTTGATACAATTGGCTCTAAAGCCGTCCCATCGACCTTTTCCTTATTGATTTTCTTCGCCTGCCCTTTCTTGAACATCCCGTAGAACAAGTCCGCAATCCTTATCAGCTCCCTTTGGTTGCCAAATTCAGAGAAAAAGTCAATTTTAATGAGAATATCCAACTGCCTTGTGTTTAGTGAAGATTTTGTGTCAATAGCGGTAAGCACATCCACAAACCTGGTGTATTTTCCCTCGTGTGCTATACGGAATATCTCTTCTGCCACCCCTGAACTCATATATTTAATAGAAGAAATCCCTTTTGCTATGATATTCCTGTCCTTATCAAAGAAATATTCCCCTTTCGACACTCCCCACTTAGGCATTGTGACCTGGATGCCAATTTTATTAGCGTATGATGTTCCGCTCTTGATATCATCATCATTTGCGGCATTGTTTAGGAATGCTGTAATAAACTCCAGCGGAAAATAGTATCGGTAATATGCACAAAGATAACCCAACAGGCAGTAAGCAATGCTATGATTATAGCCAAACTGATAGCTTGCACTATCTTCAATAATTTGTAAAAATTCTTTTGCTTCGCTTTCTGCAATCTCCCGCGGCTGAGGCGACTTATTACAATACCCTTCAAGGATAGACGGCATTGCCGCATCTAACCTATCTTTCTGCTTTCTTCCAATTGCCCGCCGGATATTATCAGCCTCGCTTCCAGACAGACCACAAATTTCCTGTAGGAATTTAATCGTGTCCTCCTGGTAAATCAGATAACCAAGGTTATCCTTCAGCAGCTCGTCGATTATCGCAGATGGATTCTTATGCGGCTGTCTTGCCAATAACGCATCCCTATACGATGTCCCGGAAGGCCTGATACACGCTGTAACAATGGACATATCAAATATGCTCTTCGGCGCAAACCGCTTTAAACACTCAAACGCAAAAACCCCTTCAAACTGAAATATGCCAGATGGGTTCCGAACCATGCTTTCCCACACCCTTTTGTCGCACCAGTCTACCTCATGTGTCTTTGGATATGGCTTGCCCAGATAACGGCATGTGTCCCGGATTACCTGTACTGTCTTTAATATAAGGAAGTCATACTTCGCAAGCCCAGTATAATCATGGACATTTTCCATATCCAGCATCAGGCAAATCTCACCGTCCTTCTCAAATACCCCGAAGTTATCATTTAGTGTAATAGGGCTGATTACCATGCCTGCTGGATGTACGGATTGAGAAATCTTTGTCCCTAGAAGCCCGTCAAAGTAATAGAAAAGTTCCGGGTACTTCTGTTTTGTCTTGTCAGGGTCAGCTGCATACTCATCTTTAATCCTGGCGATATCCTTTAACGACCAGGGGTTATTTGGGACTTCTTTATCAAAGTATCTCCCTTCATGGGTATCCCATACTTTTTCGCCATTATAGTGCTCTGCGTTCCATTTCTTTGCCAGATACCGCCCCACTTCATCAATAACACCTTTATCCTGCAGCGTCCCAAACGATGCTACGCGGGCTGTCCTATCCCGTCCAAACCGCTTGACGATATGTTCAAAAATCGCAGGCCGGTCAGACTCAACGCAATCAATATCAATATCCCCAATCTCTATACGGTCTTCATTACAAAACCGCGAGAATACCGTGTTCCATGTTTCAGGGTTTAGGTCGATAATATCCATTACATATGCTACCCTTGAGCCGCCAACCGAGCCTCTGGCCGTCCCGATTGCCATTCCCTGCTCCTTGCACCACGAAATCAGTTCAGACATGGAAAGCATGAAACCATCCATCTCCAGTTTCCTGAATACACGCATCTCTTCTTCTATTGCCGTCCTGAACGCTGCCTCCTGACTTCTCGGAATAATTCCGGCCTCAAGCTTTTCGTCCAGTTTCCGATGCGCCGTTTCTGTAAATATCTTTGAATCCGCCTTCCTTGTTCCATACAGAATCGGATATTTGATAGAAGTATCAAGTTCGATATCTTCCGTCATATCATATAAAAGACGCGTATTGGAAATCGCCTGCATGTATTCATCTTCTGGCAAAGCGTTCTGTGCCCTAAACATCTCCACAAGCTCATCATACGTTTTATAGCTCAAGTCAAAGGCATCCTCATCCCCATACGACTTACCTTTTGCAGATATCAGCACCGAGCGGCATTCTGCCTTATACTTTGATGAGCTATGCGTGTCTGTGCCAGCTATTAATGGCGTCCCAATATCTCGTGAAAGTTTCAGAAGCCGCCTGTTAAACGCAACCTGGTCTGGATGGTTATGTGGTTGTATTTCGAAAAAATCATACTTTCTTGCCAATTCCATATATCTTGGATGGTCTTCCGGCAGCTTATTCAGCGGTGATGCAAGACAGGCACTTGTCGATATGATGTTATCTGAAATGCCCAGAAATTCATCAAACGTAATCCTATTGGTATAATAAGAATGCTCCTTATTACACGACAGGCTGACCAGCTTATTCAGTTCCATTACACCTTCCATATTCCTTGCCATCAGCACCGTATGGTAGTTGTCACGTACTTTTGGTTCCAGCGATTCCGTTAAATAAATCTCTACCGAATGGATGTACCTTAACCCCGCCGCCTTACATGCCCCCCACTTTTCCGTCCAGTCCAACGGCTTCCCATGCTCAGATATGGATAACGTCTTCTGGCCATTTGCTACTGCTAACTCAATATAATCCTGGTACTTTGTACAGCTATCAAGCAGGCTCAATTCTGTATGGCAATGATACATTTCATACCACCTGCTATTTGAATCCACCGCATCACCTCCCGCTATTTTTATCCCCTGATTTGATTGGGCGTAAATCCGTAAAACTTCCACACAAGGTATTGCAAATTTGCAACACCTTTGCAAAACGCTAAATCTTATCTATATCTCAGCCTCTGCCTGTAAAGTGTCTCAAATACATTCAACCCTTTATCAACTGGCGCATCTTTTTCATACAACAGATTATCCTTATCCCAAAGATACTCAACATTGACGTATTGCTTCAGCCGTCTGATATTATGGTCTTTTCTTATCTGAACGTCCTTATCAAGCGCAAATACCACCCTCACGCCAAGCCTCGCAAGCACCTTCATCTGTGCTGGATTTAAGTGCGATGTCAACAATGCCCCGGTATTTCGGATTCCCCATGAGTACGCCAGCAATACTGATTTGCATCCTTCGAACAGGATAACTTCATGTTTTGCCAGTATTTCTTCCATATTCTCGAACAGTCCGTATATTACATCCATTTCCCCCCATGAAGAAAAGTACGTGTATTTGCGCAGGTCTTTTTCTTTCCATCCCGGGTCGAGCGTCCTGCCGCCGATGTTTACCATCTGCCCTTCCATATTATAGATAGGATATACCAAGCGGTTCGAAAACCCATCGTAGTACACTTGGAACCTATCGAGGGCTTCCTTTGAAATCCCCTCAGATTCCCAAACCGCAAGCTTCTCTCTGCGTTTTTCGTATCTCTCCATATAATTATCCGGAAATGCTTTTGCTTTGGATGCTTTTCTTCCTGACTTTTTATGCAAATACTTCCTACAAGCCGCCGTCGCCGCCATTTTCTGGCTTGGACGTATCTCCCCGTCATATCCCGCATACTCTTTCAGGATGTCTACAGCCTTTTTCGCACTGCATTTGTTGTAGAACTTCACGAACGTAAACACATTCCCGCCAATGCCGCTGGAGAAACAATAGAAACTCTTCGTTTCCCCCCGCACAGAGAACGACGGCGTTTTTTCTGATGAGAAAGGGCTTAACCCCCAATGCTCACCGTTTTTCTCTTCAAGCTCCACAAATTGGGATATATATTCAACAATATCTATGCAATTTATTAACTCTTCAAGTTCCACCGCCGCTTCCCCCTTTTTGCTAATTATTTAATTATCTTGACTGGCTAATATGGAACATTAGGAATATGTTGCTTTGCCTGTTCGTATGATATCAGGTTCCCGTTAAACTGCAGGTCTATGTACTCCCCCGCTGCGTGCTGCATACCATTCCGGTTCAGGATGACCCTCAGCTTTTTATTGCCGCATTCAGCGCCGTCATTTGCTACTTCTTCCGGGGTTTTGTCTTGAATGATAGCGATTGTGCTTGCATTTCTTCCTATCTTAGCTGAATCTGCAACCTTCCCTGTATTCGTAGCCTGCGCTGCGCCCACACCGCAAATTCCCATATCGCCGCATATTTTGTTCTTCACCATATCTACAAAACGCCCCAGCTCCTGGTAAGAATCAAATGCATCCCCATCCCCGGAACCTTTAAAATAATCCACAATCAGTACGTCAAGCCCCATCGTATGCTTCACCTTTTTGACTGCCGTGTAAATCGTCTGCTGGTCAAACATCGGTATGTAGATATGCGTGAACTTCCGGGTCTTCAGCCAAGCCATTGCCTGCGAAATCTTTTCCGCTTCTTCGTCATTGTAATTTCCTGCAGTCAGCCGCTTATACTCTACCCCTGACAGATGCGCCAGTATCCTGGCCGTAAACAGCCTTGTGTTCAGCTCACTGTCCAGATATAAAACCGCAAGGTCTTTCTTCAGCAAATCAACTGCGCAATTCAAAAGCATCATGGACTTTCCCTGCTTCGCTTCTGCCGCAAATATGAATAATTCACCCGGTTCTATGGTGGCATATTCATTTAAAGCACTGAACTTAAACTGTATGCCGGAATAACCGCATCCCTGCCTGGATTTAATTTCTTCCCAGCACCCATCAATGACTTCACTATACGCCGGGACATCATTCGCTGTAGAAAACTCTGTCATTACATCATCAATGATGGAGTAAATCTTCTGCTCTATGTCTGCTTCGCTCCTGTTATAGCATAGTGCCTGGCATTCCTTGAGCCTCTGGAATGTATCCCGCCGGAAGGCCGCATCCATCACATTATCTACAAGCATCTTATACTCTTCAACAGAATTCCTCGCCAGAATATCGCTCATTTCCATAAACTCGTTTAATTTTTCAATCGTCAGCTCATCTGCATACTTCCTTGTCGCTTCTGACGCATTTAGGCTCTCTATAATATTGTACGAGTCAATTGTCATAATCCCGCGCCTCACAAGGTCGCCTATTGCCGTATACACACAGCGGTTCTCTTTATTCGTGAAATGGTTCGGCAGTAAATGCTCCGAATAAAATATAAATTCCGGCTTGTGTATCAGCGATGCGATAATGCCCGCCTCGCTCTCCAAGCTGTTAATATCATCCACACTGGTCATACGCACCACCACCCTTCCAATAGCAGCAATGGCTACTGTAACTGCAAATATACCTGCATCCAAAAAATTCTATATTAGGCGGAAATTCATCCACATCTAATATCTCTCGGATTTTCCCCTCTGCCCACAACAGGGCTTCGTGGTAAGCATCCTCCCTAAATGGTTCTTCGATGAGCATCCCTGTCTTGAAGCAGTTAAAGCATAACAGCTTTGGCAATTTCCCATATTTTTGCCGTACCGCTTCCGCATAAATGTAAAGCTGCCGCAACATGATATCCAGTTCTTTATCCTTGAGCGTAGGCTTTGCCCTTCCGCTCCGCGGCTTCAAATCCCTCGACTTGTTATCCACAATCACATACTCCCCATCCTCTGTCCCCAAGTAATCTATACGCCCAGTAAATAACATCCCGCCGATGTGGAAATCAATCTTTTCTTCGACGGACACCATATCAAAGCGCAGCGGCTTTAAATTCCTTATATACTCCTTGCCGCTCTGGAAATATTTCCTGACAGTACCTGGGTTTGGCCTCCCGGCTCCCTGCGTCCTCTCTGGAAACTGCGTCAGGAATGCCAACATGACCTCATCCTTTGCCATTTTTGCGGTATAGTAGCTTTCAAGCAGCTCATGCATGAACAGGCCGTATACTGCATAGAACTTATCCTCTTTCATAAGTTTTGGATAGTGGATATACTGCAAATACCATCGGTAAGGACAGCTATCAAACGCTTCAAGCCTGCTATAACTCCAGGTCATGTCCTTAATTAGCTCACGGTATATAGATTCTCCCATCCTTTAACCTCAAGCTATGCTATCTTAGAAAGGCAGGAGGGAATCTTCAACCTCCCCACTGTCAACAGGACTGCTTGGCTCCTGAAAAAACCCGTTAGATGAACCAGAACCCCCGGCATCAATCTCCGCCTTCGTTTCGAAGCTGAATACCTTAAAATTCGTATAGGTAACGTTTTTTTCTTTGACATACTTGGTGGACACATCCACATCCCCAAGTCGGATTTTATCCTTCTCTTTCAGCATCGAGGCTTTCCTGGCAACTGCTGTCCCGATAAAGTCAACAAACCCTGAAAAATCCGTCTCATATTCGCCTGACTGCTTGTTACGCTTACTAATAGAAATACGCGCCTTGGTTCTCATATCCGATGCTGCTTCTACACTCCAAACTGTTGCATAGCTCCCTGTCCTGAATCCCATAATCTTACTCTCCTTTTATATATTTAGTATTGAAATCTTCCAGAAGCTTAGCTGCCAATGCCGGCTCCTTGATTGCAAGGTAATTTGCATTTTTTGCATACTTGCTGACAAACTTCTTTACCTCGTCAGCCTTGTCCTGATTGTCCGCCAGGAACTGTTTGATAATGCCGTCAAATTCCGCAGTAATCTCTTCTGCAATCGCCCTGTCTTCCGATTCTGCCGCAACTTTCTGCTTGCTCCTGTATGCATCTACATCCGAATCAGCCTGGGCAATCTGGAAATACGATGTCAGGAAATACCTTGTACAATATGTAAGCCCTGAACCGAATGCCTGTGAAGGGTCTCCCTGTGCGCCAGTGACAAACCACGGCACGTCGATGAACTCTTCCGGGTTATCGTCATTAACCCACCGAAATACCATATCCGCCGTAGCCAGCATTTCTGTCGTGGTGCTGTCATAAGCCTTCCCTGTCTTATCAAACTTCGTATTAACGGTCACATTCTGGCATACCTTTGCAGTCCCTGGGACAATCTGTGGAATTAGGGAAACCCCATATTTCTTCATCCCCGCTGTTATCTTCGCCAAAATTGATGTAATATCCGCATAGGTATAGTTATACCCACGTTTTTCCTTAGATACCACATCCGATATCGCACGGATTTTTGCAAGCTTCTGTACTAAATTCAACTTTTCTTCCATAATCTTATCCTTTCTTTACGCCGCACGGTATTTCTCCCGGAGTTTCCCCATAATCCATACCTGCCCTTTCCCGGTAATGACTGTCTTAGGGAACACCCTTGTACCATACGCCGTATCTTTTTTAACCTCGGCTACATCAAAATACCCACGGTTAATGTATTCCTGGTACGGCATCCTGTTTTCTTTGAGAATCCCGCTCTGCTTCAGCCATCTAATGAGCCTGTTTCTTCCAATCCTGATATTCTCGTCATTCAGAACCTTAGCCATTTCTTCCATATCAATCGTGTCTGACCCCTGCGATACCTGCAAAGCAAAATCTACAAGCGGCTTCTGTTCTACCAACTGTTTCTCTTTCTCCTGAATAAGAGAATCTTTCTCTTCAATCTGCTTCTGGGCAATCATCAGTGCTTTAGCCACAAGCTCTTCATCCGACATTTTTTCCTGCCCGTCTATATATCCTCCGTACTTACGAACTGACGGTAAGACTTCGTTTGTCACCCAATGTTTGAACCTCCTAGCTGATTCAAGCCTGCTTCCAAAAATCAAAGCATACATTCCAGACTCGTTAATAACCGTCATCCCTCTTGGAGATTCAAAAGTACCGTTTTGGTAGTTTTGCCTGTCTTCCTCGACAACATGTCGATTAATATCTCTACTTCCATTCTGGTATCCTAACGCCGTTGCCACATCTCTCCCCACAAACCACGGCTCACCATCAATGTTCACTGTTCTAACATCTCCAAATTCTTCATTGCTAAAAATTTTCACTTCATTCTTTTCCATCAGATTTCTTCCCTTCTTTTATATACGTCGCACTTTCGTCTGCTACATGCAGCAACCATGCAAACGGCAACTGCTCATATACGTTTCCTACATCCTTATTGCCATCCCAACAGCTCATATGGCAATTAATTGCCACAGCTTCTTCTGGTGTTAGCCTGATGAAATGTTGCGCTAAAAATACCGATTTGCTTCCATGCCCGCCAAAACAGAATTTTTCGCTTACTTTATATGCATCATAGCTCTCCCATTGCCCCTGCTCATTTTTCCTGTTCCGTTTCTCGACAATATAATAATTGACTTTGCACAAATCATGGAGCAATGCGGCGATGATTACACTTTCATCTTGTGATTTTACTTCTGGATATGCTGCCAAAAGCCGAACAAATTCGTCATACACATTCAGTGAATGCTCACACAATCCACCCCGGTAATTCCCATGATATGCCCTTGACGCAGGTGCTTCGAAGAAATCCGTATCTTCCAGCCATTTCACCAGCTCATCTATACCATCACGCTGGACTGTCGTAAGCAGCAAAACGAATCTGTCATGATTCGCTGTTCTTTTCTCATCAGTCATTAGAGTCCCTCCTTTCTTTCCTATTTTTGGACTTGCGTCCGAGCATGGATAGCCGGAATCGAACCGGCATTATCAGAAACCCTGATACGCACCAATGCATCCATGTTATTGGCAGTTGCCCACGATGGGGCAACTACAATGTCTAAGCCATCAGCTTACTTTACTTAACCTCATATGGGTATTAGCATCTTTAATCATCTCTTCCAGATACAATGGAACCTCGTACGCATTCACAGCCTCATGCGCCGCACAAATGTATCTTCTTTTCAGAGCCTTGTAAGATTTCGGCCTCCCATCCTCTGCGTATAACCCAAACTCACGTCTAATCTGGTCGTAAATATCGCGGTAAACCTTTGAGCGGATATTCGTGTCTTTGTAGGCTTCTGACTGCTTCCCGCCAAGAACCGCGACCCCTTTCCTTTTTACGTGATTTGAAAGCTCATCCGCTTCGGAACCATACAGAGGGATGTCAAATTCTAATCTGTTGATGCGTGTGTCCATCTGCTTGATTTCTGCATCGTGACGGTTCAGAACTTCCACCGACTGCTGAATAATTTCCAACTGGGTGAGCGGCCTCCTTATCCGAAAATATGTATCCACCAAGTGGCCATATACTTCCCAAGCTTTATCGGTATTCAGGGACTTGGCATGAAGGAATGCGCCTTTCTCTGTCCAAAGGTAGAACTTATTGGCATTTGGCAAAACATCATTTTGATTTTTTGCCCTGAATTCCCTTAATTCCTTCCCAGTCAAACAAATAAAGTGCTCTCCTTCTTCGTACCTATCCTTATTGCGATTAAAATTGTTTATAACGACCTGCGTCTCAGTTTCATATGCTTCTGCAATCTGTTTCGTCGTCAATACCCGAATATTCTTATACTCTGTCACTACTAAATTACCCATTTCTCTAAATCCTCCTATTTGCATATTAGTTATCTGTTTTTTTAGCTAAACGATTTTCTTTTATTGGCGAAAGTTGTGGAAACCAAATCAGCCAAATCTTGGCTTTATTATAGAAACTTTCCCGGTGTTTCTCTTTTCACCTGCACCCTAAATCTAGGGTGCAGCTATCAAAACCCTCTCTTTGCGAATTATTTTTTTATCTTGATTTGTGTAATTGAAAGCCCGCCATATAGCAGGCTCTTTTTTACCCTTTGTAAATCCACGCAAGCTTCCATCTCTGGTAGTCTTCTTCGTAGTCCTTCACAAGCTGTCGCTGTTTTGCGCCTAAGGTTCTTCTCCCTTGCCCCAGCTCGTATGTCTTTCCTTCCATCTGTTGAATGACAATCGGGTTAAAGTCCGGAGTTCTCCCGCATAGCTCTTCCTCATACGCCCGGTAAAACAATCCGGACATCCATACTCTGAAGTAGCTTAGCTTTAACGGCGTCTTGTCGCTTTTCCCCCTAGACCTCCTTGAAAGTTCTGTCCTGATAGAGCTTACTGTTGGCAGCGCCCTGACGCCCCTCACCAACGTATCTCCTGCCACCCTGTCCTTCCATACTGTCTTTGTATAATTAGGATGATTAAACAAAAACTGCTCAAGCTCCACACAGTTATGGAATGCCTGTAACGACTCTGGATACATTTGGACTACTGTATTCTTCTGAGGATAGTTCACAACCATATTCCGGAAATCAACATCCGAACACTTAATGTCCAGTATATCCTTTTCTTCAACCCCTGCATATGCCAGCCAGTAGAAACATCTGTATATATTATCTGTTCCACCTTTTCCTTCCGGCTCACATATCGCATCCAAATAATTCTGAAGATGTTTAGGACTTGATACTGTCTGCTCCCTTACTTTTTCCAACCCAACATCCGTGATATTCAGCATCCCGTCACATGCCCCTGGCACGTTCCTTCCAATGCACCATCTCACATAGTCCTTTAGGATAATTAAGCGCATCCATTTGCTCCGAACTCTCAGTCCCACAATCCTATCAATGACGGGCTGTAACTCTTCCTTACTCTTCGTGCATAAATCCGCACCCCATTCTTCCTCTACCGGCGCTATGGCATTAAAAATCGTCTCACATACAAGAGCTGTAGATATGCTTGTAATCTGTTCCCGGATAAAATTCTTTTTCAATTCCGCATTGTACATATAAGGCCTCCCCTCCGCGTAATGGGCTGTTATATCTTAATATTGCCCTTTCCGTTTTAGACATAAGCAACTCTGGCTTTATACAAGAAACCGCTGGCAATGCCAGCAGATAGACGCTCCAAAAGCTCAGTTCCTGTATGTTCTTTCCTACAAAATAACACACTTCCATCCACTTGTCAAGATAATTCTAAAATCCGCTTTTAGGCTATCTAACGTCGATTTTCTCCTGAGCAATGATGGTATATGTATCATCACCAGTCTCGTCTCTGCTCTCGCATACAACAGTGAAAAGGTCACCTAATACTGTCTTTTCTATAAAAATATGCTTTATACTGTCAAATTCAAGCCAGTTTTGCCTATACTTCGTATTCTTCTCAGAGTTGTCATTGTATATACATATCCTGTTTGGGTTAAAGCTAATTCTCATGTGGTAATACGTTGCAGTTGTCCTAATTGTGCAGCTCGGAGCAAACCATTTCTGGTTTCGTATCTCAAAGACATACCTGTAAAACTCTTTTCCCGCACAATATTCCTTAAATTCTTTCAGAGACAGCTTTAACCTCGTCTTTTTCTGGTTCATTGGTAGTATCCCTCCATTGACTTTTTGTTTATGTTGTGGCATACTACAATATGAATAAGTGTTTTACTTCTATCACTTATTTACATTGTAGCGGCTTGTTGCTTGGTCGTTACGTATGTTTTGTCTTTAGCCGAGCGGCAACTCGGCTGTTGATTCCATTTTGGATGTTGCCGGGAATGATACCCGGCTATAAAGCAGTTATTGCAATTGAGCTGTCACTCAGTTGCAACCTTTTCTTGTGTAGCTGGGCGGCACCCCGGCTACACTTTCTTCTTATTCCCCAAACTGCCTTGTCAATTTAAGGAACATTTGTTTGCTTTTTTTATATTATCACAAAAGTATGTATGATGTCAATAGTATTTTTATTGATTACCATAGGCGGGTAATCGGTGGCTCAAACCCCCGGGCGTAACGCGGAGCGTTATACTCCCAATATATCTTCCCCCTATGTACTTCTGGGTAATATTCCTTTAATTTCCCATTTATCTTGCTCCCCGGCCTGTATACCATTTTCATATCGGGATACATTTCCTGCATACATCTTTCTACAATCTGGCACCCTTTAACCGCAAATTCTACCTCACGAACCCCACCCAGGTCATATTGAAATGTTAAGTTCGGTATTTTCCCATGTTTCGCCAACAATATGTTGAACGCAACTCCGTATGGTCTGGAAATACAAAGTATATCTACACTAATGGACTCTACAACCGCATCTTCCCGGAACCTGCTCTTCCACTCATCGCCGTAAACCTCGCGCAATTCATCACTGATATAGTCCAACGTTTTCCATCTCGTATCTTCCTTCACCAACGCTTCTTCTAATTTCGTTTCCATCCCATATGTTGCTCTTATTTTAAGCTCAGTTTCCGCTATCAGCTTCTCCCGTGCCTTATTAGCATTGTCATCCGCTTTATCTTCCGTATACTTAATAAGAAGATATACCCCTATCAAAAACAAAAAGAAAAAGTTCCACATATTCCCTCCTACGCCGTAGCAGCCTCAATGCACTCCTTTGCAAAATCAACCTGCTCAACCGCTTCCTCTAATTTATTTATCGCATCTTCCATTTTCTCACACTTTTCGCTATATAAAAGATTTTCCGGCATATTATCCAGACAATCTTGCTCATCGTCAAGTGCCTTTGATAACATGCCGGAAACTTCCCGCAGAAGACCTGCAGCATTATGCAAAAGTGCGCGCCTCTGCCTATTCACACAGTACCCCTGCTATGCTTTTCTTTCCCAAATGCTTGGGAACACAAACTCCACCGCCATCGCACCGCTTTCAGTTGCAGCAAAGCCAAACGAAACCGCACGCTGTGCGAGCGCAAAATACTTGTGCTGCGGAGATTCAATTGTCATATCCGAAACCTCTATCTGGATACGGATTCCCATATTGGTTTCATCCACTTCGACCTCCACGGACTCCCCACCGAACTCCTCGATAAGCCCGTCTATCGCACCGCAATATTCCTCGAAGATTTTATACTTTTCTCCGTCTGGCTGCCACAGAGCAGAAAATCTTTTGTTCGCTTCCTCAATTACAGATGATGCCACATCAAACGTCTTAACCTTCATTACTGCTCACCTCCCTGTTCCTTATTTTTCAGGCCGTGGAACGTAAAGTTCATCTGTACCGTTCCATCCGTCTTCGGGTATACCTCGAAGTTTGTTGCTAAGTTCACCGCCCTCATAAACAGCTCTGGCTTCCCGAACGAAAGCCTGCTGCCTACTACGCTTACTACGCCCAGGCTGCTAGACGGGCTGAAAAGCTCATAGGACACCTTTGCTTCTTTGCCGCCCGCCAGTGCCCGGAGTAAGTTGTATGCGTACAAAACCTCACGGACACGCTCTGGAACTGCATCTGGAGCTTTCTGCACCTGTTCATCTACAGTGCGTGCAAAAACCTCCGCCTCTTCTGTTGACATAAAATCTGTGTTTAATACTTTGTTTTCTAAACTCATATTCACCGCTCCTTTCTAGCGTAATTATACATCATTTCGTGCAATAATACTATGTAATTTGTAATTATATCACCATCCCTTCGTCATATTTACGGATTCCAGCCTTGCCTTTCCTGCAAACTGCCATTCCCTTTGATGCTCCCCACGGCTAAAGCAGAGGTACTGCATGTCCGAATAAAAATAAATAACACCCGCTATACCAAGCGAGCGTTACATTCCCAGTTCCTGGGTCAGATACAAAACGCGGCATAAAGAGGAACTGTCTTTTTCCCGTCCTCAAAGCCAAAATTTTTTGCAGAGAGCTTGATGGCATAATCAGGTTTGTAGGATTCCATATAGACCTTTAAGCTTTTGGCTCTGGTGTTGTCAGCGGATTTGACCTCAATCGGGATAAGTTTGCCCTCACGCTGAATGACAAAATCAATTTCAGCTCCACGCTCGGACTGCCAATAGTAGGTGTTATATCCTCCTATGGTAAGCTGCACATTCACATAGTTTTCCGCCATGCCCCCTTTAAAGTCGTTCAGCTCCTCCACCATATAGAGGATGTCGTTTGCAGCTAAGTCTTTCTTGGCACAAAGCAGCCCCAAGTCTGATACATAAATCTTGAACGCATCAATGTCGCGATAATTTTCAAGGGGCTTTTTAATCTGCTCCACCTTGTAGACCTGCGACACGATACCCGACAGGCAGAGCCATTCAATGGCATTTTCAAACTCCGAAGCCCGCCCGCCTTTTTTAATCAGCTTATACTGAAAGCGGGTGTTTTTCTTTGAAAGCTGCACGGTAATGTTATCGTAGGTAAACCTTGTCTTTTTGATTTCATTCAAATTATTATACTTGCTCATATCGTTGAGGTAGCTTGCAAGGATAGTGTCCTGCGTGTGGCGGACGAGGATATAGTCCTTTGTTTCGGCAAACTGTGTTACACACTCTGGCATACCGCCCACAATGAGGTACTGGCGGTAAAGCTGCATCGCCGCATCATGGAGCGCTGAGGGCAGCGGCGTGTCGGCAGCAAAGCACTTTTTAATCTGCTCCACAAGGGCGTCCTCGCCCATTGCAAGCATGAATTCCTCCATGTCCATCGGGTACAGGGTTTTCATATCCACCTTTCCGACAGGGAAAGAGAATCTTGCCCTATTCACCGCCACGCCGAGCAGACTGCCCGCCACGATAATGTGATACTCGGGAGCATCCTCACAAAAATATTTCAACGAAGTCAACGCCCTTTCACAAAGCTGTACCTCATCAAAGACAATCAGCGTCTTTCCCCTGACAATCGTCTGTCCTGCGATATGGGATAAAATCGGTATCAAATAATCCGGGCTGATGTTTTCCTCAAAGGTTTCATTCAGCTTGGGATTGGTTTCAAAGTTGAAATACGCCACATTTTCATAATGGGTGCGCCCAAACTCCAGAATGGAATAGGTCTTGCCAACCTGCCTCGCTCCCTGCAAAATAAGGGGCTTGCGGCGCTCGCTTTCTTTCCACGCTTCCAAGAATCCCATAATTTTTCTATACATCAATCCGCCCTCCGTGAAAATGATGACTATAACATAGCATATATTCATGTAAATATCAATGATTTTTCTTTTAATTTTTACACTGAAATGCATGAATATTTCAGAATCCGACACGAACTGCTGGAATGTAAACGAACCTATACCGCTCCGGGCAGCCCGTACAAGTTTTCTTAATCTATGTTGGAAAGTTCTTAACAACCGGGAAATACCACATTTTCAGCCCGCATAGGAGGAAGACTGCAGCCCTGTTACTCCTGCCGGAGAAACGTTCTTCATATTAGTCCCATTTACAACACAAAAAGGACTACGACAATTTTCCGTAGTCCTTAAATCTTTGGAAAAGCTCATTCTGAATTAAGCCAATTCTTGCATAGCGCCACCACTGATAGCCTCACGGATATTTATATTTGTAAAGGTGGGCGCAGATGTGATTTTAGGGGTAATATTGTATTTGATAGGTGTTTTTTTGTTTGGTTTGTTTCTAATGCTTTCTTTTAAACCGTAGGAGAGTAGTGCAAAATATAATTCATCCGACAATTCTTTCGATTTGTCTTTACTGTCGTATATAGTCTCTTCATTAACTTTTACTATTATTCGATTATTTCTGGTAATCCTGTTTTTTTCGCATGAAATCTTTTTACGTTTTTCTGCTTGTTCTTTTTCATACATTTTTAATGAGATTGTTTTTAAAAAGTAATCTGACCAGTCTTTTTTCATAAATTCTAAAAATTTCATTTTACCCTCCTAGATATTTATTATTTTATATAACCGATTCTCTCATAACATTCATAAAACTCTTTAATATAAATATAAAGGATGTCTGCGAAAATCGCAAGTGTTTGAAGTTCGAAAGAATCCTGGCTTTCCCACTCTTCTATAATATGGGTGCTATCTATACATAAAAAGCCAAGTATGTCTGGTTTAATATTGTTGTTAGAATTTTGACTGTCCTTTGTATTATATCTTATTGGTGCTACTAAGGTACTATCGTAACATTTTTTTGTCCAATTTGTGGAATCATTGCTATATTGTCCGGCGGTTTCTTTTTCAGATAAATTTGAACATCCGAAAAATACACTCTGTCCATTGCAAAGATTATAAAAATCGGTGTTATTTTTTACGATGGTATTATCTGAAGTTTGTCGTTCCTTTCTTGTATTGGAAGACCTTGCTATTGTTATAATACGCTCATTCATGAATTCGGTTCTATGGCGTAATCTTTTTGCAAATGTTTTAACGCATACAGAAATAGTATCATTACGATAAGCGGATAGATATTCGGATAAAACATTCACATAATTTCCAACATTGTTTTTTAGGACATCCCACTCTTTTTTAAAATTATCTTCTATTTTTTTAGGGTCATGCTTATATTTTTCAAGGTATTGTGATATGTTTTCAAGTTCAACAATCTTACACCTAACATCATGTACAAATTGTGTATGAATAAAAAATGATAAGTCCCGTTGTGCTTGAAAAGATGCGCTTTGAGATTTTATACAATTTCGTATAAATTTATATATTATTATGCCCAAGGATACAATAAATATTCCGATTATCCATGAGTTTATATTGGTTAAGAAGTTTAATGCTTTTGCTATAAGATTACTATTGTTATCTAAAAAATCTGAAAAACCTTTGATGCCTTTAAGCTTTTCAGCTAGTTTGTTCCATATAAGCAGTATAGCACTGAGCACAAAAGAAGTATTTTTTATTAGGTTCACATAACTATTGAATGTGTCAGCATAATCTTTATGTTTTTTAAAAATATTCATGACATCCCCACCTAGTATTTTTAATATAATTATAATATATTATAATACAAATTGTGACGATTTTCAACATGAACATTGTATAAAAATCAATATACATCTAAAGCAAGCACCAAGAATGTATAATATAGGTCTTGTATAGAAATATTAAAAATGCTGGGTTTATCAGATTTGATGCATAGCCGGTTGTAAGGAATAATATCAACAAATCGAAGTCGACTGAGAAGTGCAACATACTCGCAGCGCTTGGACTAGGATACTATAGATTTTCATGTTTCCGTCAACCAGAACGGGTTTGAAGTGTAATTGTAGCAATTCTACCTCTTATGTCGCATATGATATTACTTTACTAACAGAAAATACCAATGTATAATTAAATCAACAAAAGCGGTAAAATAAATAGTAAAGGAGATGTATCTATGCAAAAGCACATTCATAAACTAACGCTGTTGTTCCTAACCCTATGCCTCGTCATAGCCGGAGCAATTTCCTCGCCCTCACGAGCATCCGCAGCGAAAATCAAACTCAGTAAAAAGTCTGTTACCATCACAAAAGGCAAATCTGTCACTCTCAAGCTGAAAGGCACGAAGAAAAAACCCAAATGGTCTACAAGCAATAAGAAAGTCGCTACGGTCAGTAAGAAAGGCAAGGTTGTAGGGAAAAAGGCAGGTAATGCCAAGATTACTGCGAAAATAGGGAAGAAGAAGTATGTTTGCAAGGTTAAGGTAGTGAAGGCGAAAGCACAGTCAGAGCCGAAACCGACACCGAAACCTGTGGTAGAGCCTGAGCCAGTGCCACCAAGCAACAAAATCAATGGCATCAATTATAGAATTTATGACGAAGGTGTAATTGTTTACAGATACGAAGGCAACGCTGAAACTTTTGTAGTTCCATCAGAAATAGAAAATCGTCCTGTAACAGAGGTAGCAAAATCCACTTTTAAAAGATGTAACAGTTTAGTTAGTGTGGAAATACCTGATAGCGTAATAAATATTGGTGAAGCTGCCTTTGCCGAGTGTCAAAATTTAAAAACCGTTAAACTTTCGTCAAACTTAAAGGAAATAGAATATGCCCTATTTTGGGGATGTACCAATTTAACAAATGTCGAAATTCCTGACGGCGTAACCTCTATAGGAATCCGTGCATTTGAGAATTGTATTAATTTAGTAAATATTATAATTCCTAAAAGTGTGACATGGACGGGAAGTAATGCCTTTAAGAATTGCCCAAATCTTACAATAACTAGAAAGTCCACTTCTGATGTAAACTCCGTCCCCCGCTGAATAGTACATCATCTTTTCGCATTTAATAGGATAATTAAAAGTATATTGTACCCCTGCCTATTAAGGCAGGGGATTTTCGTTATATAAGTATATCATTGCATTGATTTTAAGTCCTCTTTCAGCCGACCAATTTCCGACATTAACTTATGTATGGCTTTATTTTGTTCTTGGACAAGCTTCAAAATCGCTGGCACCATTTCCATCACATTCCAGTTCTCAGGCTGCCCATCTTTGTAATTGCATCCAACAGGGAATAATTTGTCGATATCTTCAGCGATGAAACCGATATGAAGTTCACCATTGTCATCATCGCAATATCCTTCATTGTACCGATAAGTTACCACAGGAAGTTCTAGTAATTTTCTGTAATCTGTTGTCTCATCGAAGCCTTCTGTGATATCATGCTTATATCTTTTGGATGAAGAAACATACTGCTTAATCATACCAGTAGAATCAAATGCACATGTATTTGCATAACGGGTTGTTCGAATAGTTCCATTATATTTCACAACATCATTAGTTTCAATACGTCCAGAAGCGCCATCAATGGTGGCACCAACTGTCCAACTGGCAACGCCTTCATCATCGTATACATGGTTTCCGAATTGTATTTTGGAATTGCTCAGAATACTTACATTACCTACAGAACCGAGTGACAAACCAAGATGAGTTTCACCGTCATCGTCTTTCTCAACACCATTATCCAAATCTATATGTCCCACAAACTTATTAGCGGCATTTCTAAAGAAAGCAAAAAATCTGTTTTTCCTTAGACCGTATTGCTTTGTTCCGCTACCTTCGAACGACGCTGATAATCCTGCATCTCCTTTTTCAATCTCAAACATCGACACCTTACCGCTCGTAGCATTTATCTTCCCTGTGATTTCTAAATCCCCCTCCTCATTAAACTTCAATACATCGGTGTCATTACTTTTAACATTAAGTATCGACTCTGCATCACTATTAGGACTGATAATAACTTCCTGACATAAGCCTCCTAGATTTGCACCTTTCACTCTAAATCCAGAAGCGTCAAAATTCAAGCTGGACTGACCATTATTAAGAGATATATCAAGAAAGTTTTCACTATCATTCGGTTTTACGGCAAATCGATTGTTTTTAGCATTGTCTTCAATACTAATTCCATCATCAGTAAACTTCATATTACCAGATTTGTTAAATACCATCAACCGCTCACTCAAAGTCATCTTCCCCACCATTGCCTCACAAATTATGGCGTGGCAGTTCCTCTGTTCGATTTTAGATAAAGAAATATCTTCTGGAATGAGATGTGACGTCACTTCACATACTTTATATCCATCATGTATATTATAATTATCTAAAAGTTTGCAAATATTATACGGAGTAATCTGGTACATATTAATAAATCCACCAACACATTCACTAGCTATTCTCTTATAAGTATTGATATACGTTGTTATAGTGTCATGGCTTTCTAAAAATGCCTTCTCTGACTCTTTCATACATTCATGTACTTGGATTCCGGCACACCAAAATTGCACCCCAGTAGTCGAACCATATTTTATGTCTTTTTCAAAATCGTTTCTCTGTGAAAAAACATATAAATAACTCTTACCGTTATCTACGCCCGCAATCAATATTTCCACAGAAATAATATCATTTATAACTGCCGGATACTCTAACGACCTCAAAAGCTCTTGCAATTCATCTTTATCAATTTTATTTCCCCTCATAGTGATTCTATTTATAATATAATTCACGTAAGACAAATTTCCACTCACAAATGCAATCTCATCACCAAAACGGTATAATTTTTTCATGTTATTTCCGGTACGTACAAACTTATCTCCAATTTTTGAGCTTATTGCTGAATCCGCCCCAATAAGAACATTTCTTTCATCCATCATAACTAAACAACAACTCATACTAAATCTCTCCTTTTTTTTGTTTAATATTTTAAAAACATTTACCTGACTTCTGTTTGCTACGGCCATTTTTTGACCTATCTTTTTTATCCTATCTCCCGCTAATCTTCCTACCTCTCACCCCTATTTACCCACGCAAGGCACTTACACATCTAGCGATTATTTCCGCACTTTGCATCACCTCCTTTACTGTATTCATTGCCGAAAATGACACCCTGACTGAACTCCTTGCCTTTTCCGGCGTGACCCCCATTGCCAAAAGTACATGGCTCGGCTCAGACTCGTAGCTTCTGCACGCAGACCCTGCTGAAACGCAAATACCGCTTGCATCAAGCATAAGCAGCAGCGTTTCCCCGTCTATGCCTTCAAAGCACAGATTAAGCACTTTCGCGCTTCCTCCTGGATATGCGCCATTAACAGACATCATATTATCCATCTCAAATTTACGAAGTTCCTTTGTCAATTGACTGTAAAACAGGCTTCTCAGACTGGATATCGCTTCCAGGTTTTCTTTAGCGTATTTCTTCTGGAGTTCGCAGGCTTTTCCAAACCCTACAATCCCGGCCACATTTTCAGTGCCACCACGTAATCCATATTCCTGCTCTCCCCCTCCGCAAATCAAAGGAGTAAGCACGCTATTATCCCTCACATACAAAGCCCCTGCTCCTTTTGCCCCATGTATCTTATGGGATGACAGCGACAAAAAGTCACATTGGATATCATCTACATTTATCTCCTGGCATCCGGCGGCTTGTACGCAGTCCGTGTGGAACAAGATTCCCCGCTCCCTGCACATCTTCCCTATCTCCCGCACAGGGTTCACAGCTCCAGTCTCGTTATTCACATACATTACCGATACAAAGCCAACCTCCTTGTTGCCAATTATCTTCTGGAGTTCCTGTGCTTTGACCACACACCTCCCATTAACTCCTAAAGTATGTATGGAAAAATCTTCCTCCGCTTTTTCCAACGACTTTGCCGCTTTTAACACGGAGTCGTGTTCCACAGCAGACACTACGACATGCTTCCTCCCTATTGCTTTCAAATAAGGGGCAGCGCCCTTTAAAGCCGTATTGTTTGCTTCGCTGCCGCCGGATGTGAAAATGATTTGCTCTGGCGTCGCACCGATGAAATCAGCTACCTGCTGCCGAGCGTTCATTACAGCGTCCGCCGCATTCCTGCCAAGCCCATAGATTGTCCCGGCGTTGCCATATTCCTCTGTTAAATACGGCATCATTGCTTCCAGGACTTCTGGATAGACTTTAGTAGTTGCTGCATTATCTAAGTAAATCACATTAACTCCTCCTCGTTTTTTCTTGAATTCGTGCCTCGGCAGTTTCTTGAAAAATAAAAATGCCTGAGCGTGTAAACTCAGGCTAAACTTTTCCTATTTGTGTAAACAAAAATTATGAGTATTAACTGCACGAGAATCGCTTTGTGGCAATGTCCACTGAAATAGCGGGTGTCGGGTTATGTCAATTGCAATCCCCGTTACAAGCCATTTTGGAAAAAAGATAGCAAGTCATCAAATAATATGTTATAATTTCCCTGTTGCTCACCGATACCCGGCAACAGGGACGAGGTGTTCACATGGAGTTCTTTGCATCTTTTTTAATCGCTGTCGCGGCTGGTGTAACTTGCCACTGCATCATCAAATGGTTAGACGGAGACGACATGAGCAACAAATAGCCTAGTGGGTGCTTTGCCACTATAAAAGAAAAGAAGAATCCCCGAACTGTGGTGCAACACGGTTCGGGGATTCTTCTTTGTTCACATGGAACTTTTGCATCTTTTTTGCCTATTGGCATTATAGCATATGCAAAAACTTTTTTCAATATACTTTTGGCAATGTGAACTACCCACGAGCTAAAGCTCGGTGGGTTTCCTGCTTCATCGACCTCGTAACCTACTATAAGGATATCGTTACACAAAAATTGATTATTTGAGATGTCCACAGAGATAGTGTCCTATAGAGATAGCGAGCATCGGATTCTTGTAGCCATAATCCCCTCTACATTTTTCGTATGAATTAATTATAGAAGTTTGTCGGATAATATGTTATAATTTTTTCGTTGCTCACCGATACCCGCAACGGGGAGGAGGTGCTTGCATGGAATTTTTTATCTCTTTTTTAGTTACCGTTTTGGGAGGTGTAGCCTGCCACTACATCATCAAATGGTTAGACGGTGACGGCAAAAGCAACAAATAGCCTAGTGGGTGCTTTGCCACTATAAAAGAAAAGAAGAATCCTCAGACGGTACTGCCATACCAATCTGGGGATTCGTTTCTTTTGCCCACATGGACTTTTTATCTCTTTTTGCCTATTGGCATTATAGCATATGTGAAAACCTTTTTCAATATGCCCTTATCAAAAAATTATCCTTATCAAATTGACCCTCTCACGACTGAAGTCGTAAGATTCCTGCTTCATCGACTTCGTAACCTCCATCTCCACAGGCGTAACTTTCCGTCATTCCAACGGTAGATATATTTTTTAGACTGATGACAACCTCAATCCTTCATGTCTAAAGCCACGAGTATTCTTGACATACTTCATAAAATGCAAAAAGTAACTGTCCTCAACCTAGTAAACTGAGCCATAGAAAACAAAAAAAGTCCCCCACCACCGAAACGAATCCAGTGATAAGGAACTTTCCCATTCTAAAAGACTATTTTATCTTTAATCTTCTGACGTTGTTGCTCGGTTAATATTGAATTTTCGACTAATGAATAGTTATCATGTAGCCATTCATTAGTTTTTCTTCTGAAATACTCCGCTGGTTGTACTATTTGTGCTGTTCTGAAATCGAGTTTTCCCTGCGTAAAATCACAGCTCATAAATCTATTTGCTCCATCACCAGTTATCAATAGCTGGTCAATTAAGACTTTTTCATTAACTCCGTCCTGAACAAGTACATGCTCGATATTATTGATATAGGTTAGCAGACTTTCAAATGAAAGACACAGAATTAGTCTGCCATATCCTTCGCCACTAGTTTTGATAACAGTATATTCATTCATGGCAGACTCTCCCTTCTTATCTACTTTACTGTTGCGAACCAATGAGAACTAGACATTTTTTGATGATTTCATCTGCCTCATTTTTGCTTTGCAGAATAATAAATTGACAATATATGGAATGTTTTGTAGAATGTACATGGGTGCTACCTAAGCACGGTAGGACGGTTTGTCTTCCATCAGAGAGAACAAGCTCTGTTTACATAGAAACCTTTCGAGGAATCTACGAAAGGAGGACACTTTGCATATGATAACAATTCCGCTACAATCTATTTATTACGCGTTAGGTATTGCCAGTATTTTATGTGGTGCTGCATACAAATTAGGTTATGAGATTGGTAAGAATGCAAGAAAGTAACTGTCCTCAGCCTCGTAAACTGAACAGTTACTTTCTTAGTATTGTAACATAGTAAATTTTCAAGGCAAACCATTCTGTTCTAGGTAGTGCCTTTCTGAATAAAGATGACTCCCATGACCGCCACTCACCAAAGTCCGGTCATTAATGTGTTATAATATATTTTATTCTATAGCCGTCAAAACCTCTTTGGCTCACGACCATCTAATGGATAATTGCCTGTTTTAATGGTAAATTTCTTTCTATGCTCCTCATTATCTTAAAACAAATCTATGTCATTGTCAATAGATTAATCCATATGTGTATTCCATAGCTAAATCTAAAACCTCCGGTTTCCTTTCTTCTTCCCGAACTGGAGCAAATTTAATCCAGTTCTACAAACTCTTTCATTTGTTCCTCCGCAGCTTCTTCCCGCTTCTTATTCCCATATTCCCGGTTCCCCCGGCACCATTCACAACCGCCATGATTCCTGCACGAATGCGCTATCATCTTTCCGCCATGATATGGCTTCCGCCGCTCTTTCCCATGCTCTATCGCTTTATTTAGACTCATTACATCACCTACCCTGTCTGGCTTTCTACTTCTACAATACTGCTATCCATTAGGTAATTCCTGCGCATCCCACCTAAATTCAGATTCCGGTAGGCCTCCTCAATCTCCTCCGACGTGATGCCGATATAATCCAATGTCTGCGCTGGCGATGAGTGGTTCAGCATCTTCTGGAGCAAAAGCAGCTTCCTGCTGTCATTATGGGACATCAGCATCTGGTGGTAGCAAAATGTCTTCCGCAGCGTATGTGTTGACACCTTTACGTTCAAGCTTAAATCCTTCGCAATTCCCTTTAAAATCCGGTCAATTGACTGAACAGAAAGCGGGGTGTTCGTGTTCCCGCCGCGATTTGACTCGCTTCGGAACATATAATCGCTTAACGCCACCCCTGGCGTATTCTTCAAATACAAAGTGACTGCTTCTATTACCGCCGTGTTGATGGTGATGTACCGGTTCTTCTTTCTTTTTCTTGTGTTCCTTGTTTTCTTTTCAAATACCGGGAAACTGTCGCGGTATGTGAAGTTTTCGTTTATCAAATTGGAAAAACGCAACATCCTCAAATCGCTCACCCGTAGCCCAAAGTTAATTCCGACGATAAACAGCATGTTATCCCTATATCTCCCATTTTGGATAAGAAACTCTGACACTGTATAGATATCATCCAGGTTCTTAATCGGCTCTGCCGCATGTTCTGGTGCCAGCTCGCAACGGACTTCTTCTGTCGCTGGGGCAATAAGGCCTGCGGCAGACTGGACTCTGCCCTTCTGCAGTGCCTGCACATCAATTGTCTTTGCCTTAATATCCCCTATGCTTATTATTTTCCCCATCCGCTGCCTCCCCTAGATTATCATTTACCGCTCCTATATAGCTTACGCAACAACAAATTCATCGACCTGCTCTATGTACTTTGCAATGCACGCACTGTCAGCCTTCCCATTGGTTTCGAATTGCAACTCCATTGGCTTTGTCAGGTCAACGCTGAAAATCCCCATAATGGACTTCGCGTCAACAATATACCTGCCAGCTTTCAGGCTTACTTCCGTATCAAATCTGGAGGTAATGCTTACGAATTTCCTTACTTTCTCAATTGAATCCAACAAAACTTTACACATGATTTTCTTCTCCTTTACATTCTTGCTATTTTTAATTCCCGAAAATCAATGATTTCCAGAATGGAGCTGAGGGGAATCGAACCCCTGCTTAAAAAAACATTACTTACTATGAACTTTTACGCCGTCACGGGATATGTCAACCTTACCCACCACTCTGTTCCGCGACCTACTGTATACAGAGAACCGCTATGGATTCCGCTTGTTCTCAACCTCAACTCTTACCAGCGGCATCTGGGAGTATTTCGGTGCAGCAAACAGGGCAATAGCATTCGCCTGATTGCGCTTGTTTGAGCTTTGATGATTACATCACTCTGGCGAATCATAGTATTGATGTTTTGCCAATCCACTTACATCCCCAACATACTTTCTAATGCTTCCTCTGCCTCTTTTTTAGTGAGGAAAACAGTTTTCCCAACATCTTTTATCATGTTGTACCTGAAGAATGTAGCAGTCACTATTTTATACAAAGCATCACTGAAATTGTCCCTTTGGTTCATTATGACGTAAACTGTCCCGCCAATTTTGCAGGGCAGTCTCAGCAGTTTCCCTTGTTCCTCTAATTCCCGGTACTGTTTTAGTTCCGACACCAATTTATGGCATCTTTGCAACATAGAACAAGCAAACGCATCGCCTTCTTTCTTTTGTCTTTTCATCATACATTCAATTTCCATCAAATCTTTTTCTATATCCCTCATATTCTCCCTATTCCTCCCCAATAATTCGTCGCAAAATCCCTTTTGCAATGGTGTCAGAATTTCTGTGCTGCGATAATACCTGCTGCTCTTTTACTGAGCTTTCGATGCTTGCCAGAAACCCGTTGTACAAATCTCCATGCCGCAATAACTCAGCCCTCAATACCTTCATAGCTTCTTGGACAGAATTGCCCCTTGTACGAGTCCTCCGCCCGGAGTTATGTACTTCTTCCACTACAACCTTGCTGCATATCTGGAGTTTTGTATTATTAGCATATTGCAGATACATCTCGACCGCTTCCTCCGTACTAAATACCGGCATAATGTAGTTCTTTTCTCCCCGGAAATATAGAGTCTTCTTGCTTCCTTTTACCGGCTTGCCCTCAGCAAATTCTTCTATGATTACCATCTCATATGGGATTTTCCCATCGTAAGAAATCCCTTCAAAATCAACATTATATTTTCCTATTTCCTTAATCATTTCTTCTCCTCTCTGCACATACTTCACTATTTCTACTTAGGGGTTCCTTGCATTTTGAATTTATCACCTGCACTTCTACAACCCGATGAATTGCTTCCCAGTTCCTTTGCAGCATATACAAATACCATCCCTATCGTGAATGCTACATCGGAAAACTCCACTTCCGGCACACTCAAGGCATGGTATTTCGAAGACAACATCTTTACAAACCGCTGGCCTTAATTTGACTATTGTATTTCTAAAAAATCCGCAATAAACACCCACCTTCCTTTGACACTTGGTATGGAATTTATCCTGTATATTCTTCCAAAACGAATTCCGCATATTCCTCACCTTATTCTATAATATCATTTCAGAAATTATCAATTATTCTTTCTATTATATTGACACAATATATACAATGTATTATAATTATTATACTGATTTGATAAATCGAATCCCCAAACCTTCTGCAAATACACTAATGAAACTTAGTTTTTCATTTTTTAAGGAGGAATAAGTATTGGATAAGATTTTTCAGTCAGCAGTATCATGTAGTAGTTTATATGGACTAATCTGTGTGGCTTTAATATGCATTACAATTGTCATTGTAATATTTTTCATATACAAAGCAATTAGTACATATAACTGCATTCATGCAACGTTTCATGGGACGTCTGTTCAATCCGAAATAGACCTCCACGACAAGGCAGCGTAAGCTGCCTTGTTACTTTTACTATTTTCTTACCCAATACCATCCTTACACAGCTAATTTCTTATTATACGCTCGCCTCTATCATCTATCCCCGATACGTCATATAATCTATATCCAATTCTCAAATATTTCTTGTATTTATATGTAGTGTATGATATATTTTATAGGAAACCTCTTCGCGGACGAAGGAGGTGGCTACATGAGTACATACGAAGTGTTGACGCTGATTTTCTTAGCATCCAACCTGTTAATTTCCATTTTACAGTTTCGTCATGGCTCAGACCATTGATTTCGTCTTTTGTGCGGGTCGGAGCAAATACATCAAAAACGCGAAGAGGTCTTCTTTTTGAAATCTTCTGCATTACAACACTTTTCTCAATTGTCACACATCTTCCACCCTACTCAAATCTCCGCTCCAGAACAGCCATTTGGGATTTTCCTTCAAGCTAACAAAACATCCCTCCTCGACATGTGACGTAAAAACCATGCCTTCTGATGATTCCACAAACTCCTTATATTCTGGATTCATCCTCACGTAATTCTTTCCCGCCTTAATCTTCTCTACATCCAAGCGGACTTTTGCATCCTCCGGAATCACCGGGATGGTCGTGCCCGCCTCAAGCATCACGATGTAAGCTTCGATGTATTCTTCTGGAATTCCTTTGGATTTTGCCTTCTTCGCAAATTTTCTTTTCTGCTCTCTGTTCATATACCCTCCTCATGCATACTTTCTTACAAACCAAATCTGCAATACTACGTTTTCCGTTTTGCCCATAATCTATTATACAGAAATCGCTTAAACCGGTGCTTGCAGCAGGGTGGTCTTCCTTCTGGCAACATGAATGGTAATTTCCCCGACTGTGTGACAGTTAATTTACCTTTGCTGTTAGAAGAACTTCTTGATGAAGGAACATATCCTGGTTCCTACAGGCGCTCCTCCTTCTATTCCCCCTGCTACCTTCATGAAACTTCCACTAACAGTCAGAAGTACTGCAATGCAGTCATATCATTATAGGCAAAATACTATTCTTATGTGGTGGCCGGAACCAGCCGTTTTGCTTGCGGCAATGCTACATGCATTGTTCCTATAACCAGCCCAGGCCACCATTTTACTTATTTACCCGTGCCAACTACCGCCGTCCCAGTCCCCTGGACTGTCACCCAGCCATGCGTCAGCCGCGCTTCCGCTTCTTTCATCTGAATCAGCTCTGGCGTGATGCTCGAAGCCTTCAGTCGGTTTGCTTTCGCTTCTGCCTCAGCCTCAGTTATCCTGATTTCCGCCTCATTCTTGGCTCTAATCAGCGCCGTTTCTGCCTGAACCCTTGCGGTTTCTTGTTCAACTTCCGCCTGCTGCTTCTGTTGTAATGCTGTAACCCTATTGTCGATAGATGCTTTCAGCTTTTTATCTGGATGTACGTCAATAATACTTGCATCCAAGACATTGATGCCGTATGCCGTAGAAAACGCATCATCTAAGTACGCAGTGAGCTTATTATTAATCTCGCTCCTATTGCCAGAATAAATATCCATCATAGAGTAATCCGTCGTAACCTCTGAAACTTTCGATTTCAGAACTGTCTTCACACGGCTCTCAATAATCGCCTCTCCATCCATGCCTTTGAATTTCTTATAGGTTTCCGCCAATGTTTCCGGCCTGTACCTATAGGACATCTGGAAGCTAATTGACAGCATAGCATCATCCGATGTAGATACTTTGAAAGAATCATCGCCTTCGCTACCCTCCCTGCTATCTTTGGACAGAATAAGCTGCTCGTTGCTAACCGTAAATTCCTTGACTTTCTTTGTCGGTGCAACAATATGCCAGCCCTGGGTCAGCGTTTCCCCGGATACGCCTCCGTTCATGTTGTACACAACCGCTTCGTACCCAACCGGCACCTTTTCGATGCACCCTATTAGGCAAAACAATGCCCCAAAAATAATAATTGCTGTTACTACTGCTCCCACTAAACCGTTCTTCTTCATCTCGACTTCTTCTCCTTTTCCTCTGTTTCTTCATATTTTATAATATTTGAAATTTCCCTCGTTATTTTCACAACGGCTCTGCCAATTGGAATGAACACGAAAGAAACCGCAAGCCAAAAAAGAAAGGCGTCACCCGCCACAAATAACCAAAATACTAAATTCATCACTTCCCTCCTATGCCAAGTAGTGGATATTTTTGTCCATCTTTCGGGTAATAACCAGGCACTCCGGCTCACTTGCTTTTGCTGCTTTGCAAGACTCTTCATAAGAATCTGTATAGTCAAGGCTGAACTTGTCTGGCGTTATTACATGAGCGCACATAGAAGGGTCGAATACCGCGTCCGTCGGTGTAAACTCAACGTCAACAAAATTCCACCCATTATCATTGTATAAGTATACTGTTTCTCTTTCCTCCCCTCCGAACATATCCATCTGTACTCTCTTATTCACCGCCGTGAATCCGTTCGCGTATCTCAAAGTGACTATATAGTACGCCCTCTCAATATTGATGATATTTAAGTCCTTAATCGCCTCGGCAAATGTAGAACCCATCTGCAACTCAAATGCAATTGCGCGCAGGCAGTCGTAGTTCAGGTTTACCTTTCCGGAAAAAGAAACCACGTTTTCAATCTCCCCGTGGTATTTCTCCGGCAGTTTATCTCTCAGGTACTGTCTGACTTCCTGCACCGATGGATACTCAAACCGGAAATGGTAATGGAACCGCCCCGGCCTGTTTACCAAGTAATCACTCAAGTTCGCAAGCTCATTGCATGTAACTACAAACAGCTTCTTCCCAACAGAAATCCCGTCAAACAAGGACAGCATCTGTGTTTGTGGGGATGCGTCCCCATCCTTTGCTCTTACAGTGCCGAAGGTCTTATCAAATTCGTCAAACAAAATCATTACCTCCTGTTCGATATCTTCGATATAAGAGGCAATTCCTGGATAATATGTGTCCACTATGATAACTGGCATACCGCCTTTAATAGAAGTTACCGCAAGCATCTTTGCAAGCAGCGACTTGCCGATACCTTTATCACCGCTCAAAATCACTCCCAGGCTACGGTTCATTGTAGTAAATGCTTTCATAACTTTCTGTACCTTTTCGTCATGTACGCCATACACTTTCGGCTCTTTAATTTCCATTTCTGGACTCTTCACAAGGGAAAATCCCCTGTTTTCGCTGAACCTCACTACATAGAACTGTGCAGGCAGCTGTTCATATACCTGCAGTGAATCATCAAAAATGTCATACGTATTGTTTCCCTGGCTAATTGCTTTCATAATCTTCTCCTTGTTATATTGTTATTTAATTGTGACTGTTCCCCACAATCCGTAAGCTACTTTCATTGTGGAAGGAAAGTAGCTTATGCGAAAACCTGCCACTCATTTATGAGTGCAAGCTAGCTTTGCGAACCTCTCACTAACAGTCGAGAGTTATTACAATTCCTATATGGCTTTATCGCCACATACACATTTGTACTGGAAAGGTAATTCATTTACATTGTGGGGTTTAATCAAGATGCGACATGCGCATTTAATATCAAACCTATTGGTCTACGACTTTAATTGATTCCAAAAATTTATCAACCTCGTCCGAATCAACATACATATCACCTGCTGGCATCAGCATATCTTTTGATATCTTCCACTCGGAATCATGTCCGAGATACTCGTCATACTTAATTTCCGTAATTTCAAATTCAAGACCTCCTATACCGCTCTGCATTTCTTTAGTAAAACGGAAACGGCACTCAATCCATCCGTTCTCAGATGCCCCAAACTCTTCCTCCATATCCTCCCAGTCGCGGATTTTTACCCAGTCACCAACCTGTGGGGCAAAGCTGTTTCTATATTCCCTGTCATACCCTTTCTGGATAACCTCTGTGTGCGTTGCTCCGTTTTCTACTAAAACAAGATAGCCGATATAGCCATCTTGCAAGTAACCGTTTTTGTCAACCACAATATCCCTGTCAAGGCACCCATTCTTGCTGTAATATCTCCTGCACCTATCCATTTTTGCTTTTCCCGGAACGCTTTTTGCAAAGCCTTCGGGAATTTTAATATCAGATATGTTCATCGTAAAACTCATTCTAATTTCCTCCCTTTTCATTTTTTCAGAGTCCTCCAAGCAATCTAGTGGGGAATACTACTTTAGTAAAAGGCCAATCTGGAGGCGAGCAGCCTGACTTAGCTGACGTTTCTGCTGATTACTATCTTCTGGCAGCCTTTGTAATACAGTACCTTTCAGTCTAATATACTGCGTTTTAACCAGATTTCCGTGGATTTCGGCATCTGCTGCCATGACCTTACACCGGACTCGGTTCCCTAGGCTGCTTATTTCCCTTTTCATCAAATTGTTACATCCCGCTGACAGCTAGGAGCATATCCAAAAACAGATATAATATCATTGCAGCGGAAGACTCTTCGATTCTTTAAAGTTCTTATATATCGCGAACTCAGATTTTCAAATCTGTCTTAATTAACGCCACGATATCAACGCCAAATTTATCGCCAACATGTTTTACCATAGCGTCAATGGTTTCTTTCTCAATCATCCTGTAGTAGTTCCTGTATCCTTCCATTACCCGGATGTCCGTCTTATCCCAGGGCGTCCCATTCCTCCTGTCCATGACATACGATGCCAGCATCGCCTGGAACTGCCGTTTCTTTTTGTATCCCACGGTAATCTGATTGTCTTTGTTCAGCATCACTCCAAGGTTCCAGTTTGAACCCGCGGATGACCCATACCGGGTCTTCCCTGGATTAATGGTAAACGGCGCGCCAAAATCAGCGAGCGTCGATATTATCAGTGCCTCAATCTCCCGGAAGCTGAACTGGTATCTGGATGAAACTAAAAAATCATCAGCGTACCTTGTATAAACAAACCGCTGATGATTATATTCCCTTAATGTGTTTGCCAGCTTGAAATCCACCGGAATCATTATGATGTTAGTAAGCAGCGGGGATAATGGCGTCCCCTGCGGCAAAGCCCCATCAAGGAATGCAAGCTCCAGTGCTTCGCTCAATGCGCTTCTCCCAATCCCATGTTTCAGTACCTCCGAAAATGGGAAAACCATCCCGAGCATATACATTACATATTCCAGAGTTGTACTCCCGAAGAAATTGGAAAGGTCGTATTTCCCGAACCACCTGCTTGCATTCGCCTGATGTCTCTTCACAGCATCTAAAGTGCTGCGGTGTTTCACATATGCGAATGCGGACGTATGATACAAGGCTTTGAAATCTTCCTCGAAAATGGTTTTCAGCCGTCTCAGCGCATCCATTAATTCTGCATTCGGGGCGTCAATCTTCCTTAACCCGCCGCTCTTCTTCGGGATATGGAACGTATGGTAAAGCTCATGCCTTGGAACATTCTTTAATTCCCCAACGGAATCATTGAACTGGACAAGCTTTGCTATCAATTTCCTTACATCTACCGTCCCTAAAAACCTTTCACTGATTTCCGCTATTTCGTATGTACGTGTATTGGTCATATTTGGATTAATACATGTACTTTTAACTTCTGTATTAAACAGAAACTCTTCCAATGTCATTTGATGATACATTGGCGACTGCTTAACTGTAATATAGAACATATTGCACCTTCCTTTCCATGAAAAGCATGTAATCTCATGTATTATGATGATGTCTTTGGAACCCTTCAGTCACCCTGAGGAGTGTAGAGGCTCCGAATTGATTTGATGATAAGAAAGACTGTGGGACAGTACTTTTACCAATCAAGCTGCTTACTCATTCGCTACTGTCGGATTTTTTTTTTGAGCCTTCTGCCAATCTTGTACCAGGATTAAAACCCTTTTGGCAGCCGTGGGATACCTCCCTGGCCTTTCTATCAAATTGTTACTCCCACTAACAGTAAGGAGCTACCTCTTGGAGATAAATTTCATTACATGCTTATGTGAGGGCGCTTTAAGCGCCCATCCCCTAAAACGCCATCAAATCAAAACCAAATCCGTCTATTAAAACCAGCTTCTTAATACCGTTGCCTTTGACAAAATTGATGTAGTTGTTTACTCCAAGCGCACAGACCAGACGGACTGTCGTAGCCACGCCAAGCGTCACTCCGCAGGCAGACACCGGGGTTTCCTCCTTCGCTTCATCATGGGAGAACTGCATGGAGTTCAGCAGGTCTTTCTTCATCTTATAGTCTGACCAGTCAGCGGCATAGTGCTGTGCGCTTTCCAAGAGCGTCCTGAAGTCAAAGACCGCTTTCACATATGGGCTGTCCATATGCTTTTCAACAATTTCCCTGCGCAGTTCGATGCTGTCCACACACAGGAAGATATAGCCGGACATCATTTTCCCCTGCCATCCCTCCGGCTTCATATCAATGCCATCCGCTATTTCTGGATTGATGTCTACCAGCATATCTTTCAGCGCCTCGACTTTAAGCTTCCCTACATCATTCTGGTTAAACATCTGGTTCACGATATTGTGGTTTTCCACCTTATCGAAGTCCCACAGTGTCATCTTTGTTACACCGCAGCGCGCCAGGTTTTCAGCAATCGTGGAACCGACCGAACCACACCCCACGATATGTATTCTTGCATTGTCCTTTTCTGGCTGGAAAAACTCATATGATTTGCTTAAATCCATAATTTTACATCCTCCTTTATGATTCCTAAGTGAATTATTTTACACGTTTGATGGGACGAAATTCGTTGTCTCTATTTTCCTCTTATGTTTCTACATATCGCCACGACCCGATATACCCCAGCGCAGCATCGAAATAGATAGGATTCAAGTCCTTATACGACCCGCCGCACTCGAACTCCGCTTTTAACCCATTCCATAAGTTAATGAAGTAACTTTTAGAACGGCTCTTATATTCCTCAGAATGTGCACCGCCGAGCAGATGGTTGATTCTGTCTTTCGCTGCTTTATAAATCCGCTGTTGCTGTCTGGTTGTCAGAGTCATGTTGTCTACTACCTGGTTCAATTTTCCTGACTGTTCCTGCATCATAGCTGACTGTTCCTGCGTCATAGTCGCTTGTTCTTGCATCATAGATTCTATATTGCTCATCCGCTCATAAACCATTTTCATATCGCAGCTCATGGCTTCAAACATAGATTCCATCGTCCCCTCAGATGGTGCAATATACCTGCCTGTTTTCCGGATTGCGGGAAGAACTTCGGATGTCACCCAGTGTTTGAAACGCCTAGCAGATTCAAGTTTGCTTCCAAATATAAGGGCATACAAGCCAGATTCGTTAATGATGGTCATTCCACGATTCGGGATTTCTAAGGGGGCGGTTTGCCCCCTTTGGATTAACTGTCTATCCTCTTCATCAACATGAACTTTTAAAGCTTTTTTTGCGTCTTTATATCCCAACGCCAACGCTATATCCTTTCCTACAAGCCACGGCTCTCCATCAATAATTACCGTCCTAATTTCACCAAACTCCTCATTACTAAAAATATTAATCTCTTCCAAATCTACCTTTCCCCTTGTATTATTTTCATTTTTCGTTAATTCCCCAGTCTGGGCACCATGTCTGCATGACCTGCCAGTTTCTTACCCTGAATCAAATTTTCCGCAAATTGAACCTCTCACGAATGAAGTCGTGAGATTCCTGCTTCATCGACTTCGTAACCTCCATCTCCACAGGCGTAACTTTCCGTCGTTCCAACGGTAGATATATTTTTTTAGGCTGATGACAACCTCAATCCTTCATTCATAAAAAAGGCATTGCAAAACCATCAAAATAGATGATTAAGCAATACCTTCTTACTAATTCAGGAATTGTATTTTATTCGATTCCCTCAAAAATTTCTCCTAATGTCATCTTGATATGTGGGAATTCCCTGAGACATATTTCTATCTCTGCATTATACTCATCGTCTTCCTTGTCGTTTTGGAGCATATAGTTCTGTTCCAGTATATATTTCCCATCCTGCAAGAAATAGATTTCTAAAGACCCCTGCGGCGAAACAATCCAGTATTCTTCCACGCCCGCCTTTTCGTAGATATCTTTCTTTTCCGTCCTGTCTCTCTTCGCTGTCGAATGGCTTAATGTCTCAGCGATGAACTTTGGGACACCACTGTAGGCTCCGCCCTTTAAATGTTCCCGGTCGCACATAACCATGATGTCTGGACATAAGTAATCATCATTTATATCAGGATGGTATTTGAAATCCAAGTTTTCCATAGACACAAGACATATGCTGCTTTTTAATCCTTGCCTAATTATAGTATAGATATTACCATTGATAATGCAATGCCGATATCCTGGAGATGGTGACATATCATATATCACTCCGTCAATTTTTTCATCTTTTCTTCGTTCAAATTCAGCTAATCCCATACTAAGCACCTCCTTCTTATTTCCCACTATATCATATTTCGCTGAATTTAGAAAGAATCATTTTCCGCCAGGGGGTCTCCATTTTGGCGACCCCCTATCAGCAATTACAAATCTTTCTCAGGCCTGAGAGTCAAATTTGACCCTCAGCTTTTCCGCTTACACACCTAATTGGTTTTCACGGCTCTCATGCCTGCCTCCGCCATCTCAGCGTTGCACAACCTGAACAATTCCCCAATGGAAACCGGCTCTTCTGGCGGCTCACACTCATAATCTGGTTCATATTCTTGGAGGGACGTATCCTCATCGGCTTCATCATCGGTTTCCTCGTCATATTCATCCTCCTCTTCTTCAAACACCCCCTCATTTTCCATCCAGCTAAGCACATATCCTTTATACCTCCTAAAATCCTCCTCGTCTAAGCCGCTAAACCGGTCATATACTTCATCGTAATCGTAATAATCGTATCCCTGTGGAGCGTCCTCAAGCCATGATTTTATATCTTCCCAGTCAATCTCGTCTCTTACTCTATTGAACAGCTCACTGTTCATATAATCATCGTACATCTCTGTATCACGGACACGGGCGCACTCATCACAGTCATATTCTTCGCACAGGCTTATCAATTCCGACCATGTATTAACCACTTCAAGAAATGCTTCTCTCGTCATATACATCACCCACCCTTATATTTTAATGATAGTCACGCATGTACAGGCTTTCATAGAGCTGCTCGTCCAGCACATCCACATCGTCCGTACAGATGCCTGCCTTGCCTACGTTGCTATTCTTCCCGTACCCATCTTTACGCCTGCCCTTACGTCTCCCTTTTTTCTTTTTATCTTTGGACTCCGTAAGGGCTTGCGTTTTTCCCGGCGTGCTGCCCCCGTTTTTTGGAGAACCTGCGAACGCCCCGGAATGTAAGCCATACCGCGTATCGTATCTCGATAAGTTCGCAGGGTATCCATGCCCATAGCTGACCACAGGCCTGTTTACCACCATCTCCCGCGCATTTTTAAGGAACTTTTCAATCCCGTCTTCGTCAGCTACTACTTCGATGCTTACGTCCTCCGTCTCAAAAAGCACATTGGTTTTCAGGTCATAAATCTTAACCATCCTGTCTTTCCTCTTGTTCCAAATCATGAAGATATAGAACATGTCGTCATCAAGCTGTTCAAGCAGACGGTCATACAGGGAAGTATCCACAGACGAAGGCGAAACACCCATATTCACATGGGAATGCCCCTGCATCCTGATGTTGTTGAAGATGTCATCGTCGTGCCCCATAAGCCACATCTGGTATTTTTCCTGGTCTGTTGTGACCGTCGCGCCCGTAACTTCCTGCGGATACACCAGGATATCTGTGATATAATAGGTGTCCGGTTCGTCTCCCCGGCAAGCTATGCCATGCCATGCCACTTCCTTATCGAACTCGCGAATCAGCGTCTGCATTTTCAGCCACGCCAATTCCTTAAAAAGTACCCGTGCTTTCCTATTCAGCGTCCCCAGGGTTTTCGTAAATGTTACCTTCCCGTCCGGGAACTTGCCCCCGGACAGCGCTTCCATAAACTCTTTCTGGCACTGTTCTAAGCAATCCTGGGTTATTTTTACCATCTTACTCATCGCCGCTACCTCCTCTTTTCTGCGTTTCATCTACCCCTGCTTTTGCATCCTCTTCCTGGATTCTATCTTCCTTTTTCATCCACCGAATGGCCTCTTCAGGTGTTACAATCTGTCCGTCCGGAAGTTCAATACAATGATATGGGCGGTCTCCGAACCCGTACATGCGTTTCATGAATTCCTGCATAACTGTGCTGTCGCCAAAGTTCAGGCTCTTGCAGGAAGCAACGCCCTGCTCTAAAGCACCAATGTAATCACTACTCCCGATGCATTCGTTCATTGTCCGTTCGTAATCTCCCATACAGCTATACTCGTCAATGTGGGGGTTTGGCATACAGTCAGAAAATTCTTCGTTATATTCATATCCGCTAATTGCACACACCCTCACCCCGAACTCAAATTTATACGCAGCGCAAAACTTGAGCTTCAGAGTCTGGTCGATAAAAATCGCATACATCAGCCGTTTCATATCCTGTTTCTCAATGCGGCTGTTGCAATCGTATCCACGAAGCCGATATACGTAGCTGTTCTCATTATCAACCATCGCCTTCGCCATGTCCTCGTCATAGTAAGTTACATACCCTTTCGCAACAAAGCACAATATATTCTCCGTTACATCCCTTAAAGAAAGGTTCCGGTTGCACAAGAAATATTCCATAATTTCAGAATCGCCCTCTGTGCTCTGTGCGATTTTCGTTTCCAATCCAAGCAATTTAATTTCATGGTTGCGCTTAATTCGCAAAGTATCTGCCAACTTATTCTGGAAACGCTCAATGTCAAGCATTAAATCTCTAATCTTATCTTTCTCCTCTTCGCGCTCTCTTTTCTCAAAGTTGGCTTCAAAACCTGCCAATGCTTTACGGATGTAATCGCTCCTGAAATCATACTGTGATGCAATTTTTGCTATGCATTTCAGATATTCATCAACGTCTTTTCCCCTAAGCGACTGGATGAGTTCCATTTCCTCCGTTTTCACGCCATCTTCCGGGTTGAAATACCACGGCATGAAAGCAAAGATTGCACACTGCAGGTAGTGCATTTTCTGCATGTTCAGAGGGTCTGTGAAAATCACAACCCTCCTTCTCTCCGGGTTCACAAAACACGCACAGTAAAATGTCCTTCGGAAAAAATCCGTTACTTTTTCAAGACGTTGCCATCCCTGGTATACGTCGCAAAAAGATGACTCAATTACCTCGAAATTCGCACGGACATCTTCTTTTCTCCCTCGGAAATCATGGATTGTAACAGAGCCGTCATTAAAATACTGCGCATTATAAACAGCCCTGACCACTGCATCAGAACCTGCACCCTGGACGGAGCGTTCCTCATAGCTCGAATTTATAAACCTCACACAAACTTTTTCTCCCTCCTGCATCCTTGGTGCAACCAACGCCCTTAATGTGGACAGAAATGTGACGTCATCTGAAAAAGACTCTCCGTGAATACGCCCGAAATATGCGTCCGCCTCTGCTGTCGTTAATGCTGTTCCTCTTACAACCTGTCTAAACATTTGAATTCCTCCTTCTAAAATTATTTAATGGTGAATATGGGAATTGAACCCATGCACCCTGTTCACTTTCCTCCGGCTCCTATCCCAGCCATCTCCAAATTCCATGCACTCGTATGGGTATTCTTCGTAGAATTCCTCACCGTACTGGATGAAAAAAACGGGGTGCTGCCAAGTTTCACCCACCTAAAAGAACAAGCGGGCTAGTTGCCTAACCCGCTTGCCACTGTGCTACAAGCTCCTATGCATTCTATTATGTTCAGCATGGCTCGCTGTTCCATGCTGCCTCCAAAGAGATTTCTGTAAGTTTCCCTACAGTACAGACTATATCATCGCCCTTTTTCTCAGGGTGTCTACCACTTCGGACGCCGACCGCTTGCGCCCTACTCCCTTACGGGATAGTCGTTGAACGTTCTCCTGTTCGGAGCTTCGCTGCTGATTGCCCATTGCAAAAGCGTTTAGGATTTAACCTTGCGCCATCTCGCAATTTCTTTCTACTTTCGTTACCGTCACGCTTAGATTTCTTTCATTCTTACGTTGTGGTATTGCGAGCTTTAGGGGTTCCCAGCAATTCGATAGATTTGCATGTGAAATTACTCTCACATGGGACTATTTAGCATTGCCTGCTAGTCAATCCGCCTTAACTACGCTTAACAGGAAACATTTTTCAGCAATCCCGAAGCTTGCAAAGGTCTTATCGAGGTCACCCGGATTCACCGAAGCGCCATCCAGGTGCATCACACCCCTTGTATAGTCAATCCCTGCCTCTTCCAGCACGCTGCGCAGAGTCCTGTTAGCATCCACAATCATTTTTTCTCTCTTTACGTTATTTCCTACTGTAACCTGAATCATACTCTATCTCCTTTTCTTCTACGTTTTATTTTGGTTTATGGAATCCTATATTCAGTTGTCAATTTGGGCTGCCGCATTTTCACGGCAGCCGATGTACATCCTACTGCGCAACAGTGATGTTGGACATGATTGCCTGTCTCTCAGCCTTAATCTCATCAATAACCCCCGGAAGTTTCTCTTCCAGCTTGCCTAAGTTGACGATTGCCGCACCAAGCTCATCTGCTACGAACTCCTCGATATCGTCGCCGTCATACCCTGTAGTCATCGTCAGAACCGCCAGCTTCTCCTCATCCCGTGTTTCCATCTGGAAGGAAGCACCGAACTTATTGATTCCGCCTTCCCCTACTCCCAGGGCAAAGATAGGCTCCTTCCCATCTTCCCCGCCTCTCAGGGTGAGTGCATCCGGACGGTACTTCTTAACCATCTTGATATCCTCCAGTTTCAGTGTGCTGGTTACTACTACTGCCTGTCCTGCGATTGTGATTTTTGCCATAATTTTGTTCTCCTTTTTTATTTTATATTTACTCCGTTTGCGTTACCCGTTCACGCTTGGGATGGCATTCCCGGAAGCCGAGCATCAGTGAACATACCGGCAGGCTAAAACTAAAGCCCGCCGGCTTATAGAAAGAAAGGTTATACATGGGCTTTTTCATCCTCGAATTCCATGCACTCGTATGGGTATTCTTCGTAGAATTCCTCGCCGGTTTCTATATCTTCCATCCTCATTGGACGGAATATCGGAACTTCCCATTCCCGTGCCATATATTCCAGGAAACGCTCTTTCAAGTCCTCAAGCATCTCCTCCATGTCATCGCCATCGTAATACGGCTCGCCCCCAATGACCGCCAGGTAAAACTGGCGAACCGCATCATCCAGTTCCTGCTCCCTCTCCTCGATTGCGATGAGTTCATCCTCTTCCTGGGACTCATCATCACCAAAGATGTCCATTGCTTTGGATGTCAGGAACTTTTCGTAAATCTCCTCTGCTATTTTCCAACAATAGGAACTTCCCACGAGGATTTCACTGAATTCCTCTTCGCCGTCGACATACACCACTATCTCCGGCCACTCGTCCCCTACCGTTATATAGATTTCCACACCGTAGTCAGAATTGCTCGCGACCCTGTGCATCGACGTTCTAAGGTCGTCTTTTTTCTCTTTGTAATAATCCCATAATTCATGTGGCTGTATTGCTATGTTCTGCATGGCTTCACCTCTCTGTATACAGCTTCTTTAAATGCTTTTGCCGGCCTGAAAACCGGGGCAACATGTGCCGGGATATGCACCGGCCTTCCTGCACATATGTTCCTTCCTGTTCTCGCTTTCTTTTCCACTGGCTCAAATGTCCCGAACCCGGAAATGGATACCTTTTCACCACCCACCGTGGCCGACACGACGTTTCCCAGCAGCGACTCCGTGATTTCCCTCACTACATCAGGGCTGTACTTGGTGTCCTTAGAAACCTTACGAACCATATCTTCCTTATTCAATCTCATCCCTCCTCGTTTTATATTCTTGAACTGCTGCGGAGGCTCAGCGCCCCGCAGCCCGTCCGTGTACTTGTTGCTCGCTTTTATTTATCTAAAACCTTCTGGATTTCCCCTATTTACACAACCGGCTCTGACACTGGGCAAACAATCAGTGTCAGAGCCATTAAGAAAGGAGGTTCCAAAAATAGTCAGTAACCTTTTTTATGTTTTCAGTATTTCGTAACTACATCGTACCGCCAGCCGACTGCATCCGTGTAGTTGTTGCCCCATTCGTAGACACAGTACGTTGTCACCCTGGAACCCTTGCGGATTCCCTTCAGCCCGCTGTAGTTCATGTAGTAGCCATGTTCTTTCCCGGTATTGAAAACCTTGCCGTCTCCATTCCGGTTCATGACCTTGCCTTTGCAAACCTCGACGATGATTTCCCCGGAGCCTTTTCTGCGTAGGAGCATCCGGTTCGTCAGGTTCTTCGTCTGGATGAACTTCACTTTTCCATACTTACTAAACTTTTTACTAATCGCCCGCCTTGCCTGCCTGCAGGTTTTATACTGCCTGTCCGATGACGCATGTGCTGTCTGCGAAACCAGCAGCAGCATTGCAAGAACCGCTATTACCATCAATATCAGCCTTTTTATACCTTTTCCCATCCTTTTACCCTCCTGGATTCCCTAATTTTATGCTTCCACTTCAGATAATGCTGCCGCGTTGCCAAAACTCAGGGGCATTTTGACCTTGAGCTTTAGAATTAATCCTATCTTCGACATCAACTATGTGTGATTACCGCCGCGATTCACGACGGTATCTTTCCCATCAGTCGTAAACCCAGCACTCCTTCGTAAAAAGCAAGTACAAAGCAAGCACCGCGATGAAGATAATCCCGCACATGTCGCAGGGGATTCCGTTGTTGCCCTCGAACTCCCACACAGTGATAAGCACGCATATAAGCAATATTTCTATCGCCACAAGCCGCTGCTTTAACATCCTGAGGCGTTTACCCCGCTTGCTGCGTTTTGCATATTCTCTTCTGCCCACAAAAACCCTCCTGTTATCTCCCTGGATATCTAAGCGCCCAGCCCTTGCATTATCAGCCATATGACCACTCCGAAATCCACCTTGCCGCAGCGTCATCTACCATGTACTGCGGGTTTAAATCCCGGTACGAGCCGCAAGAGAAGTACTCGCAGAAATCCTGCCAGAGATTCCTAAAGTATATCCTGGACGACTGCCTGTACCTGTCCGAATGCGCCCCGCCGAGAAGGTGGCTTACCCGCCGCCTTGCCGCCTGTAAAAGCTCCTGCTGTTGCTTATAATTGATTGTGGAGTAGTCGAGCATCGACTGGAATATGCTTGCACACCCAGTCAGTGCGTGGACTGCATCTGCAAAACCCTCTTGCGTGAGAACCATTCCTGTTTCCTCCGGGGTGGCGGATTCCACTACTTCTTTCATCTTGAAGTATGTGTTTACCAAATCCCTCTGGACTCTCCAGGCTAAGTCGTCAGTAAAAGACTTTACTAACATAAGATATCCGCTTTCAGTAAGAAGGGTTACATCTTCATGCGCTTTGCTTGATATGTCCATAATGTTGTGCCGACGAATTTCGTCGGCACAAACTTTAAAGAAATCCGTTCCCTCAATAAATCTCTTTCTGTTTTCTCTAAAATTCCTTCCTGCCGTACCATCCCGCCTCTGATGAACCCTGTCAACATCCTTGAACGTCACAACCCTGTTCCCCTGATACTCTTTGACCTGTAATTCCGTCCCCTGAATTAATGCTACATTTTCCACTGTGAATACCTCTTTCATTTTATTTTTATCTTGAAATGGGGTCGCGATTCGCGACCCCATTTGCCATTTGAGGTGTCGCCAGATTAGCAACACCTGAGAAGCAATTCCCCTATCGCTTCTATAATGCAAAATCCCTGCTTATCATTTTAATGTTCCAAGATGAGGGGGCGTTTTGCCCCCCCCATATTCCTTTTTATCTTGATAAGGGGTCACGAATCGTTACCCCTTGCTTGTTCTTGCATCATAGATTCTATATTGCTCATCCGCTCATAAACCATTTTCATATCGCAGCTCATAGCTTCAAACATAGATTCCATCGTGCCCTCAGATGGTGCAATATACCTGCCTGTTTTGCGAATTGCAGGAAGAACCTCGGATGTTACCCAGTGCTTGAAACGCTTCGCGGATTCCAGCTTGCTGCCGAAGATGAGGGAGTATAGGCCGGATTCGTTAATTATCGTCATTGTCTGCTCTCCTCTAGGGGTGGTGATTCGCCACCCCCTTTTATCTTCTTCGTCAATATGGGCTTTCAAGGAATTTACTGTATCCTTATACCCCAACGCCAACGCTACATCCTTCCCCACAAACCACGGCTCGCCGTCAATTACCACCGTTCTAATTTCACCAAATTCCTCGTTGCTGAAAATCTCAATCCCTTCCAAATCTACTTTCCCTCCTAAATTATTTTCGTTAGTTCCCAGTCAAATACCCTTTTCCGCGTTTTACCCTACGACATTTCTAAACCAAGCGGGCAGATTTCACCCTCTTGGTTTAACTCGTGAAAATTCTCACATCTCGATTTTTTATCTTGATATGGCGTCATGATTCGTGACTCCATATTTTTTACTGTCCCTCTCTCTATTTTTATACATATATACTAAAAAACCCACATTATAGTGGGCTTTCTTCGTTTAAATTCACAAATAAAAAATTACAATTTCCCTGTTGACTTTCTGTGCATTTCGTGGCATACTAGATACGAACAAGTTTGATTATGCTTGTTCATCAAAAAAGTTGTGGTTGTTGTTTTATGCAACCTCATTTTTTCTTAGTGTGAGTCGGAGTGATTGCCGACTAGTTAGTAATACCCGTACAGTCGAGCTGCAACTCGGCTGTACTTTTTTCTCAAAAACCATTTCAAACATCCGTTTGCACTATCCTACCACAAACCCCGCGCTATGTCAATACTAACATCGTACAAATGTTCTCAATTTCCCGACTATGTTTCTACATACCGCCACGACCCGATATATCCCAGCGCGGCATCAAAGTAGACAGGGTTCAAATCTTTATAAGACCCGCCGCACTCGAACTCCGCTTTTAACCCATTCCACAGGTTAATGAAGTAGCTTTTGGAGCGGCTTTTGTATTCCTCAGAATGTGCGCCGCCGAGCAGATGGTTGATTCTGTCTTTCGCTGCTTTATAAATCCGCTGCTGCTGTCTGGTTGTCAGAGTCATGTTGTCTACTACCTGATTCAATTTCCCCGACTGTTCCTGCATCATAGATTCTACATTACTTATCTGCTCGCACATAGTTTCTATTTTGCCTTCCAAACCCATTCTTGCATCAAACGCAGACTTCTGTTCGTCTGTCTCGTAAAATGCCTTGTGAAGCACGTCTGCGGCTTCTAGCTGATACGAGAGGAGCTTCTGCGCTGCCTCTGGATTTTCCCTTTGCATGGTTGGAGTTATATTGATTTGGGCAAGCCACATAGGTACAAACTTTTCAGCAATTACAATAATATTACGCCTTACATCTCTACTTCCCTCTTTTTGAACTGGATCAAATTTGATCCAGTTGCCCTTAAAGAGAATAGATGATTCAATCCTTCTTATTTCCTTTTTTGCCTGCCCTTCTGACAGTCCAATATCAAGGCACACTTTCTTAACAGCCAGCCAAACTTTCCCATCTGGTGTTCTAACTCCCAACATCGTACCTCCGCTAAACGGAATCTCTTTTACCTCCGCTCTCATACTTACCACCTTCCATATAATAATTACAATTCGCTAACCCAAGAAATCCCGTTGGACATTCCAGGGATAATGATAAAAACCCTACGTCGCTCCAAATCTAAAAAACCTCAGGGCGGGCGGGATTCCCTGGGATTCTGGAAAACCCAAAAACCCCAGGAAAACCAGCTACCGCCCGCCGTTCTTCCCCTCATCCAAAACAAAACTGAAAAACCAGCCTTATCGCGGGCTTATTTGCTCGCCTTGAATTCAATCCCATACGCCTTATTCAGCACGACACGGTGGCAGATTTCCGCGAGATACTGCCGCATGAACTTATGGTTCGCGCAGGTGACGGTTAAGGCTTTCCGCCCTTTTCGGCTATATACCGATATCAGGAAGTTCACGTCGTGGGATTTCGCCTTATATTCCTCGCCTACCATTGCCTGGACTACCGAATTTAAGGTTTTCAGGATGTTCGTTTTGCTCGTCGGCGTTTTCCCCATGTCAATTTCCTTGCTGATATCACTCATAGCATAACTGTCGTTTACCGCTTTCGGGTCGATACCGAGGTCGACCGCTTTCTGCGCGGTCATAAGCATATTAAACTTCTCCGCCATATACACCCACTGTTTGTCAGCGCCGATTCCGTCGCCGCCTACGTGCTTATGAAGCTTCAGTAAGTCGATAGGGCGTTCGATATCCTCAACTACGCGGACAGGAATCTTCTCTTCGCCCTCTTTCGTGTCCCTCACACGGATAGTCGGGTATGTCAACTGCTTTACCGCTTCCAGCATCGGATTTTCAGACGCTTTAAGGGCGTCGAAAACCTCTTTGCGGGCGATAGATGTATACTCGTTCACGTCAGCGCTGATAGCGTCGTTAAGTTTTGCCGCTTCTTCGAAATCGCTATTCTGGACAAAATCGTTAAACTCTTTTACCTGCGCTTCCACTCTTTCCCTTAGTTCCGCCTTGCTTAATACCTTCTTTTCTACTGTTGTGTTTGCCATATCGTTTTCTCCTTTCGGCTATTTATTTTTATGGATAAGCCCATAACAGAACACCCGAAACGATGCCGCGTAGCCAGATTCATAACTAAAGTCTCGGATGCTCTATATATGCTCATCAACCGCCCCGGAGGGCGGCTGTCTCAATATTCTATTGTCTTCCCTTTACTCTGTCTTTTCAGACGTCCAGAAACAATCCGGCATTTAATTCCTCGGAACATAGCCGATGTGCCCTCGGGCACTGATATCGTTGCGTTGGACGCCCTCGAAGATTTTCAAGGTGAAGTCCCTCATGGTGACGCATTCAGGCAGATGCGACCTCTTTTCACATCTAATTGGGTGTAACTCTGGGGGTTTTCACTATCCGAACCATAGGCTTACTTCCTACGCACCCAGCGACGCATCTGGTAGCAGATGTACTCTCACAGGCGGATAACCGCTCGTGCCCTGATTGCTCAGAGCGATAGTATCTTTTAAAACCGCTATCGAGTCGGTTTAAGGGCTTCCACCTTGTACCGCAAAGGGGGGGGGAGTAAACAGCCGTTCGTGTTCCCCAGTTTCCCAGTTCGCACTGGCGGGGGTGTTTGACTTGCCCTCACTCTCTACCGTAAAGGGGGGGACAAACAACCGTTCGTGTCCCAGCTTCCCAGCTCGTTCTGGCGGGGGCGTTTGGCTTGCCCTCACTCTCTACCGCAAAGGTACAACTCTGCCCCTGTAGACGGCTTATCCAGCCCGCATTGCATTCTTTCCATGTGAGGGCTACTATCCATAGCCTACGCTGTCCAGCGGCGTATACGGGCGTTTTATGGCGTCTGACAGGACGTGCGGGCTTCAGCGGGCTACTGCTCCCACACTCTACCGCAAAAAGGGGGGTAAACATATGTTTGCTATCCTTTTTCTCATCCTCTCTCATCCAGCCCGCCTTACATCCACTCTCTGCCGTAAAGGGACAGATAAACAAATGTTCATATCTGATTTTGTCCAACAAAAAAAGGACGGCTTCCGCCGTCCCTCTTTGGGTTTAGAATCTTGGTTTGAGTCCTGCCTTTAGTGCTTTTTGCTGGACTTGACGCGATATGTTACGTATTGAATCCGGTTTTACTCCCAAACATGTCGCAATCGCTTTCTCTCCATGCCCTGCCAGCCTTAACTTGAGCACCTGCGCTTGTCTTGCTGTCAACTCCAGAAGTTCAATGAGTGTGTCCATGTCATCCGCTGTCTGGCTGTCTGCGCTGTACAGTGTGCACGCTCCATTGAAATCTGTAGCGTATCCGCCTAAGTCTGCATACTTGGACAGCCTACGATAGATGACTGACTCTGCGTCCGACTCAGCGTCATAGGATAACTCTTCCAAGTAAGAGTAACCGTTTCTTGCGTCCGTGCTCATCGCCCGGCTTGCGTCAATCGCCCGGCGAACTTCCTTATACACCTCCTGTATAGGCGTTGTCTCTGCCGTTTCCCAGCCCCCGACGCTGTCCTCTGACTTAATCCAAACCTTTTTCTTAAGCCGCCGCACGGTGTAGGGTTTCTCCAAAAAGTCGCTGTCCAGTTCGCCACGCTCGATTGCTTTCGCTGTCTCTCCCAGGATGGAGATGATAGCCGTATTTACAAGGTCGAGTCCGTCACCTAAGCACTCACTTGCTAACTTGTCTTGTGCGTCCCTCATACTGGAATCAACTGTCTTGCGTGCCATGTCCCCGTCACTAGTGAACACTGTCTCGAACGCATGTGCACCGCTGTACCTAATAGCTTCTAATCGTGCCGTGTCCCTTGCGATGCTGGCTCTGACTTCTTTTAGTTGTGGGTTCTGGGAAACGTCGATACACTTTTTCAGTACGCTATAGGCTACTGCCGTTGCTAAGCTATTCAGTGCTTCGGCGTATGCACTGGACATTCTGTCCAGACGGTAAGCGGATTCGAAACGTCTAAGGGTTTCTGTAAAGGCGTTGTTGGTTGCTGTCCTTGCTTCTGTCCTTGCTTCTCTCATTTCTTTGTTTTTCATGTTACTGTCCTCCATTTTTTCTTAGTTGCGTCCGTACTGCAATACGGACATGTCATATTGTTGTGTGTCAACGTTGGACTGGGTTTGATGTATGCTGATTGATTATGTCTATGTTTGCCTGTCCTTGTGTTTGACAAGTCCTATGATAGCACTATATCAACTGCGTGTCAAGTACTTTTTTCAAAAAAGTTTCACGTGAAACATCGTGAGTTTTCAGACACTATCATGTTTACTATTTTCAAACCCTATGTTCACTTTTCACACTATTTAACATAGAACGCCCCATAGTTATGGTATTATCGAACGCGTATTCCGAACATTTGTTTATGGTCACTCCATCTCCCACATACTAACTTTATTCAACCCCGTCCATTATTCTCTTTCTATTTTCACGATAATTACTGATTCTCCAATAATTTATACTCAATTAATTAAATATTTATCCAATACAAAAACAACGGTAATCAACGTTGCTTTACCCAGCAGTGAATTACCTGTATTTTAATCTCATTCCTGGATATTTATTGCGTTGACATACATGTTTTCCCATGATATAATAAAGATAATAAAATAAGGTGTTTTACATCTTTTCTTTTTGGATTATCTTGCTAACTAAATAAGATGTTTGTCCAGGTAATTCAAGTAGGGGAATGAGTTCGGATAGTGTGTCCGAGCCTGTCAGGAATACGACGTTGCTTTAAAGGTGCGAGTCCTTTTAGAAAACAACAGCTCTGTGACCGAACGAATGATTGAAACAAAGAACACGAAAAGGAGGGAAACAACATAGCATGGAAAACGACGTGAAAACAATGTATGCTCTATAAATATATATTTAAGATTGTTTCTTTAAAAAGACCGCACTCCGAAAATATCCAAAAACACGTTGCCCCACAGGCGTTTTCGCCGGTCTGCGAAATACCTCTTGGAACCTAGGTCGTGCCAAACTACTTTTTGACATCTAATATAGAAGGAACTGCACTGGGCTACGCCCGTAATTCCCCTCCGTATCCATCTGTACCCACCCGTAACTATCCACCAAGTAATCACCATATCAGGAGGACAATATAAATGATTAAAGTTTGCGATACTATCATGGGCGGCGGCAAGACGAGCGCCGTTATTTCACACATCAATGCCCATCCAGAAAAAAGGTTCCTATACATCACACCCTATCTGGATGAAGCCGCAAGAATCAACAAATCATGCCCTAGCGCCCATTTCATGGAGCCGAGCTGCAAAATTAAAGAATATGGATTCAGCAAGGCAAGGCACACAATGGCTCTAATAGAAGCCGGGCACAACATCGCGAGCACACACCAGGCCGTGCTTTACTACACGCAGGATACCCTGGATATGCTCCGCGAGAAAAACTATACCATCATCATAGACGAGGAAATTACAGTCTTTGAAAAAGGAGCCGACGTCTCCGACGGGGATATCAGACTATTGATTGATGCTGGATATCTGCAGGAATCCAAAAACGGCTGTTATACCAAAACAGACAAGGAATACACCGGGACTGTATTCCGCAAGATGTTCCGCATCATGGAAACCAGGCCGCTCCTAAACATCGGAAGTTCCGAAGGCAATGCCAGCTTATGGTATTGGATATACCCAAAGGACTTCCTTGAGTGCGCCAATGAGGTCATACTGCTGACTTATCTGTTCAAAGGCTCAGAGATGGACTTGTTTTTCCAGATGTGTGGCATCAAATACCAGTATATCGGCGTGGAGCGCCGCGGAGACTCTTCCTACGCCCTAACAGACAAACCCGGAGATATGCCCGCTTATATAAACTCCTTATCTGAAAAGATACATATATTCGACGATGAAAAGCTAAACGCCATTGGGAAGAACAGGAATGCCCTGTCAATGAACTGGTACGAGAAGAACCCCGATAAAGTAGACGAATTGCGCTGCTGCATCAGCAATTATTTCAAGCACAAAGTGCATGTAAGCGCTTCCCAGAGGCTTTGCGGCACTTACTCAGAAGCCGGAACTTGGTCAAAGATACGCAATAAAGGATATTGGAACAGCAAGCTTGCCTTTAACAAAAAATCCACAAACGACTACCGTGAGAAAACAGCCCTTGTTTATCCGGTAAATTTATTCCCCAACACTGGGATTGTAACATACTACTATGACAAGGGGCTGGTATTAGACCAGGAACGATATGCCCTCTCAACCATGATTCAATGGATTTGGCGCTCTGCCATACGGGATGGGAAGGAAATCAGCATCTACATACCAAGCCGCCGGATGAGGACATTACTTATCAACTGGATAAATGAAGTAAGCAAAGGAGGTATCTATGAAACTTAAATGTTCAAACTGCTACTACAATAACTGCTGCCCTGAAAACACGCCATGCCAGTACTATTCCCCCTTGAATAACGGCCTGGACGATTCAGCTCCAGAGGCGCTCATCGAACGCCGCCGCCAGGAGTTTTATGAGGAATGGCATCCATACATATCCCAGTACGAGGATTAATTTTTACTATATCATGTTAATTAAATAATTCATTAAGTGAGGTGACTTTTATCAGTAAGCAATTAACCTGCCAAAAATACATTTATAAGCTGCACAGCAGCCGCCTGCGCAAAGAAAAATGGAAACTTACCCTCCCAATCGAAGAAGCGCGCAGGAACAACGAAGTAATCTCCCTGGCTGACAGCCAGATGCTCCGCTGGATTGACTCCATAAATGAAACCCCTGATTCTGACGCGAAAGCACGCCAGATAAAATCTGACATCCGCCAACTCAGAGCCGAGGCGAACAGCATTAAGAGCCGCCGGATGATGAAATCCCTGTACGCAGAGCTTGACCGGCTGCAATACAAGCCCGATTATGTCTGCCTGATAATAGACAGGAAGAAGGATTACTACAGGGCGTGCAAGGGCTTTTCCATCAACGGCATCCATTACAAAAGGCTCCTTGGGACAAATGGCGGCATCAAAAACAGCACCATCGTGTTCGTAAACAGCGCCATTGCTGATGAACTGAAGCGCCGCATAGCTAATGGGCGCGACATGCAGAAGGAAATGGTGACGGCAAAGCTCGAAGCGTACCAAGCCCTTACGTGCAGCGCCTCCGTCCCTGTATCGTTCCCGAAAGGCATCGCCGTCGTGGATGACTGCAATACCAGCTTCCTGTCGGATATCGTGTACCTGACGGATGAATGCGAGGATGAGCCACTGATGCAGCCCAGAAAATCCGAGAAAATTGACATGGACGCATCAGACGGCTACGGTATCATGCTCCCCTCCCTTGCCGAGCGCTGGAGCCGGGAGCTGGGGCTTGGCTATGTGGTCAGCGGAGCCAACACCCGCTTCTCTTTCGAAAAGGGCATGGCCATCACCTTTGATTTCCTGGATTTCGCCGATAAGGTCGCTGGAGGGAACTACACCATCCGCGATGCCTGGGGGGATGAGGTCGACGTGCGCAATGTGGAGCTGATTCTTACCACGTCTATGGTCAAGCTCTGGGATAGTTACAAAAGCTGCGAGGACTACGTACAGAACTCGCTGCGCAACGGCTATACCTTCGGGATTGCAAAGACATGCCCGAAGGCATTGGAAAACGAGCGCTCCCTGAACTACCAATTCATCCAGAGTTATGACCTGGACGACGATGACATAGAGGAGCTGATTGCCCCCACGATGGACGAAATCAGGGACGTCCTGGGCGGGGACTGGCGCAAGACCATCCTGTTCCTGCGCGGCATGGGGCTGAACGAGTCCAATATCAATAGCCTGGAGGATGACTACATAAAGGCTATCATGGCCGACCAGCGCATGATTGAAGACCCGTTCATCCAAAGCAGCATCTACCGGCTCATTAAAACCCGCATCAAGGAAGCCAAAGTCGGCGTCTTGAAGGTTCACGGCAACTACTCCATCGTATCTGGAGACCCCTATGCGTTATGCCAGAGCATGTTCGGCCTAGACGTAACCGGGCTTTTGAGGCCAGGGGAGATATACAACCAGTACTGGGCAGACGAGGGTGCCGACAGGCTTGCCTGCTACCGTGCGCCCATGACGTGCCACAACAACATCCGCCTCGTGCATCCAGCCGATACGGAGGAGATACGCTACTGGTATAAACATTTGAAGACATGCACCGTCTTCAATGCATGGGACACCGCCACAGCCGCGTTAAACGGCATGGATTTCGACGGAGACTTAGTCATGCTTACCGACAACCGCGTATTGGTTGAAAAGCTCCAGCAGCTCCCCTCCCTGATGTGCGCCCAGCGGAAAGCGGCCAAATCAATCCCCACGGAGCAAGATTTCATCGAGTCGAATATCGGGAGCTTCGGGAACGACATCGGGCAGACTACGAACTGGATTACTTCCATGTTCGAGGTTCGCTCCAGGTTCGAAAAAGGAAGCCTTGAATACGAAACCCTCTCCTACCGCATCTGCTGCGGCCAGCTCTACCAGCAGAACGCCATCGACAAGGCTAAGGGCATCATCTGCAAGCCGATGCCAAAGACATGGCACGACCTCCACGCTGTAAACAAGATAGAGGACGATGCTCAGCGTGAATTCTGCAGGAGTATCGTAGCCGACAAGAAGCCGTACTTTATGCGGTACATATACCCTTCCCTGATGAAGCAGTACAGCCAATACGTTAAGAGCACGGACAAGAATGCCCTCCGTGAGTTCCAGATGACCGTAAGTGAGCTTCAGCAGATTCCGCCCGAAGAGCTGACTGAACGTCAGGCCGACTTCCTCCAATACTATGAATACCGGATGCCCGTCGGCACCAGCGACTGTGTGATGAACCGGATTTGCAGGAGATTCGAGCAGGAATTTGATGGATATGTCGGTAAACATAATGCAGAATCTAAATTTGACTACACAATTATGAAGAGCGGGGCTTCTTACACCGCCGCCCAATATAAGGCAATCCAGAAGCTGTACACAAATTACAATAAAAAACTGCAGGAGTATTCTGTTTCCGCAGAGTACAGGCGCATGGATAAATTTGCTTCACACGTACAATTATTGGATATGAACGATAACTTTAGAAAAGAATGTGATATTATCTGTCAAAATAAATATTCCTTATGCGATATCCTACTCGACCTATGTTATACCAAAAGCGCCACGAAAAACTTCGCATGGAATATATGCGGCACAGAAATTATCCATAACTTACTTGCAAACAATAACCATACGCTGTCATTCCCTACGAGGGACAATAGTGGGGACATCTGTTACCGCGGCAGCAAATTCAAAATGATATCAAAAGAAATTGAGGTGGACGAATGAATATTATATTAAAAGAAAACGAATGGGCTGAAAAGATGATTCAAGACAGGTCGCTCGGCAAAAAGCCATATCAGACGCTCTACCGCGTCGCAAGGTATTACCTTGATTCTGGATATTCCAAAACAGAAGTTCGTAAGAGACTAGACATATTCCTCATCCAGTGCGACCCGTCCGCGTCATTAACCACATGGTCTGAGACGCTGGATAATGCCCTAAAACGCGCTTTAAAGTACGGAGCCATAGATATCCAAAGCATCATCATAACAAAGCCCGAAATGGACAGAATCGACTCCATCGGCGGCAGGCAACTCAGGAGGTTGGCGTTTACTTTGCTGTGCCTCGCCAAATACTGGTATGCCGTATCCCCTGTCACCGATTATTGGGTAAAGAACAGGGATAATGAAATCATGGCTATGGCGAATATCAACACATCCATCAAAAGACAGTGTGCTATGTTCGGCGCGCTGAAAGAACTAGGGGTGCTTCGTTTCTCCAAGCGCATTGACAACACAAATGTCCGGGTATGCTTTGCAGAGGAAGGTGAGACTGCCCTTGAGATAACTGATTTCCGAAATCTTGGATACCAATATTTAAAATATGTCGGGGAACCATACTTTGAATGCGTAAACTGTGGCATCACCGTAAAATATAACAACCCACAAAAAGGCCGGAAACAGAAGTATTGTAAAGCATGTGCGGAAGAAATTGACTTACAACACCGTATAAATTCGGTACTACGTAAAAGAAATTCTGCTAAAAAAGTACATAGCGTTGAGTTTTCAGATATACATAAATCAACTGTTACACAGTGATTTTCAGGTGATATGATGGATTTAAAATACGGAGGGAAATATACGGAACGAAATCCGTATTTGCCAAAATACATAAGCCAATAACGGAAGGAAGCGACAACCATGATTAAAATCACGAAGTCCGAAAAAGAAGCTTTGCTTCAGAACTGCCCAGGCACGCATATAAGGCGAACCATGAACCAGCGGTCGAAAAGACACCGCTACTATTGCGAAGAGTCTCCAGCAGTCATGGACTTTCTGCTGAAACGCCGGAAAGCAGGTGCCTGAATTGAATATACAACGACAATGCGGAGAGTCTCTTATGGATTACCATAAGAGGCTCGTTTACGGCAAGCTGGTCGACCGCACGCTCGCCGATATGGATTACACAGAACTTTCTGAACTGGTCTACGGCCAGACATACTCCAGTGACGTAGCACGCCGTATGATGTACGGCAGCAGGCGCACCCTGGAACTCATGGATATGGAGCGCACCAGCTCCCAGGACAGCAGCATCCTGTCTGAGATGGACGCAAAAATCGAGGAACTGCAACGGGAACGCCAGAAGTTCTACGACCAGAGGCGCGAATACAACAAGCTGGTGTCGCGGGAAGGGCGGCGCGAACACCTATACGACTCACTGGCTGTAGCCGCCAATAACTTATCAGACAGCATCGGGACACTGGATTTCAGCTCCCCTGATAGCGCATATATAGAATATTCAGACAATGAGGCCATCCTTGTGTTCAGTGACTGGCATTATGGGATGGTAACGTCCAACATATTCAACTCGTACAATACAGAAGTGTGCAAGCAGCGCGTACAGGATATTGTCCAGAAGGCAAAACAGCGCATTGAACTGAATACGTGCAGAAAACTGCACATCCTTATTCTTGGAGACTTAATCCACGGCTCCATCCATGTCGGGGCAAGGGTCGCATCGGAAGAATTGGTGTGTGACCAGCTCATGCAGGTGTCTGAGATACTCGCGCAGGCTGTCTGTTCCCTGCACGCCAGTGTCCAGGAAACAACCGTATACATGACATACGGGAACCACGCCCGGACAATCCAAAACAAAAACGACAGCATCCATAGGGACAACATCGAACGCATCATACCGTGGTGGCTGAAACAGAGACTGTCTTGTTATGAAAAAATCACTATTGCCGAGCCATCGGAGTCTGAATTCTTATTTCTAAATGTCTGCGGTCATGACATGTGCGCAGCGCATGGAGACCTTGACTCTGTGAAAAGCTCACCACGGTTGTTATCTACGCTGTTTCACAAACGGTGTGGCCGGGATATCGAATATATCCTGCTTGGCGACAAGCACCATATCGAAACTTTCAATGAGCTTGGAGTTACATCCATGATTTGCGGCTCCCTATGCGGCACCGACGAATATGCAAACAACAAACGGCTGTATTCAGACCCGTCACAAATGCTGCTTATTGTAAATGCACCATGCGGAGTAGACGCGGAATATAGAATCAGGTGCTAAACAGAAATTATTTGGCATCATTATAATTTCTTCTGATGGTTTTCTAATTCATGAAAAATTCCGACTATATTTACAACATCCATTCTGACACTAAACACAATGACATAATCCATCTGCCCTGTAACAACCTCACGGTAGCCTCTTTTTGCCAAATATGCATCCTTGCAAGCAGGAAATTGCAGAGGATTTTCTTCAAGACGGTCATATATGTGTTCTATTTCATCCAGCAAATGCTTGGCAGCCTGCTCGTTTCTAAACTAACAAATCAGATAGTGCAAAATATTATCAAGCAATTCATCCGCATATTCTGCAACATTCACACTATAAACCATATTTTTTCCTCATTTCTGCCAAAGCTGTTCGGGCATCCCTTACGTATCCGGCTTCTATTTGTTGCTCTGACATTTCAATGTCCCTATATACTGAAAGCCGGCGCATAGTGTTTTCATAAACTTTCATGCACATAATAACCATATCTCCATAGCCATTTTTTGTAATATAAATAGGTTCGTTTGACCTGTGGCACATATCGGAAATCTCCGAAGTGTTCTTCAAGTTTTTAATCGGTATAATCTGTGGCATTTCATATATCTCCTCTCCGAAAATAGATAAACAATAGAAAGGTATTTTACATCCTTTCTGTTTTCACAATCATGCCATAATTATACCATTATATCGCCCCAAATATTAACGCTTTATTTTTTTTGGAGTGCCAACACAAAGTAAAGGAGTATGTATGAATAAAACAGAATTAATACAGCGTGTCGCCAGCGTGATGCGCGAAAATAATATCCGCAAGCCCGTCTCTTCACAGAAGAAAGTGTTCCATATATCTGACGACGATGGGAATGTAAGTGATTTCGTTATTAAGAAGTCAAACAAAGGAGTCCTTTTCACCGTCGACGATGTGAGCGCCGTAATGGACACATGCATCGCGGTTATCGAAGATGCAATAAGGCGCGGGGAGCATGTCTCCGTCAGAGGCTTCGGCACGCTGGGGGTACACTACCGGAAAGCCAGGACGACAAAGCATCCGGAAACCGGAGAAATAGTTGAAGTCTCGGAAAGGTACATCCCGAAATTCATTTTCGGCAGTGATTTGCGGATGTGCGCGAAAATGTTCGAGCTTTCACTTGGAGAGGGCGGCTCTTACTCAAATGCACTAATACCTGATGACGAAGAGGAAGGCGGTGACGACTATGGCGATTGAAGTCGCTTCCAGCCGGACGATATGCACGAAATGCGGGATAGCATACCCAAACCGCAAATACAATTTCCCCGTTAGTTACGCAGAATCCTATAAAGGAACTGGATACATACCTATTTGTAAGAAATGCCTTGAATCCATGTACGAGAAGTACCTCTCCCAGTGTGGCGATTCTAAGGCAGCTACCCGGCAAATCTGCCGGAAGCTAGACCTTTACTGGAATGACGCAATTTATGAGAATGTAGCCAAGAAGAGTTCCCCGCACAGCCTGATATCACGGTATGTTGCAAAACTCAACCATGTCTCGACAGCCGGGAAAAGCTACGATGACACCCTGATGGACGAAGGTACTTTATGGAAAACCAGCACCACAATGGCAGCACAGCGCGGCGACGGCGTGCCTGTACCCGTCACAGATGAGGTTATGGCTTTCTGGGGTTCCGGCTATTCACCAGATACTTATGAACGCCTGGAGCAAAGGCGGAAATACTATATGGAAAAGTTCCCGCAGGCATTCCCGCATGACGATAAGTCAGACGATATCGGCAGCGACGTGCTGATGCGCCAGCTCTGCAACCTTGAGGTAAGCATTGCAAACGACGCGGCAGCGGGCAGGTCAATCGACAAAAGCGTTAATTCCCTGAACACGCTGATTGGGAGCCTGAACCTCAAGCCTACGCAGAAAAAAGGGGATGCAGATTCATCCCTGGAAAAGACGCCATTCGGCGTATGGATTCGGCGGTGGGAAAATGAACGCCCTATCCCGGAACCCGACCCTGACTTCCAGGATGCCGACGGTATCATCCGTTACGTATCCATATGGTTCTTTGGACACTTATCAAAGATGCTTGGCATCAAAAACACCTATTGCAAGCTATACGAGGATGAGCTTGCAAGGATGCGGGTAGAAATGCCCGAATACGAAGACGAAGATGACGAAACCATGTTCTCTGACATCTTCTCTTCCGACGAGCCTGAATAAAGCCTTATGAACAGAACTGAACGCGTTCTGCATGGTGCGGCACTCTGGTGCGCATATTACCGCGCAAACCCGCACCGTCTAGCGAAGGATTACCTTCATCTTGAACTTCACGTCTTCCAGAAAATCCTGATAATGATGATGAACTGGTCTTCGACCACTGTGTTCATAGGCTGCCGTGGTATCGGTAAATCATTCCTGAGCGCAGTCTTCTGTGTAATCAGGTGTATTTTATACCCTGGTACAAAGATATGCATCGCATCCGGCACACGCGGGCAAAGTATCAACATTCTGGAGAAAATCATCCTCGAACTAAAGCCGATTTCGCCGGAGCTAGCCGCCGAAATTGATGAAAAAGAAACGAAAATAAACGGAACCAATGCACAGATTGTATTTAAAAATACATCCTATATCAAAGTTGTAACCGCGTCGGACACAGCCCGTGGCAACCGTGCCACTCTCCTGCTCCTCGATGAGTTCCGCATGATATCCAAAGACGTCATAGATACAATCCTGCGTAAATTCCTTACCCAAAGGCGTATGCCTGAATACTCAAAGCTTACAAAAGCAGAAAAGTTAGCTGAGTATAACAAAGAGAAAAATAAGACCATGTACCTGTCCTCTGCGTATTTCGTTGACCATTGGAGCTATACCAAATGCACGGACACCTGCAGGTTCATGCTGGACGATACGAAGCATCAGTTTGTATGCGGCCTCCCCTACCAGCTTTCAGTCACAGAAGGACTCCTTGACAGGGATACCGTTGCAGATGAGATGGCCGAGACAGATTTCAATGAGATTAAATTCCAGATTAAATTAGTCTGAGCATATGGGAAACCATATGTTAGCATTCCTTTAATTGCTGGGAACCCCTTACAGCAAAACCAGCCACAACATAATGATGAAATATGCATAAGTGTGATGGCTCGAAAATGGCTTTGATTGGGCAATCAGCAGCCAAGCCTCGAACAGAGGAAGGTTCAACGACTATCCCGCAAGGGAGTAGATGCAAGCGCATCGAAATGGGGAACCCTAAACCGCAATACTGCGGCATGGTGAAGATATAGTCTGAGCTTTGGTGAAAGCCAAAGGGCATCAAAAACGCCAGATGAGGTTAGCGGCCTCATATAAACATTACTGGGAATACGAAGCGCTGTGGTATGGAAATGCCGACGGCTCTTTTTTTGATTACAACACTATCTCAAAGAACAGGAAAATTAAGTACCCGATGCTTCCGGGCAGACTAGCTTCAAAGTTAAACAACTCACAGCTTGTCCGCATCCCGGTGAAAAATAACGGGGAGATACGGATTCTTTCCGCTGACATCGCACTTATGTCCAGCAGGAAGAACCAGAACGATGCTACCGCCCTCTTCATCAACCAGATGGTGCCTACAAAGGCAGGAAGGTATTCCAGCGGCCTTGTCTATGCCGACACATGCGAAGGGTTACGCACGGATGACCAGGCATTATATATCCGGAAACTATATGATGAATTCGAATGCGATTACATCGTCCTGGATACAAACGGGCTTGGAATCGGCGTCTATGACTGCCTGGCCAGGGAAATCGTGGATTCTGAGACTGGGGAGATATATCCTGCGCTCTCATGCTGCAACAACGCAGAAATGGCATCACGGTGCGCCGTAGCAGGGGCGGACAAGGTTATCTGGTCAATCAAAGCTAGCGCCCAATTTAATTCTGACTGCGCGTTCCTGTTAAGGGAAGCATTCAGGAGCGGCCGTATCAGGCTTCTGGCTACGGAATACGACGCTGAGGAATACCTTGGTGAAATCCGGGGATACAGCTCCCTCTCTCCTTCCGAGAAGATGCAGATGCAGCTCCCGTATATCCAAACGACGCTCCTGATTGACGAACTGACAAAGCTCCAGCACGAAGAGTCTGGAGGCAAAATTAAGATATCGGAAAAATCTGGCATGAGGAAAGACCGGTATTCCAGCCTTTCATACAACTACTATGTCGCAACACAGATAGAAACCAAAATGAACAGACGCCACAATGCCGGAATCGGCAGCGCTGACATGTTCATCATCAAACCACCACATTATAAGAGAAAGGCGGTGAGTTTACTAAATGGCGGGAAAAAGAACATGGGATGGCATTGACATCTCAAAAATGGTTGGCATATCAGGTAAATTTGCAGCCCTGAACCGGCTGATTACCAGGGATTTGAATAATAATACCACAACCCCTACATTCTCCTTATATTCTAAGGACGATATCACAACTTACCTGTCCAACCCTTACCAGTATGAGAAACAGCTGCGTAATGCTGTCACATACATATATGGGGCATCCGCCCATTTCCGCCGGATAATCCAATATTTTACTGGATTGTCCGATTTGTCCTATGTGGTATCGCCGCATAAGATAGACCCGAAAAGCATCAGCCCGAAGACTATCAGCCGCAATTACCGGAAAGTCTTAAACGCACTGTCCGCTATGAACATTAAGACACAGTTTCCGGAAATACTTACTGTCTGCCTTCGTGAAGATACGTTCTATGGGACGATGTGGGTCACAAATGACAGCATTACCATACAGCAGCTGCCAAGCGATTACTGTGCCATTTCTACTATCGAAGGGAACGTGCTGAACGTAACCTTCGATTTTTCATACTTTGACTCACACAGCGCGATGTTGGAGTTCTATCCCCAGGAGTTTAAAACGAAGTACGCCGTATACCAGAAACAGCGTACCTCCAGATGGATAGAGCTTGACTCACCTACTTCATTCGCGGTGAAAGTGAACAACGACATCCTGGCATACTCCCTCCCGCCATTTGCAGGCATTTTGAGGGAACTGTATGACCTTGAGGACTTAAATATAGGTCGGTACGTTGGAAACGGCGTATAGCAACAATTCCTTTAATTGCTGGAAACCCCTAAAGACAATCAGACCACAACGTAGCAATGAAACAAGTGCAGGCGTGACGGTTGTGAAAACAGAAAAAATTGATTGTATAGGAGCGAGGTTAAATCCCCTGCTCTTTTTATAATGGGCAATCAGCAGCCAAGCCTTGAACAGAGGAAGGTTCAACGACTATCCCGCAAGGGAGTAGGGGCAAGCGCCCCGAAATGGGGAACCCTAAACCGCAATACTGCGGCATGGTGAAGATATAGTCTGCACTCTGTCGAAAGACGGAGAAGTGTAAATGACACTGGACGGGAAAGCGAACCCGAAAGTTATGCAAATAACTATTCCAAACAAAATGGATAAACAATTAAAACTCACAAAAACAGCCCTTGAGAACTATGCCATGCTATCCATGAAGCTTCCTATGGACGACGATGGAAACTGGGGCATAGATTACGATAAGGCAAAGGAGTTCTGGATGAACCTGGACTCCGTGCTCCCAGAGGAAATCGGCTCCGTACTGACTCCGATGGATATTGACAAAATCAGTTTCGAGCGTTCGAACACTGGTGACACCGATACCATCGTGGACGCAGAACAGAACATCTTCACAGCGGCCGGGGTATCATCCCTGCTGTTCAACAATGAAAAAGCATCCGCTAATGCGCTGATGCTCTCCATCAAAGCAGACCAGGCGCTGACATTTGGTATTGTAAAGAGCATTGAAGACGTGGTGAACCGGTTCATCCAGGCGCAGGGATATGGCAAGAACTTCAAGGTCACATTCCTGGACTGCAGCCCGTTCAACCGAAAGGAACTTGGTGATGCATACCTGAAAGCGGCGTCCTATGGGCTTCCGACAATATCCATGTATGCTGCGTCACAGGGGCTTGGGCAGTCTGAACTTGACAGCATGAGCTTCCTGGAGACACAGATTATGAGCCTGCAGGACATGTTCAAGCCTATTATAAGCTCTACCCAGGTAAGCACTCCCTCTGAAGACAGCGATGCCCCAACAGATGAAGGCGGCCGTCCAGTAAGCGACGGAACAGAATTGACAGACAGTGGAGAGCAATCTTCCGAGCAGAAAGACGATTGGGGATAAGGCTGGTGATTAAATGGAAAAATTTATATATGTATTCGGCAAAAAGGATATGGAAACCTTGGTTGCTGACGGATATACGCTCGTCCAGAGCGATAGCAAAAACGACATTTATGTGTTTGAAAACAAACCTGGGAAACACTTCTCGCTAAATACTCCCCCGTTTGCTTACTCAAACACGCTGACATTTTAACCCGTATGCGCAGGCATACGACTTTTTTATTACAGGAGGTTATAGATGAAGGACGGGGTTCTGAACCTGACTTATGCATCATCTTTAACCAATTTGTGTGAAGTCAACTCGTCTTTTGACTCCGGGATACTCCGTATTGCATACGCCGGTAAGAACCGGAATGGCAGCAGCATCTCGAAGCAGACGTTCGAAAAGTGTATCAGGACTATCTACAACTGCCCTGTCGTCTGCAACTACGACAGGGAATCTGATACGCTTGGAGGCCACGATATGGAACTGGTACACGGCGGAGACGGAAGTTTCCGCCTTGTAAACCTGACACACCCTGTCGGTGTAATCCCACAGGGCGCGCGGGTGTACTGGGAGACGGTGGATGAAGAAGACGGTTCCACACACGAATACTTATGCGCTGAAGCCCTTATTTGGAAACGGCAGGAAGCCTACCGCAAAATCAAGGACGACGGCATATGCGCCCAGTCAATGGAAATCACCGTCAAGGACGGGAAAATGATTGACGGCGTTTACCACGTCTATGATTTTGAATTCACGGCATTCGCACTCATTGGGGTAACCCCCTGCTTCGAGGCAGCTTCCCTTGCTTTCACGAAACAGGATTTCAAAAGACAGCTTTCAGAGATGATGCATGAGTTAAAGGAGAGTTTTACAACGGTCACTCCCTCTAATGAGGATGACAATATACATTCACAAAAATATTCAACGAAAGGAGGACGAACATCATTGGACAAAAATGAATTAATTGCCAAATATGGCATTGATGTCAGCTCTTTGGACTTCTCTGTTGAAGATTTCTCTGCCGAGGAATTGGAGGAAAAGTTCAAGGCGATGAGCAATACAGCCCCGGCGGAAGGCTCTGGGCAGGACAAGTTTGCCCTGACCAGTAACATCGTCGAGGAAATCTGCCTTCAGTTAAGCGCCGAAAAAGTGCAGCGCGAATGGGGAGAAAGCTCCCGCTACTGTTACGTCGATTGTGATTTTGAAGCTATGGAGGTCTATTGCTGGGATACAAATGACTGGCTCCTTTATGGATTCCCATACAAAACAAATGGAGACCACATCAACATCGACTATGCGTGCAGAAAGCGCAAGAAATATGTAGTCGCAGATTTCGACGAGGGCGAACAGGATTCCCCTTTTGCCTATACGTTGGGGCAGTTTGAAGAGAAGTTCCATGATAGCATTTCTGAAAACACCGCAGTTAAAGAGAAATACCAGGCCGCTTCGGACACAATTGCGTCTATGGAAAAAGAACTTGGCGAACTGCGCCAGTTCAAAGCTGCTACAGAACATGCCATCGCTGAAAATGAACGCAAATCCGAGGCGGGTAGGATATTTGCCCAGTTCGAGGATTTGTCTGGGGTTGAAGCATTTGAAGCCCTGAAAACAGAATATGACGCTGACTGCATGAAATACGAAGCAGATGCCTTGGAAGAGAAATGCTTCGCAATCCGTGGAAGGCAGGGGTCAGCATCCCTGAAATTCTCTGCCCCACAGAAAACGCCGAAACTGCCGATTGACAGGGCTGGCGGAGTCAACAAAGAACCTTATGGTGGAGTTTTTGAGGAATACGGTTTCTCAGCAAAAGAATAAATGAGGAGGTAATTAACATGGCAAAATATGGCGTTGTAAGAACAGACAATATGTTTGGTACTGACGTTAGGGCTGGTCTGGTATCCGTTAGGTATATGGGTGCAGACGGCAGTACTGCTGCTGAAATTGAGAACGGCAGCGTTGTGAAACTTGGTGAACTGGTGGCTGGCGAAAGGGAGGTCTATGTCGGCAGTGATGTGACAGCGAAAGACACTCTGGGCAATGTAGCCCTGATTGCCGCACCGGAAGTTCCGTATGATGAGCGTATCAAGAACCTGGATGAGTTCATCAACGAGGCTGGTAAGAATGTGCGGGGATACCGTTTGCATTCCGGCGATATCTTTTCGGTGACCAAGGAGGCTCTGGCCGGGTTAGATGCTCCCGCTAAAGGGAACATTGTCGAGCTTGCGGCTGGCAATAAACTGAGCGTAGCCGCTTCCGCGACTGCTGGTTCTACTGCTGTCGGCAAGATTATCGACGTCGAGACTGTCGGCAGGTACACCTACTATGTTATCAAAGTTGACTAATTTGCAAAGGAGGATTTTAACATGTCTGACATGAAAGATATTGTAAAAGTAGCTATTGACGGCTACAAGGGCAGGGTCGAGAAATATTCCGTAGGCCAGTCCCAGGAGCTGCTTAGGCAGGCTCTGGTAGAAGCAAACGGAGGGAGCACTGTCCTGGATTATAAGAAAATCCGTGACGGGAAATGCAACGGGCTGTTTGCGCTGCTTGAAGAGACGCTGAGCAATACTGTAGCCGAGGGACTTCAGGGCGATGAGTATTTTAACGCGCTGGTTGATTTCCGCAACGTGAACGAGGGCGACAAAAACCTCTTCCTTGTTGAAGACAAAAACCTATTCGTTGTAGCTGAAGCTGCGGACGGAACACAGGGTATCAGACGCCAGAGACTTGGCGGGGTAACGGAGACTTCCATCCCGACTACCCTGAAAGTAGTAAGAATCTACGAGGAACTCAACCGTGTGCTTGCAGGACGCGTTGATTTCAACGTTTTCATCAATAAGGTAGCTGAATCCTTCCGGCAGAAGCTGCTGAATGATGTCTATACCCTGTGGACTGGCGCAACAGCAGCCCAGTTTGGCGGGACTACATATTTCCCGACAGCCGGGGCATACGACGAGGATGAGCTGCTTGACCTCATCTCCCATGTGGAAGCTGCCGCAGGCGGGAAGCAGGCTACCATCATCGGCACAAAGAAAGCCCTGCGTAACCTGAAATCTTCCATCGTAAGCGATGGCGCTAAGGATGACCTGTACAACATGGGTTACTACGGAAAGTTCTACGGAACCCCGGTTGTAGCTGCTCCGCAGCGCCATAAGGTCGGCTCTACAGAGTTCGTCATGGACGACGACGTGCTGACCATCATCGCCGGAGACGACAAGCCGATTAAGGTTGTTTACGAAGGCAACCCGATTGTCCTGATGGGCGACCCAATGCAGAATGCGGATTTCACCCAGGAGTATCTCTATGGGGAGAAATACGGCATGGGCATCATCCTTGCTGGCGGTAATTCCGGCATCGGCCGTTATGAGATGACTGCGTAACCAGTCCTCACCCTAAAAATAAGCGGGAGCTGCAAAGGCTCCCGTTTCTGAATGAAAGGAAAAGAAAATATGAATAAGACAAAACCAAATACAGAAGCAGCGCCTGCAGCCGCTGAAGCTAATGCTGCTACGGCTGAGACGGCGACTCAAAAAACGAAACGCGGCACAAAAATAGCCGCGCCTAAAACGAAGAAAGCAATCGTAGCGAAAGATATTGACCCCAACCAGTATGTTGTCGTCCGCAACGGATTCCAGGGGCGTCTGGTATACATCAGTAAGAAAACAGGGGAACGTTTCGTGTGGGACGGGTTTGGCTCTGAACAGGAGATGGAACTCCGGGAGCTGAAAAACGCCAGGAACTCATACAAGAAGTTCTTCGAGAACAACTGGTTCATGTTCGATGAGGATTGGATTGTCGATTACCTTGGAGTAAGGCAGTTCTATAGGAACGCCGTGAGCATTGAGGAGTTTGATTCCATCTTCGAAAAAGACGCTGAGGAATTAAAAGGGATTATCTGTGGCCTGTCCGCCGGGCAGAAGAAATCTGCCGCTTACAGGGCACGCATCCTGATTGCAGAAGGAAAGATTGATTCAAACCGCGCAATCACTGCCCTGGAGGAGTCCCTCGGCGTTGAACTGATTGAACGATAGGAGGGATTCACGATGAGCGTTTCTTTTGATGTATTCGTCGGTGCTTTCCTTGAGAAGATAACCGAGCGTGACCTGCTTGCCCTCGCCCCGCAGGAGCGGGACGAGACTGTTCTTGGGTATATGAAAAGGGCTATCAGCGGGTTTAAGAAGAACTGCCGGTATGATTTAACAACTACCAGAGATGACGAGAACCGGATATTCGATGTCGAAATCGACGGTGAGGACTTGGACGAGGTAGCTGACATCGTATCGGAAGGCATGATTGTGCAATGGCTAAAGCCATACGTATACAGGCAGGAACTGTTGGAGAATGCAATCAACACACGGGATTTCACCACATACTCTCCTGCCGAACTGCTTATGCGGGTAGGGAACGCATACGCTGCAGCCCAGAAGGATTACAGGCAGATGGTTCGCGAGTATTCCTTCAATACCGGAGACCTTGGGGGATTACATTTATGACAATAAATACAATCACAGGTACCCCCGTACCGCAGGTTCTTCTGAAAAATTATTTCCGAAGTCTCGTAAATCGGTTTTTTAAGATTCTCCCTATGCGAGAGGAAAATGAAGATTCCTTGCCTGCCTATATGCTTAACCTGCGGTCAGAGCTTCTCGGATGCAAGTCATTTATCCCTGAGCTTCAGAAGAACTCCTTGTACCTTTCTCTGCTGTCCATCTTACAGTATCTGATTGACAGGCCGGAGTGCACAATCAGTGAAACAAGGAGCGAAGTGTTCAATGCAATCGGGGTGTGTAATACGCTTCTGTCTATTTACACGGACGAGGAGGTATCCAAGTGAATGTCTGGGATAAATACGCAAGCCGCATGGAGACCCACGGAAACACAAAGCGGAATGCGGCATTGCTCAGGGAAAGCAGGATGCTCAACCATAAGCTGAAGGATTCCCTGTCATACCATGACGTCCTCATAGACGGGCTTCCACGGGCTGTCGCCGTCATTAATTCCGACAACCTCAATGAAAAGACCATGTGTTCACTCCCGGGTGAGGATTTCACCTGCGGCGGGCTTGTCGAATGGGAAGATAACCGCTGGCTGATTACCGAAAAGGATGCCAATAATGAGCTATATACACGGGTAAAACTTCTCCAGTGCAACCATCTGCTTAAATGGGTAGACGAACACGATATCATCCATGAACAATGGTGTGTCATTGAAGACGGTACAAAGTACCTCACTGGAGAGTATGAAGATAAAAACTTCATCGTCACAAGGGGCGATGCCCGTATCGCCATGACCATCAGCCGGAACCAGCATACTGTCAAATTCAGCCGGAACCGGCGTTTCCTCATCGACGACCCGGATGCGCCTGAGAAAGCCGCATATCTCCTGACGAAACCTTTGAAGGTCGGAAAGACGTATAACGGCGCAGGCGTCTATTCATTCGTACTGCAGGAAGTAGTGTCGACCGACGACGATAACATAGAACTCGGCATTGCGGACTACTACAAACATTTCCCACGCACGGAAGCGGATGCATCCGACACTGTACACGAAGATAATACCTCCACTTCTGATAAGAGAAAGAAGGTGTGGTTATAAATGCAGCTTGATGAATTTTTTGGATACAAAAACAAGCTTATGGAGCATCTGCTCACGAACAGGGAAATCGTCCGCCTGATTGACGAGGACGTACCCTTTGAGGACGCCGCAAGCCTTGCATACCTGCGCGTCTATCCATGCGAATACATACCCGATACAGTGGAACATGGCAACACTTACATCTGTTTCGATGTTGACATACTGGAGTCTATGAATAAAACGTTCCTGCTCCCTACGCTGTATATATGGGTGTTCACGCACAGGAGCAAACTGCGCCTGCCGGAAGGTGGTGTCCGGACAGACAGCCTGTGCTCCGAAATATGCAAAATGATTAACGGCAGCCGTGAATATGGGCTTGGGGAACTCTCCCTGCATTCTGTGAAGAGATTCGCCCCAATGACGGACTTCCAGGGGAAGCTGATGACTTTCTATGCCAAGGATTTCAACCGACAGTTCGACCCCATGAAATACACCCCGGCAAACCGTAAGGGTGTCTGATGGCAAGCCTCAATCTTCTCTATAAACGTCAATACGCGGTGAATGACGATATCCGCGTCCTAATCCCCTATGTCGGGGAAATCCTCGAAAACGAAGACACATACTACAACATGGTTTCAGCCATCACTGCAATGCCTATAGATTTCATGGTACAGCTTGATGACGCCGGAATCGACTTCACTTCTATCAACGAGTATGAACTGTTCCTGCTCCTGTTCAACGGGTTACAGATGCAGGACACCAGCCTCATATTCGGTGATTTGGATTTGACAAAGTTCAAGTATGACGAGAACCCGGAGAATGGGATGCTGACGCTCTACGATGCCGAGGATGATATCCGTATTGACCGTGCCATACACGGCCAGATAGCGGCCGTCCTGCGGAAAATACACCACCTTGAAAGGAACCACAGGAAGCCTGCCAATACAGAAGCAAAAGACTACCTGTTAGAACGGGCACGCGACAAAATAAAGCGGCGCAAGAACCGCAAAGAGGAGTCGCAGCTCGAATCGCTCATAGTCGCTATGGTCAACACAGAACAGTACAAATATGGATTCGAGGGGACAAGAGAACTCTCTATTTACCAGTTTAACGAAAGTGTACGGCAGATAATTAAGAAGGTCGACTATGACAACAGGATGTACGGCGTTTACGCCGGAACCATTAACCCGAAGGAGTTAAGCCAAAACGATTTGAACTGGCTTATCCATAAATAAAAAATACAGGAGGAACTACATATGAATATCAGCGATATTGCAATCACGAGCCTGGAGACTATTACTGCTTTTGATTTTGCCTCTGGCAACTATAAATTTACCCTCGATGAGCTGCAGAACGCAACCATCGCAAATACGGAAGACAAAACAGAAATCACGGGTAAGGGCGGACGTAAGCTGTCCAACCTGAAACGTAATAAAGCCGTAAATATCAGCGGCTCGAACGGCCTGGTTTCTGGCGGGATGCTTGAGGTACAGACCGGAAGCAAGTTCGAGACAAAGTCCACGGAAGTGCTGTGGACAGACTACCTGACAGTCAAAGACGGCGCTGCTTCTACTGCCTGGAAAGCAGTTGGTACTGACGGCGCTGAAATCGAAGCGCTTTATATCAGGAATGCAGACGGGACACTGAGCGACCCTATGGAGCAGGCTGATGCTGCCGCTTCCGGGAAATTCACTTATGACCCAGCAACTAAAGCACTGGCTTTCCATACCGACGTAGCTGCCGGTTCTGAAATCGTAGTTTACTACAAAAGGCGCATGGTTGCCGATGTGCTTGAGAACCTGAGCGATGTATATTCCGGGAAATGCACCCTGTACGTTGACGCTCTCGGTGAGGACAAATGCGGCAATATCTTCCGCATCCAGTTCTTCATCCCGAAAGCGGACTTCTCCGGGGAATTCTCCATTGAGCTGGGCGAGAACCAGACTGTACATGCATTCGAGGCAGAGTCCCTGGCTGGTGCGTGCGGGGCAAATGCTTCCCTGTGGACTTACACCATCTTTGGCGTAAATACCGAGGACGCAGCGTAAGCGGGAGGTATGCCTATGCCAAAGTCAACAAAAATCTGCAAGGTGTGTGGCAGGGAGTATGAGTACTGCCGCACACTGAGGCATACCGAAGGCGTATTCCGTTGGCAGGACGTAGCATGTTGTGCCGAGCACGGCAGCACTTACTTTGCCAGAATCCAGGCATCCCGTTCTGGGGTGCCTTCCGGCAAAAACACTTCCGACGATGATACAGCCATGAAAGAAGCGGTTCCGGACTACAGTGACCTCGACGAATGCGACGGAGAGGATGAGTGGTTCGGGGACGACTTCGAAGACGACACTGAAGAAACTGCGATTGATGATTAATATATGGACGGCGGGCTGATTTCCCATACAGGGTGCAGCCCGCTTTTTGAGAGGTTTTCTTTATGAAATGTAAAAATATCAAGCTCGTCATTGACGATTCCGTGCTTGACAGATATGAACAGTATTACTTTTCCGTGCATCCAAAAGCACAGAGGAAGCCAATTCCTTTCCCGTACCACGAGAGCATCAATGCATGGATGATAATGACGCGCCCTATGATGAACGCCCTGAAACAGCGCTGGAAGAGCTTCATACGCTGGTTTGTTGAGGAGCAAGGTTATACTAACCTACGCATCAAAACGTGCGAAATAAGCCAGAAGATTTACTACCCGAACAACAGAAGGCATGACATAGATAACAGCACGCCCAAGTTCGTGCTGGACGGCCTGGTTGAAAGCGGGATGATTATTGACGACGACAGCAAGCACATAACGAAACTTACCCTGGAGTGCGGCACGGATATTGAACATCCGCGCACGGAAATTACAATCAAAGTAATGAGCCTAGAAAAAACGGAGGAAATATCAAATGGAAAAAGCAAAGAGAATTGATGCAAGTGTATTCGCAGGTGCTGTTAATGCAGACAGCAGAAGCAAAGCATGGACAGGGGCATGGAATGGTATCGAAGTGGATATCACCCCTACTCTCCCACTGATGGACGTCCTTACATTTGTTGACACCGTAGTAAAGACTTGTTTTTCTGAAATCGACGGCGCATACATGCCGGAAGTCAAAGATTTTGCCATCAAGAAATGCATCCTGGAAATGTATGCAAACTTCACCCTTCCTGGGGATGTAGCGGAAAGCTATGCCTTGATTTACGAATCGGATGCCGTGGATTTCGTGCTACAGCATATCAACAGCGTACAGTTTGAAGAGATTATCCAGTCTGCCGATGAAAAAATCAGGCATCTGGCACAAGCGAACATCGAAACAGCATACAAGCAGTTGGATGAATTGTACGATGCATTCGACAACCTTCAGAATCAGATTGCAAATGCATTCTCTGGCATTAACGCAGAAGAAATAAATATGTTAGCGAATGTCCTTACCAGCGGGCAGATTGACGAAGGCAAAATTGCAGAAGCCCTCATCAAAAAACACAAATCCGATAAAATCAAGAAAATTCCGAAGGATGGTGAGTAGGCATGTCCTCGATTAACATGTCCTCCATTCTTGCCAAAGCCCAATCCTACATGGGTAGCGGAGATGGGAAACAGCTAACAAACAGCCTAATATGCAAGGTTATGCTTGGGTTACATGCCATGAAAGGCACTTCTCCAAATCTACCAGAAGAAGCTGCCAAAAAATTCATAGAAGTCCTGCAAAACGAAATCAACAGTTGCGGCCTGAGCGCTGGTGCCATCGACGCCATATCAAATCTGGAGCATACGGCAACGCAACGCACCGGAGAAAATACTTACGTTATAGGCGTATATTTCGCAGGCAACCTCAGCAGGCCTTCCTTAGATGAAGCGAAATATGGGGGCATCAACAACCTCGCAGCACTCTTCAATAACGGTGTAGACCATACGATGCATCCAATACAAGGCGAATGGCATGGCTCGGAAATATGGAGCCGTACTACCATTCCAGGGACGCATTTTGTTGATAGCGCTATCAGGAATTTTATGAGCAGTTATGCCTCTAAATATAATGTAACAGACATTTCTGTTAGCGAAGCATTTCAATAACCTTTTTGACACAATAAACATAAATTCATCCAAGGATTGGCCTTAGCCAGTCCTTTTCTTTACATAAAGGACGGTGAAATCTATATATGGCTGATATTTTACTGACAGTTGGCGTGGATATTGCCCTTAGTTTCGCAGAATTCCAAGCCGGTATCCAATCCTTGGTTTCCAGTATCAACGCCAATCCCCCAAAAATAAAAGTACAACTTGATGATTCATCCCTCAGCGCAATGCGGCAGCAGATTGAGGAACTGCACCGTGCAGCCGCATCTGGAGCTACATCTGGAAATGCTGGCTCTATGGGCGCAAATACATCCGATGTAAACAGCAATACGGCTGCCATTAATGCCAACACGCAGGCAAGAAGACAAAACACAAGTGCGGCAACCGAAGCTGCTAACGCTACCCGAAATGCCGCAGCCGAACAAAAGATGCTGACAGCAGACGCGAAAGAATACTACACTGCCCTCAGCAAAATAAATACGCTATTAAAGCAGGTCAGAAATAATGTAGGAAAATGGTCGGCTGCAAAAAATGGGGATACTGGAGGGGCTTATGAAAACCTAAAAAGCCAAATCGCAGCTTTGGAAGCCCTCCAGAGACAGCTACAAAACGGTACTTTATCTGTTGAACAGTTCAATAGAGGATTCAACAACATTAAATCCACTGTAACTGACGCATCTAACCGCATTAAAGATGCCGGTAAAAACTACCAAAGCTTCGGGGATAAAATCAGCAGCATCGGCAAAAAGTTTGCAACATGGTTCGGGGTTACCCGTATCATAACGACCGCCATACAGACTTGCAAGAAAATGGTAGCCACCTACATGGAAATTGAAGATTCCATGACACAGATAAAGATTGTAACCGGCGCAACGGATTCCCAAATGGAAGAATTCTTTGCTAAAGCTACAAGCATGGCACAGGAACTAGGCCAGAAAATCAGCGATGTATCCTCTTCTATCGAGACATTCAGCCGCCTGGGATACAACCTGGGAGACGCTTCAGAGCTTGCCAAGTATGCAAACATCATGTCCAATGTAGCAAATGTAGACACTGGCACCGCGACTACTGGTCTTACATCTATCATAAAAGGCTATAATATCGACGTAGCAGACGCAGAACACATTTCTGATGTGCTTGTAAAAGTCGGCCAGGAGTATGCCATCTCCGCCGAAGAGCTGATGGCTGCATTCCAGCGCGGTGGCGCTGCCCTTGCCGCATCCGGGACAAGCTTTGAAAAGAGCGCCGCCCTGTTTGCAGCAACCAATGCATCCCTCCAGAATGCACAGACAACCGGTACAATGTGGAAGACCGTAAGCGCAAGAATCCGTGGGGCTACGACAGAACTTGAAGAGATGGGAGAATCGACAGAAGGCCTCGCAGATGGCCTGTCAAAATACCGAAAAGAAATCCAAGACCTGTCGGGCGTAGATATCATGAAAGATGAGAAGTCGTACAAAGACATGTATGACATCTTCGTACAGCTTGCGCAGGCGTGGGATGGAATGGAAAGCGATATGGCTCGCTCCCGTGTAGCTGAAATCCTTGGCGGAACCAGGAACACTTCTGGTATCATGTCCACCATCACAAACATCAAGGATGCGATGGGCGCATACGAAAGCGCTATGGACTCTGCCGGAACCGCCATGACAGCAAACAATACCTACATGGAAACAACGTCTGCGCACGTCGACCAGTTGAAAGCAAGCTTCGAGGAATTGTCCTATGACTTCTTCAGCTCCAGCTCAATGAAAGTCGGCGTGGATGTCTTGAAAGGACTGGTCGAAGCCATTGATGCTGTTGTAGACTCCGTAGGTGCTTTAGGGATTTCACTTGGAGCGCTAGGTATTGGCAAAGTAATCAAGCAGTTTGCTACGCTCTCAAAAGACGCAAAAGGATTTGCTAAACTCAGCTTCTTCAAACAGGCGTTAACTAAATCTTTCCCACGTATCACCGGTGCCATCACCAATGCCATTGCCGATATGTCCAGAGCCGGAGCAAACGGGGCTGGTATGTTAGGAAGGTTGGCGGCCGGGGCAAAGGCCTTCGCTTCCGCATTTTCACCATTAGCTTTAATAATTGCTGGTGTCAGCGCCGCACTTGCTGCCTTTTTCTTAATACAGAATAAGCAAAACAAAGAATTCCAGCAAAAGGTAGATGCAGCAAAAGAAGCTGGGAAGGCTTGGGAAGAATCTAGCAATTCCATCCAGTCTTACACGGACAGAATCTCAGAATTACGGGCACAGCTTGCTTCTGGAACTTTATCAGAGGAAGAAGCATATAACGCCAAATCTGAACTGCTGTCTATCCAGGAGAAACTCTCTGAGTCGTATGGGCGACAAGTAGAAGGCATCGACCTTGTAAACGGCTCTTTGCAGGAACAGATAGGGTTACTTAATCAAATCAACCAAGAGAAAGCAAACAAATTCCTGAATGAAAACCAGGAGGGGATTGATGAAGCTACCAGAAGGATGGAAGAAGTCCGGGAGTATCCTATCGGCTTTTTCTATAAGGAAGCTGAAGGTTCAGACTCCATCCAGGCAGCTATCCAGAAAATCAAAGATAAATATGGCGACGTGATTACCACGGTAGACGGGACAGACGGAGGGTTATACCTCTACCTCAACGCAGATGCCACGCAGGCTGAAAATGCATTAAATGACTTAATGACGGAATTGCGCCAAATTCCTGGGGAGATTGAGGACACCCCATTTCTCAAGCCTATTTTCGATTCCGTCAAGGAAGGCCTCGAAGAAGTAAACAAAATTACTGCGGAAGATGGCGGTCTGTACGAACAATCCAAAGCAGCAGCCGTAACCGGGGACATGGGTATATACACTGATGCCAAAAACAAAGCCCAGTCCGCTGCCGACTGGATGGATGACTATACGAAAGCGATTGAAAGGTATAATACTGCCCTTGCTATGGGCGACACCACCGAAATATCAGCCGCCGCCGAAGAGTTTTCTTCCGTAGATAATAGCATCCAGGGTCTGCTGGAAGACAGCGAAGGCTTAGGCAAGTTCTCTACCCAATTCAAAAATGCTTTAGGTGCTTTAAACACAGAAGCTATTGCAAACTTTGACTTCAAAAGTAAATTAGAAGAAGCTGCCGCTTTGGGTGATGAAGCCCAGAAAAGCGGTGTGCTTGCATCAGAAGGTATAGCCAGATACCTCCAGATAATAAAAGATGCAAAATTAGACGACATCGACTTCCAGGCATTGCTCCTGAACCCCGATACCTCAGAAGTTGGCACCGCCATTAGTGAATTGGGCGAATGCGCCGATAATGCAGGGGTCTCAACGGATTTCCTTGTCAGCTCACTTCTTAACCTTGGGATTATCACTGGGGACATTTACGACAAAACTACGCGAGCCGCAGCCGGGACTCAAGCCCTGGCACAGCGTATCGAGAACTTCAAGACCCTGCAGGGAACTTTGCAGTCAGCCCTGTCGAACTCAAAGTCCGCAACAGGGCTGACAACAGAAGAAATCCAGAAGCTTCAGGAGGCTTATGGCGACCTGGAAGGATATAACCCTTACCGCCTGTTTGAAGAAACCGCGAATGGGGTACACCTGAACTCAGATGAACTCAAGAAGCTGAATAAAGAACTGGATGCGAAGGAACTTGAAAATTTCGCAGATAAAATCCAGTACCTGCAAGAACAGATTTATGATGAGCGCAAGAAAGGCAGCGACACGTCTGCGCTGGAAAATGAGCTGATGCAGACACAGCTACTTAAATCCCAGTACGAGGGGCTGGCATCCGCCTACAACGCCTGGCTGACTGCCAAATCCGGTGGGAAAGAACGTGACTCCTATGAAAGCATCGGAAGCAGTTATGAAGAGATGCAGAAAACCTTGGAGCAGGGCTGGTATGGGGATGAGTCCCTGAACGCCTACCTTGACCTCCTTCTGTCTGCCGAACAGAGGACAGGGGATGCCGCAGCGGACTTTGAGAAACTGACGCAGACCATTGACGGCACAAGCCACAGCATCATGGACTACTGGAAGTTTGACGAAGATAATAACCTTGTGTCGGACGGCCTGTTTGATTTCCTTGATGACGTCAACCTGAAACTTGGGGACTCCTTTGCCCACCTCAACGAAGATGGGAAATACGAATTCGATTTCAATGGGGACAAGCTGCAGGAAGTCGCTGACGCATTCGGCATCAGCACGGAAGCTGTAGAGCTGTTTGAACGCGCACTGATTGACTCCGGCATGGCTATCGACCTTAGCGACCTGGACTTCACCGGGCAGGTTAATAAGGCAAAAGAAGCCCTCGAAGACCTTCAGGAATCCGGGAAGGTATCGAAAAACATTGACTTGTCCTTCGATACATCTACAGCTCCGCTGGGAGATTTGAAGTCCTACATCAATACACTTAAAAACGAACGGATAAAAATTAATGCAGAGACAGACCCAAAAGCAGCTGCAGCCCTCGATGAGTTAATTGCGAAATGTGAGCGGGACTACTATTTCCGTCTCAACATGTCTACAGACGGCGGCCTGAGCCATGCCTCCTTAATCATTGCACAGATGCAGGCCTCCAGCGAGCTTTACTTCTCTGTAGATGTCCAGATGTCCGAAATCACATCCCTTGCGGAGCAATTAGCTAACCTCCCGCAAAGCGTCCAGGTCGCAGTAGGAATCCGCCCTGAGAACGTAGGCAATGTGGAAGGCATCGTAAACCAATGGAAAGACAGCCCTGAAAGCATCTCTATCCCTGTGGGGTTCTCGCCCGACACTTCCGAGGCTGACAGCGCTGTAGACAAAGTAAATGCCAACAATGTCGACGACAAGTCCTTCACCATTGACGCCGTTGATAATGCATCACCCAAGATTCAAATTATCAAGGAGAATCTGGATAAGCTGAATGATAAGTCCATAACTGTCACGACTGTAGAAAAGACTGTAAAAAAGGCCGAAGCAAGCAAGAATGCGGAGGTGTCCGGAACAGCCCATGCTGACGGCACTGCCTTCCGCTCTACTAAAAACCACATCTATCCTGTTAATGCATACGCATCAGGGCAGAACTGGTCTCTGATGGATGATGAGGATGCGCTCGTCAATGAGCTGGGGACAGAATCCATCGTCCGTGACGGAAAGTGGTATCCGCTCCCTGGCGGCGCACACGTCGCACAGCTCAAGAAGGGCGATATCATCTTCTCCGCCGAACAGACAAAGGAACTCCTAAAATCCGGACGGGTTACAGCAGGAGGCGGGCACGGGAAACGCGCACTTGCAGACGGGACGGCGTTCAATACGCTGAACCTCAATGCATATGAAAATGGTACTGGCGGTTCACGCAGGCCGAACTCCGGCGTCGGCACGCACTCCCCGGGGGCGTCGTCCTCCAACAAGGGCTCTTCGAATTCTGATTCAAAATCTGATAAGAAGAAAGATAAGAAGGACAATTCCAAAATCATTGACTGGATTGAAATCGCCATAAGCCGGATTGAGCGGGCAATCGACCGGCTTGCCACAACTGCCACAAGCCCATTCAAAGGCTTGTCTAAAAGGCTGGCTGCAACGAACAAAGAGCTGTCCAAAATGGCCGCTGAACTGTCCATACAGAAGAAAGGATACCACCGGTACCGCAAGGAAGCCAAATCAGTTTCCCTGTCCGGAGACCTGAAGAAGAAAGTCCGCAAAGGCACAATAGACATCACGAAATACGATGAAAAGACCGCCGAGAAGATAGAGAATTACCAGAAATGGTATGAAAAGGCAATGGAGTGCCGGGACGCTATACAGGAGCTGCGTGAAAGCATGGCTGAGCTGTACCAGAACAAGTTCAATGACGTGGCAACGCATTACGAGAACAAACTTTCAACCCTGGAACACCTCACCACGACATACAACAACAATATCTCTGAAATCGAGGAACGCGGCTACCTCTCCAGCACAAAATATTATGAAGCGCTTCAGGATGTCGAGCGGAAGAACATTAAGCTCCGTGAGAAAGAACTTGACTCCCTGACCAAGAAAATGAATGAAGCTGTAAATTCCGGCAGAATCAAAAAGGGTTCCGAGGCATGGTACGAAATGCAGCAGGAAATCAATGCAGTCAAAGAAGCCATCCAGGAATCCGGGATAGAAATCATCAAGCTCGGAAATAGCATCCGGGAGGTCAAATGGGGGCATTTCGACTACCTCCAGGAACAGATAGGGCAGGTTGCCGAAGAAGCTGAATTCCTAATCAGCCTCATGGAAAACTCCAAGCTATATGACGATACCGGGCAGCTCACAGACACCGGTATGGCAACTATGGGTATGCACGGCCAGAACTATAACGTGTATATGGCTCAAGCCGACAGGTACGCAAAGGAAATTATGGCGCTGGATAAGGAAATCGCAGAAGACCCTTACAACACAAAACTCCTGGACAGGCGTAAGGAGCTGATTGAAGCCCAGCGTGAATCCATCCTTGCTGCCAACGGAGAGAAAAAAGCCATCCGGGATATGGTCGAGGAAGGAATCAACATCGAGCTTGATGCCCTGCAAAAACTGATTGACACCTACACGGATGCACTCGACAGCGCGAAAGACCTGTACGACTACCAGAAGAAAGTGTCAAGCCAGACATCCGAAATCTCCAAGCTGCGGAAACAGCTTGCCGCATACGCTGGTGACACATCCGAAGAAAACCGTGCAGTCATACAAAGACTCCAGGTCAGCCTTGAAGAAGCGGAAGCTGACTTAGAAGAAACGCAATACGAGAACTACATCACTGAACAGAAGAAGTTGCTCGACAGCCTTTACACCGAATATGAGGAGGTTCTAAACCAGCGTCTGGACAATACCGACGTGCTGCTCTCAGACATGATTGACAGAATCAACGCAAATGCGGATTCCATCAGCACTACACTCACTGCTGAAAGCGAGAAAGTTGGGTATACCCTATCCGAAAACATGCAGAATATCTGGATGTCTAGTGAAAACACCGCCTCTATCATCATGAAATATGGCGATTCCTTCAGCAGCTCCCTGACCTCTGTCAATAGCGTCTTGAACAGCATCGCTAACTACGTAGCCCTGTTAGCTGCCGCTGGCGATACCGCAAACAACACTGACGGGAACGGCTCCGGCTCTTCCGGCAAAGACAAAAAGGATGACCCTAATAAAAACTCTAACTCAGGCTCCAGCTCTTCTGGAAACATAACAGCCGTAGTTACCACGCAAAGTACAAAACACCCCATTTTAGGTTCCTTCGGCAATATACCAACTGCAACCACGTTAAACGATAGCAAGCCTAAAAAGCCCTCTTCCACTGAGAAGAAAAAGAAACGCACTGAAAAAGAGAACCACGGTGTAGCACTTGCTATCTGGAACGGAGGCTACGGATGGGGCACCGGGGATACGCAGTCGAAAAGGCTGAAAGCGAAAGGGTTTGACACCAGCCGCGTCAAATCTATCGTTAATAAAATGGGCAAGGATGGGTATGTACAGAACGGCACATGGCCTGGTAAATACCACGGAATCAAATCCCTTGCGCCGTACCACTACAACAAGTTCAAGAAGGGCGGACTCGTGGATTACACCGGGCTTGCGCAGCTTGACGGTACGCCCGGAGAGCCGGAGCTTGTGCTGAACTCCAAGGACACCGCAAACTTCATCGAGCTGAAGGACGCTTTGCAGCGTATCGCCGACGGAACCAGCCCGCTGACGAATATCTTCGCAGAGAACCCAGTACCCGACATCATCGGCTCTATTGGAAAAATAGACGCTCCGTCAAGCCCAGCCCAGGCACCCGCCAGCAATATTACCTATGAGGTAAACATCCCTATTGACCACGTGTCTGACTACAATGACTTTGCGAACCAGATGCGCAGGGATGGGAAGTTTGAGAAGATGATTCATTCGATGACTTCAGACCGCGTGGATGGAAACACCAGCCTATCAAAAGGACTCAGCAACTGGTAACAATATTACAGGGAGGCATGTTCCGTGCCTCCCTATTTGATTGGAGGAAAGGATGGATTTATATAGAAAAATCGACATGCAGGAACGCCGCATGAAGTCCCTGCGTTCCCAGATTGACAGGTTAAAGAATGAAAACGCTGCCCTGCGTACTGAAAACAGAGGGCTGTCAGACAAAATCACCGCTTACCAAGAACGGATGGCGGCCGTTGAAGAAGTACGTGCGGAATATGAACGCTGCATCGCAGAAATCACACAGGTAAAAGAACAATACCGAGAAGCTGTAGCCAAAGCACGGGACATGAAGAACGAATACGCGTGCAAGTTCAAAGAACTTATCCGCAGCCTGAAATCACAGAAATAAGGAAGGAGGTGCTGCATGTATGCTTTAGATTTTGAATACGACGGAAGATACCTGAGCGATTACGGGTTTGTAATCTGCAACTTCGGAGGCGCTTCCGACATGGATGTGGTGAGCGCAGGCTCCAAAATCACGTTCAACACGGTGCCCATGAGTTTCGGGAAAAGGTTTAGCCTGACCGGAACACATTATGAGGAATGCATCCAGGCTACCTTCCAAATCTGCAAGAACCCGGAACTATATGACGACCTGCAGATTAGCCGCGATGAATACACGGATATCATGCGATGGCTGAACCGGAGGGAGTTCCTGAAGTTCCGTATGCTCGACGAATGGGACACTGAGCAGGAAACCTGTGCATACGAAGCAAGCTTTAATATCAGCAAGATTATGGTGAACAGAGTCCTTTACGGCCTGGAGCTGACTATGGAAACAAATAAGCCTTTTGGCGATGGGCAAGAACTGTCCGTATCGTGGGATATCCAGGACACATCGAAAACATATATCCTACGGGATATGTCCGACGAAATCGGGTACTCCTACCCTTCCATGGAAATCACGGTAAAGCAGGGCGGAACACTCTCTATCCATAATGCACTTGAAGGATGCACGATGACATTGAAGAACTGTCAGGTTGGGGAGACTATACGCATTGAAGGCGTATCGCATACCATTATCTCTTCACAGAACAACCACCGCATCCAAGATGACTTTAACTTTGAATTTTTAAGAATCGGAAACACGATAAACGGCAGGGACAACCGGATTACCGTATCCCTCCCATGCAGGCTGAAAATGTGGTATTCGCCTGTTGTTAAGAACTCTCCAACATAGACCAAGAAAGAAAGGAAAAAAATACATATGGCAGTTAAAATTAATTTTAGCGCTTCACACCATGTAATCCCACCAACGCTCGTACTGGCTACCCGGAGCGGGCATAAAATCAGCTACCTCCCGGCAGCAAACATCTCTATCAAGGATACCTTCAACGAACGCTTCGAGATGGTCTTCCAGATATATAAAGAAGACTGCGACAAATGCGACCCCACCTTATGGGACAAGATAACAGACTTCAAACTCTGCTGGTGCAAGGACTGGGACTTATGGTTCGAGATGTATATCGAAGTACAGACCGAATACAGCACCGTCAAGAACGTAATCTGCTACTCCATCGGGGAAGCCGAGCTTACCAAGACCAGCCTGTACAACATCGAAATCAACACGGAAGATGACATCAACCGCCCTGATTACGATGAGAAGTTCCCTACAATTCTCTACCGCCCGGACATGCCAGAGGCGTCCATGCTCCACAGAATCATGGAAAAAGTCCCGCACTACACCATCCGCCATGTGGATGCCCATCTCGCTAAAGAACAGCGCACGTTCTCTTTTGACGACATATCCATATACGATGCATTCCAGAAAATATCGGATGACCTTGACTGCGTCTTCATCATTGATTCCTGTTCAAACCCGGACGGTTCCATCAGCCGCTCCATCAGCGTATATGACCTGGAAGCATACTGTGACACATGCGGCCACCGTGGGAATTTCATTGGAAACTGCCCGGAATGCGGAAGCATACACGTTCGTCCTGGGTACGGGGAAGATACAACCATCTACGTCTCCACGGAGAACCTCGCGGACTCCATCACGCTTAAAACCGACGTGGATGCCGTCAGCAACTGCTTCCGCCTCGAAACCGGCGACGGACTCATGACTGCCGCCGTCATAGACTCCAACCCAAACGGAAGCCAGTACATCTGGCGTATCTCCGAGGAGGCAAAGAAGGATATGTCCGAGGAGCTTGTTGCAAGGCTCACGGAATACGAGAAAACATACGAATACTACCAGGACAGGCATATAACAATACTCCGCAGCTCCGTGCGTAACCCGTACAACGCACTGGTAGAAAAGTACCAGCCATACAAAAAGGATAAGGATGGCAATGATGAACTGCATCCGCTCCCGGTTAATATTACCGGATATTCAGAGCTAATGAACGCATATTACGACGCCATCGACTTCTCCCTTTTCTTGCGCAGCTCCTTTATGCCTAACCCAAAGTTTGGTGATACAACCGCAGAAATACAGGCATCCCGCCTTAACTCCGTCTCACTTGAAGGGACTGCCGTCCAGAACCTGGCTACATGCTCAACCGCCACCGCATCCAACGCCGTGGCTGCCTGTGCCCGTACGTCTGTTGACCCGCGCTACCAGGTAAAGGTAAAACGAGGGGTTTTGGAAGGGAAGGTATGGACAGGCGTGCTTACCATAACCAACTATTCAGATGAAGTCGACACCGCGGATACCGTTGAGATTCGGATTACCCTGAATGACGATTACGAAACATTCTGCCGCCAGAAGATGAGACAGATACTGAAAGGCTCTGACGAAGGGGTGTTGGCAAACAGCATCATCCCGCTTTTCAGCATGGGGATGGAATTGTTCACCGACAGCATAAAGCTGTTCTGCCTTGACAGCCTTGTTACATTCCACGACGCGTGCCAGTCATGCCTGGACATCCTGGTTGAGCAGGGCATCGCAGACAACAAGACATGGGCAGACAAAGACCCAAACCTGTACGAGTCCCTGTACAAACCGTATTACAACAAGCTGATGGCTCTTGAGAAGGAAATCCGGCTGCGTGAGTCTGAACTCGCCATCGTAGAAGGCGTTTACAGCCCCGACGGGGAAGTGAAGCAGGAAGGACTGCAGTCCTTCGTTGTAAGGGTAAAGAACAGTATCCAGAGGATTCTGGACTTCCCCCGTTTCTTCGGCGAAGACCTGTGGCTCGAATTCATCGCATACCGCCGCGAGACAACCTTCAAGGGCGACAGCTATGTTTCCGACGGACTTGATAACGCCAAGCTGTTCAAGAACGCGCAGACATTCCTCGATGTCGTGCAAGGAAGAATCATCGAGGCTAGCACGCCCCACCCTTCTATCTCGGCAACCCTGAGGAACTTGCTGGTGATGCCGGAGTTTGCCCCGATTGTTGATAAGTTTTCTGTCGGGAACTGGATTCGCATCAGGGTTGACGGAATACTCTACCGACTGAGGCTCCGCTCCTACACCATCGATTTCACTGACCTAGACAACATTCAAATCGAGTTCTCGAATGCGATGAAAGCCACCGACAGCACAAGCAACATACGGCGGACGCTTCTCAAGGCCAGGGCTATGTCCTCAACCTACAGCACCGTCGTAAAGCAGGCGGAAAAAGGCGAAGAAAGCAAGAATCTCCTGAATAGCTGGGTCGAGAACGGGCTTGACGCGACCAATACGAAGATTATCGGCGGGGCGGACAACCAGACGCAGACCTGGGATTCGCACGGGATGCTGTTTAGGAAGTATGATGCCGTCACGGATTCGTATACTGACGAGCAGATGAAAATCATTAATTCCACACTTGCGATTACCGATGATAACTGGGAGACCTCAAAGACTGCCGTGGGCAAGATTATTTACTACGACCCGGAAAACGGTGTTGCAAAGGAAGGTTACGGTGTGAACGGCGAAGTCCTTGTAGGCAAGCTGATTCTGGGGCAGACCCTGGGAATCTATAATGCTGCGAACACGATGAAATTTACCGAAGATGGGCTTGATATTAGAAATTCCGAGAATACAAATTGGCTTAAAGTGAATCCAAATGATGTTGATAATTTCTTCGAGCTGTCACTGAATAGCGGTTCGTCAAATATGGGATTTAATAAGGATGGGATTCATGTTTCGAACGAGAGGCATGAGTTCACGGTGAATCCGAATGATGAGTGTCTGATGAACATTAAAAGCGG